GTTGCCATAAATATATAATATATAAGTTATTTTTTATCCTCTTCTTTATTTTGGAGAAGAGGATAAAAAATAACTAAATTAACTTTCTAAGAACTCTTCCCAAGTCATTAATGACTCTGCATACTGTTTCATTTCTGTTTTTAGTCCTTCAAGGTCAAATTCAACCCAATTTCCATTCTTCCTTAGGTAAAGTTTTCCATCCTGAGGGGCCTCCTTCACAGTGTCATCTATATAAATGTTACCTTCACCAAGCAAAGATTGCCCATTGATAGTCTTTATATTAACTCCAGAAACTAGATTATCCTGTTTAGAGGTTGTTAAACCAGAAATATTACTCTCATTAGTTGAGACTCTTTGTTTTACTAGTTCCAAAGATTCTGTTAAAGAGGATAAATCAGTAGATACCGAATTTAATTCTTCTAAATAAGCAATATTCTTAACTCCACTTGGAAGGTTTACTTTAGGCCTGTCTAAAGAATTAAGCTGAAGTTGATTATCAGTATTTCCTATGTTTATATAAGAATTACTAGTTAAATTAATTAATAACTTCTTTGTATCACTTAATGTCCCAAATAGAGAGCTATTACTTGGAAGTACTATATCTTTTGTATGAAGTGAGCTATCAACAGTCCAAGGAACTTTATCAGTTTCTAGCCTAATAACTTCATTCTTAGTATTATTTATTATATCTAAAGTATCAGAATGTATACTTATTGTTACTTTATTATTATCATTGTTAGTAAGAGATATTCCCTCTCCTTGTTCAAACTGAAACTTTGCAATACTTTCAATAGAGTCTATCCTGTTTTTATCTGCTGCAGAAATAAATCCAGCTCTGGTTTTTGTTGCTTGCGGTAAATATACATCATCAACATTACTTACTGTAAAGTTACCATTTTCATCCTTTTTTTTATAACCTAATTCCAAGATTATATTATCTTCTTCTAAATCTCCAGGAACTTCGGTTACCTTAGCACTATAATATATTTTCTCTGGTACTGATACTTTAAATTCATCTATTTCATATTTTGTATAGTAGTCATCAAGATCAAATTCAATTTGTCCGTGCCCCCATCTTTCCCACATATATGTATCTTCCTGAGTATCAGGGGAATGGATAACTATATATTCATCAAACAAATTATGAACTTCAGCTTTATCTGATGGAACTAGCCATAGTTGTCCTAACTTATCTGCTGTTGCGGGTCCAAGAGCTTCAAAACTTTCTGCGAACTTTATCTGTAGCCCTGTAACCATAGATAAATGATCTAATGCTACAATAAAATTCTCTTGAGTTAAAGTGCCACCTGCAGCTAGATATGCATTATATAAAAAATCGACAATATTATATTCTCCTAAAGCATCATCACATGGATCATACCATATTTTATCTTGGTCAGGTGCTCCTCCTGGGAAATCATCTTGACATCCAATTGCTATATTTTCATCTCCAGGATCTCCTTTTTCTCCTTGAGGAATTCCAAACTTTAAATTAGCATCACTGATATCTGGATTAAGATCTGTAACATAGGGATTGGCATCTGGGGATAATTTCTCAACTTCAGTAACCACAGTTACTGATGCAGGTTTACCTTTGGGAACCCTAACATTTAATGCTCATTCTCTTGGAGCATTGGTTTTATCTACTACCACACTAGCATTCTGATCCCAATTTATTGTTTCAGTAATGCCTGCAGTAAATCTTGGTAAAACGTCCCCCTTAGAAGTTAATATGTTTCCAGATGAAGTCTCAATAGTTATGTTACCTTTATCTGTAACATCAACCTTTTCTATAGTATCTCCTTTAAGTTCATTTAAATAGCATAACGTAGTCCACTCACTTACTGGAATACCATCATATCCCCATAAAATTCTATCATCTTCTAAAGACTCTGGTTTTCCTCAAACTCTGATAAGTTTAACACTTTTTCCAGGGATATTACTTACAATTCCTGCATTATGCCATTCAGACTCACTTGGAGTTTTATAGTATAACTCTTTTTCAACCCCAGAAGACATTGTTACTATCTTAAATTCAGGAGTTTCTCCATCTTTACCAGGATTTCCTTGAGCTCCTTGAGAGCCCTTCTCTCCAACGTTACCTTTGTCTCCTTTGTCTCCTTTAGGTATTGTTATATTAAGAACTACATCTGTTTCAGTACCACTATTAGTAATAGAAACTTTAGATCCTGCTTCGCCAGTTTTTATGGTTCCTATTCTAATAGTAGCATTTTTTCCAGGATCTCCTTTTTCACCTGTTTTACCATCTAGTCCATCCCTTCCTGGAGATCCTTGAGGGCCAGTATCTCCTTTTGGTATAACAAAATCTAATATAACGTCTGTATCAGTTCCCTTGTTTGTTATAGAAGCTTTTGATCCAGGGTTTCCTGTTGTAACTTTACCTACTTTAACAGTTGCTGATTTTCCAGTATCTCCTTTATCTCCCTTCTCTCCTTTTTCTCCTTTCTCTCCTTTAAGATTTGAAATTGGAACTTCACTTGGCTCTCCTGATGTTAAAATTCACTTCAGTTTCCCCTCTTCAACTGTTGGAACTCATGATTTACCCTCAGGACCCTCAGATCCAGACATAACAAAATTTCAATAATTACTAGATTCTATGCCTATAATTGTTCCATCCTCTTCTTTCTTTAGTTTAGGCTTTGTTGTATTTGTAGATATATGACTCTTAGTACAACTAAGTAGAGCTCCTTCAAAAGAAATAAAATCAACTATGTATTCATCATTGAAATAATGAGTTCCTTCACACCACTCTCCTGACATTTTAAAGGAAGTTCCCTTATAAAAGTCCCTTGAGTTATATAAACCATAGTATTCTCTGGAGTTTTGCAAATCAATATCTGGAAGTATATCTATTTTTTTATTCATAGTTTTTATATAAAATAATTTTATGTTGTATTATGTAAATCTTACACTGTTAGTACTATATAATATAACCCTAAAACTATAATTAAGATTGTCAAGAGCCTGAGAACTTCTAGCATCTATGGATACTAATATAGTTTTTTCATCTTCAGTTGTACAAGTAGTTAAAAATACATTTTTTGTCTCCCATCATTCTGAACTTGAAACTAGACCAGCTAACAACTGGTCTGAATTCTCAAAAGCTGTTGCCATTTGTATTTTAAAAACATGCCCTGAATTTTCAGTGTAACCATTAAAAGTTGTATTTACTCTAAGGACAGTAGAAGGAACACTCTTATAAACCGATGAAATTACATGATTCGGCTTTACAATAACATCTAATATATCTATAATGCTTATGGGAGCTATACTATACACATTTCTAGAAGCAATAGTATAGGCAGACTCATTTCCAAAAGGGGTTCTTGAGGAATGCTCAATAAGAAATTCAGAAGAATTAGTAATGAAAACAGTGCCCTCTAAATAATTGGAATCATTAATAGATTCTGCACTCACTATATATTTAAGTATACTACAAGGAGATAATTTTACATATTGAACTAAGATTTTTTTTCCAACTTGATCCTCGTCATAAAGGTAATTACCAGGAAGATATGCTTTGAGATTTATAGTTGCCGATCCTCAGGATCCATCTGCTTCTGAACCTATCTTTAGAGTAACCATAAAGTTTGTATTATTAATAATAATCCCCTCATATAGCTCTCCAATTTTGTAGTCTCCTTTATTAGTATCAAGTTTAAGTATAACAGTAGTATCACTATCTAAATCAGAAATTTTGGAATGTAAAGTAGTAACTGTTATTTGGGTATCTTGAGTATTAGGTTTTTCATATACAAAATATGAATTAGATCCTATTCCTATAGACTTAGTTCTAATATTACCTCTAGCATCTCAACTGATACCTTTCTGTGCTAAATACCCGCTACCATCAGATAGATCAAATAACAAATTTGGGGTAAAATTTCCTTCTGTGGGATTATCTTTATTAAACTCTTTATAATTACTACTGGGAATTCCACTTGAGTCAACTCCTTGTTGACTGAACATATATTGATCATTAAATACTGCAGATCCTATTAAACCATTTCCAATAATACCCACTTTCGTAAAAAATGCTTCAAAAGACTCCATTTTAACCCAACTATCAGTCTCATCTGTTCCAGGAGTTTGGTGCCCAGCAGATTGCTCATTTCCAGTTCAATATCCAGGTTTATTTAGTACATAAAATTCTCCTGCATCAGAATCATACACATAAGGAGATTTATCTTCGGTGCATTGATATTTTGTATCTTTATTAAATTCTCCTGCAGGATATATAAGTTGTCCTTTTTTCCCTTGTGCTCCATTTAATCCATTTGTTCCACTAAGTTTAGCAGGTGTACTCCAAGGTTCCTCTAAAAATTCTTCAAACTCGTCTTGGTTATTAGATTTTCTTCTATGATTTATTCTAGCCTGGATCCATCATATATAAGGATATGATGTATCTGTACTAGGAGGAGTTGTGTACCATCCAGTTGGATTTCTAGTTGTTCCAAGAGAGCTTGATCCTGTGTAAGATGTTTCAGTTCCTTTACAGTATCTCATTTCTATGTCAACTCCTGGAATTCCTGAAACTCCATTTGCTCCTGCAGGACCCCTATCTCCAACAGGCCCAGTTTCTCCAATTGGCCCCTGCTCTCCATTTACTCTTCTGGGAGTTGCCCATCCCTCACTAGGATTTGCTAATTCTTCTTGATGAGATTCATTATATTTCTTTAATGCAAATGTCATCCATATATCTTTATCGTCACCAAAACTTTCTCAGGAATCGTATCAATTAGATCCAGGATTAAGAGAGGTTTTATTTATACTAGGGGCAGAACCACCTCGTTCTGTAAATGCAAATTTAAAATCAGTTCAAACTCCATCTTCACCTGGCTTTCCATCTTCTCCAGTAACTTTCACTGGATCACTTCAGTCTCCCGAAACAAGACCAGTAGTTCCATTAACAGATGCTACTGACATTCACCATCCACTTTCTCCATCTGACGGAGCATCAATTCAAGTATATTTACTATCAGATGATTTGATTGGTGGATATGGATTAGTTCCAGATGGTTTAGAGGGTTTAGTCTCAGATTTTACAAACACATATTGTTTTCAATTTCCGTTTTCCCCACTTATACATGTAGGATCTGTCCACCCATCATTAAAAGCATCAGTATATACTGTATTGTCAGGTTTAATGGTAGCTATTGTCATTCATAAATATTGGCCCTCTTCCTTAGTTGGAGGTGATATAGTTCATGTAACAGAATCAGTACTAGGATCTCTTTGAGTTCTGTTTGTAGCTATATCAGGGGGAAACGAGAAACTTTTATTTACGGCATAACGTTGTTCAATATATTTCCCGTCTTGAGCCTGACCGTCTCTACCATTTAGTTGAATTGGATCTGATCATACAGTTACTATATTTTCCAGTCCATTAACAGACCCTATGGACTGTCATCATTGACCATCAGAAGATGTTGGATAATCTACTCATCCCTGACTTTTATATTCGTCTGGATCGGGACTTGTTCCTGAGGGTTTTGCTGGACGAGTGCTGCTTTGTTTATACATATATGTTTTGTAATTTGGAGCAGCTCCAGTATCTCCTCTATCTCCTGTCATCTGAACTGGATCTGATCACTCTCCTACTAATCCTACTGTTGAAAAGGTAGCTTGGATAGATCAGATTATTTCATATTTTTCATGAATTGGAACTACTGTACTTCAATCTGATCCAGGATTATCATTGGTCTTTACTACAGGAGGAACTACATCAGGACTTGCAGTCTTAGCATACATTATTCTCAAGCTTAGACCCTGTTCTCCATCCTGAGCATAATAAGATCATAATGCAGGAATGCCAAATGGCCCTCATTTATCATTTTTTCATTTTCTAGAGCTTACCCACTCCCATCTTCAGGTAGCATCAACTCCTGTTGGATCATCTGTCCATTTTCCTCACTCAGGATCAGTTGGCAACTCTTCATTTTGCTCCCCTGGAGCTACAGGAGTAGACGGGGATTCATATCTATTAGTCCTAATGAATATATACTCTACTCCATCTCCATCCTTACCATTAACTCCTCATTTTGATCAAATAAAGGGCGCAGACCAGTCACCTCAATGGCCTCTTGGATCTAAAGATGTTCCTGCGCTCTTTTTTCTGACACAAGCAACTTCCACCTGATAGTCTATGGATATTCCTGTAGGATTATCAGTTCATCCATCAGGAACATAATCATCTTCATCTTTAGAATCTGGCTTCATTACTTCTAAATAAGCATCCTCGTTTTCTACTAACTTGTAGATATACTCTTGCATGGCTCCATCTGCTCCTGGAGTCCCTTGAGGTCCTGGTTTTCCATCAGTACCATTTGTTCCATCCTTGCCATCCTTGCCATCCTTGCCATCCTTGCCATTAGCCCCTGGGTCTCCCTTGGGTAGCCCAAAGCTAAATTTAAAAGTTTCACCTTCAACTTTTACAGAAGCCGATGCTGTTTGTGGCGAAGATACACTTTCAACAAGAGCATTCATATTAGGAACATGCCCATCAGTACCAGGCTCTCCAGCAGGAATTGTAAAGTTAAGTATAGCATTGTTTTCGGTTCCGCTGTTTGTTACTTTTACATCTGTACCAGGCTCTCCTGTTGTTACTGTTCCTATTTTTATAGTAGCAGCATTCCCAGGTGATCCTTTATAACTAGCTCCTAAAACAAAATTTCAATAGACACTTGGTTGTATTCCTACTACCTTATCATTCTCTATTATGGGCTTGGGGCTGTTTTCCTCTGAAGCTAAGTGACTTTTAATACAATACAGTATACATCCAGAAAAACCAACAAAATCAATAAGATGCTCATCATTAAAATAATGAGTTCCAATTTCTCATTCACTCATTCTAAAAGAAGTTCCTTTGTAAAAATCTCTTGAATTTAGTAAATGATAATACTCTCCTGAGTATAAATTATCTTGTATTGGCGGTTTTATTTTATATCGTTTCATAGTATTGAATTATCTTAATTATTTCATCATCTGTGGGATTTCCACACTCAATATAATCAATAGCATTAATTAAATCAATCATCATTGATAAAGCGTGAGGATCAAAGCTGTATCCTATATTCATTCTTAACAGCTCATTTGAAAATAATCGATATAATACATTATATAGAACTTCCACAACTACAATTATTAAAGTTATCCTTACATATGGTATCACACGAAGACATATTATCTAATATTCTTTGTGCTTCTGTAAAATTACCTAAATCTTTTAAATAATCAAAGACATACATCGCACTAAATAAAAAATCTCTTTTGTCCCTAAGAGACTGATCTACATCACAGCTTCCTGAGTTACAAAAATGGCTACTCATCAAAAGCTGCTTTTGTAAATTTACTAAGCATTTTTGCATTTTACATGCGCTGAATACCTTTTTTTCGGGGCTATATAAAGTTTGAGAAGCGTTTCCTATCTGTACATACTCATAAGCCTCAATATAGTTATTAATCTTTTCTGAGTTAGCTAGTACTGTATCAATATCATATTCAGCATCATTATCTTCTACAGAACATTTATATAATTCTCTGTTATAAAAAAATAATTGATTTTTTATACCTGTATATTTGTCTTGTATATTTAGAAAGAAATCTAATAAAGGCACTACTAATTTATAATATGAGTAAGTACCATCTTCTTTTAGGAGAAATGCAGAAGTAAATTTTGCTAGATAATGCCCTCTATTATGTATTTCTTTCCTAACTTGTACTGAGTTGTTTACTGGACAATTATCTATATTATATCTAATAAAATCAATCATAACATAATTTTCCAGGTCAACTCCTGAAGCTAAATAGTCACTATTATCTATTGCCACTAACTTACAGTCAGGACTAATTACTAGCTGTATTACTAATTTTTTATTCATATTATATTACACTTTTTATTTTATCATTATATGGATTAGAGTCAACAGTTTCTGCAGCTTGTAAATTTACCTGTTGCTTTTTTGTTTCAATTACTTTATCGTTATAATCTTTTTCATTTTTAATTCGTTCTTTCTCTAATGCCACTTTCTCAGCTTCTATTTCTAATTTTGCCTGGCTATTTGTATGTAATTGATTCTGCAACTGTTGTAATTGTTGTTGTAGCTGTTGATTTGATTTCTGTGACTCTTTTAGATTTTGTTCATATTGTTGAATCTGCTGCTGTAATTGTGAAATAATATTATTTTCCTCCTTTTTACGTGCAATTGATTTTTCAATATACTTTTTTAATTCAGTTGTAGAGGAAGCTGTAATAATATTTGTTATATCTTCAAGATCAGCAACTCCACTTTTTACTAACTCCCCACTTATAGCTCTAAGAGACTGAACATTTTGATATGAATCAGTACTATCCTCGATATGAATGTCAAAATCAGTTAAAGTATAATATTCAGGTAATGCAGTGAAAATTCTAGAGTAATTTCCTAAAACTATAGTCCCTGTAATCCCCTTTGGTCATACTAATTTAGCAAGATTAAGCATATCATAATTAGCTTCTTTGTAAACAACATCCATAGCCTTAAATATCTGTTTTGTAAGAAGTATTGTAGTGTGTACTCCAAGTTTAACATTAGATACAGCATCACGTTGTTCATATTGAGCTAATGCTTCTGGTAATACCCCAGTAATCATTGATACTTGTTGTTTAATGGACTGCATTGCAAGTTCTATGGCCTGAACACTTTGAGCTTTTACAGTATCATCATATCCATTAAATATAGTATTCATAGTCTGAGCTCCCTCCTGACTACTATCTATAATACCTAATCCTTGCTTTTTATATGCCAATCACTTTTGGATTCTTTCTGGGAATTCTACTCCTAATACCTGAGGAACATAAGCTAAATCTACTCAGTCTCCTACTGTTCCAGAACTTGCAATTAAGTTATCTCTATAAAATACTAATAAATCATATTTCATTATTTATTCAATGTAGTTCGTTAAGCTACATTCGTCTTTCGACTGCTGCATGTCACCATGCAGATTAGACTATATCATACAAATTTGGTTTAAAACTAAATCTATAATTTAAATCAAATTTGTCTCCGCACTTCCACTCACTTGAGTGTACTCCATATAGGATAGTCGTTGAACCTTCCCTTTCGGGCTTGGCTGCTGATTGTCTTAATTTTACTGTTATTCAAATTAAGAGTTTCCAGCAATTCACGGAGTTTAGACAGGACTCATATAATTTAATCCTGTAGATCCATTGTTTTAATAATCATAGAATTTGGATCCCCATTTTTATCTAGGAAAAATAATCCATTAACACTTAGCCTACACTTATTGGGATTATCTTTAGTCCGAATTACATTTTCAGATTCTCCTCTAGTAATATAAATTTCATCTCCAATACGAGTCCCTTCATGTCTAATTTGATTTCCAGTTTTATAGTCTATTTCAATCCATTCTACATCATAGACTGTTCACATTTTAGGATATGTATATCTATTTGTTCTACTAGGCTCTCCAGGTCATACTGGATGTGTTTCTAATCCTCCCAAGATTCCCATATGGGTATCATTCCAAATCCCTTTGGTTTCAGGAGAAGTTGCTTGTATATAGTAAGAAGGACCATCTGACTCTAACGAGCTCTGATTTTCTTCTTTTAAAATTCTGATGTGATCTTCTTTTAGATCTTTATGATACTCAAGAATTATGTCCTCTGCTGACATATATCTTCTAACAACGACTCTGTATGAATCTGCTAGATATTCTGAGTTAGGATTTTTTTCAACAAATGTGTTTAGTGGATTTAGTACCTCAAATTGTATGTTATCTCTACTATTAGAGGCTCTAACCCTGTAATAACAAGTTCCTGTGATACACAGATCTGTTAATAGACTTTGCATTTTATTTGCTAGATCTATATTTTTTGATTGTTTAAGATAATCAAGGATATTTTGTGCAGCAATCTCATACTTTGAAACAAAAGAGTCATTTATATTATTACGTATCTTATTAAGTTGTTCCTCAATAAATGGATCTACTTTCATTTCTTCATTATTTACAATAGATGAAATTATATTATTTTCTAAATATTTTTTTAAGAAGTTAAATAATTCTTTATCAATCAACAACTGCTTCTCCCGCATAATATTAGAAATAGTTTCTTCATCTTTACATGTTATTTTAAGATCCTGATTCAATCCTAAATATTCTCCAATTAGCCTGTCTATATGAGGACGAACTAAGGGATTAAAAGTAATACTTGTTGGTACACCAATACCATAGTTTTCTTCAATATGTTTGAATTGATTAGCATCTCTTTTACAATGGTAATAATTATATGCCATTTGGAGAGCTATTTTAGGATATATTAATTCATTTATAGCCTTATTTATCTGTTTTATCTCTCTTTCAATATTCATATTATAGCTCTATTATTGGATGAAACATAATACTATTTCCATTTATAAGAGTTCCTGTGGTATATGAAATATTCTGAAGCTTTCTTTTTCTAAACTCTTTTTCAAGAAACCTTATAAAATCATCTTCGTCCCCCTGGCAGCTGAGTGATATAGGAGATGCATCTCTACAATTTAGTCCTAATCTCAAAGTATACATCCCGTTTTCATAACTGACATCTAAGGGAGAAATATATTCTGATTTAGTTATACAGTTAATTAGTTTTCTAATTTTATGTTCAAGTTCATTTTCCTTACCTCGGTATGGTACCATATCTTTTTCTCCCATAAGAATCATAATATCATCCAAAATCTTTTCATGTACTTTGTAACTCATTTTGTACTTTTGGAGTAAATCCTAAAAGATCTTCATCTGCCAATTCAGCAGCAATCATTGCTGCAACTATGTCAAATTTACGTTTATGCTCTCAAGAATACTTTAAAAGCTGTTCTAACATTTCGTCAATTTGCATTGAATAACAAAATTCATCTACAAACCTACTAATAAGTTCCAATCCATGTTTAAGATATGTCTCAGTAGCTGGATAACCTATCATGTTAGAGTTTCCTTTTCTAATATCTGGCATAGTTGACTTTGGCCTTTTCATAAAAAGATTATCTTTTTGTTTTGACCTAAAATACATTATAATTCCAATTTTAGTATGCTCCAGCATTGCTTTGCAATTATAATAAACGCATAATTTCATAGCATTTTCATATGCTGTGGCAATATCTCTAGGTCTATCTTTATATATTGCCACATAATTTGAAGGACTTGTTCCAAATGTTCTTTTTTTAATAACTATACAGAAGTCAGATACATCATTGTTTGTTGACGAATCCGCGGTTCCTTGGTCTATGGAGTCAATTCCAGCTACATAGAGATTTCTATATGGAGACCCGCCGTTTTCTGTAATGGGAGGTTCATAAATAAATACTTTCCCCTGAGAATTTGGAATTAGTTTTACCTTATTTCTTGGATTATTTTCTGATCCTTTTGGAATATCTCATAATAAATCCACTTGTTGTGGCTTTATTCCAATTTTCTGTATGCGAAGTTGAGTTAAACGGTCTGCTATAACTACTGGATCAAATATACCGTCACCTTGTTTTAATAATGCCTCTGAGGGATTAAAGCAAAACTCCGCACAATAATCTAATAAATTCTGCCCAGATTTTTTCTTTCTTTCAGATTCATAATATTCTTTTGCTTTTTGAATATTAGTTACTCCTCTGTTATCTGTAAATCCAGCTTTTAACATTATGTTATACGCTGGGATAAAATATCCAGTATATTGTACAGATCCATCTTCTGAATAATTATTTTTATAAGGCAGTACATTATAAGCTCTGGGATTATTAAACATTTTTGATAGTCCCTCTAATGCGGAACTGTCAGAATCACCTCCAGTTCCCCAGGCGCTCATAATTCCCTTTCTTGCTCCTGCTACTGTAACTAAAGCCTCTCCTTTAATTCAGGCAGTTTCAAGATTTTTAAAAGACCCACTTTCCTCTCAGAATAGTCTGTTTGATCGAATACCTCTCACTTTATTAATATTGTCTGCTACAATGCCTTCTATATTATTTAATCTACCTCATTCTCGATTTTCATTATCAGTAAGAGAAGTTCGTTTATGAAGAGCATTATTGATCTTCATCATAGGTCTCCTAAATCCTCCATTAGTATTTCCATTTAAAAAATGAAGTTGAGCCCAGCATTTATTTAATGTAGGCTCTAAGTAATTTAGTGAAGAGGTAATATATGTAGAATTGAAGTTTCTTCCAGTTATAAAAGGTCTAACTCCCAAGCAGGATCCTATCTCACTTCAGCCTATGCCTCGGCTTTTTAGTGCAACACAATCCTTTTTAAGAAGCTCACACATTTCAAAATAATGGAAGAACTTATATTGTTCAACTACAAATGTTGGAAATCCTTCTCCAGAAGATTCTGAAAGCTTTTTTGAATCATCTACTACAGGCATTCTATAAAAATTTAAAAAGAAATAGTTATCTCCTGTAATACGATACTTTCCAATAGTTAATCCATTAGTACATCTATCTAATTGTTCTTGTCAGAAATCTGAGTATGGCTTAGAACCAATAGGATATTCAGTATAGTGGCCTGTTTCAGTATAAGTTCGGCCAGTTTCACAAAATGGAGCAGGATCAAAATCTAATCCAGAGTGCTCATTGATTGGACGGTATCCAGTTAATTCATAACTACACTCAGGATCAAAAAATTCTATTTCATCTTCAAGAACATAGTCTCACAATCCATTTCTCTCTCTCTTAGTCTGCTCTGGTTTTTCTGTATTTTCTTCAACTTGAGTGATAACTGGATCCCCCTTAAAAAGTTCTTTAATTAATTCCTCTTCATAATTCTCTTTAAAGGCAATTTCATTAGGAGCATTTTTCCTTTTTATAGACTCTCTAAGTTCTTTGTATTGCTCTCTAGCAGTTTTTGATTTTTTCTTAGTACTCCTTGTAGAAACGTTGCTATCTTTATCATTTATTTTTCTTTTAAACTCTTCCTGAGCTGATTTCATTTCAGCTTCAATACTTCGTTTTTTTGCCATAGTACATTATTCATCCATAAATCCTCTTTCAAGACCTCCTCTAACCTTAGAACTATTTTCAAGTTGATCCTTTTTATAATTAAGTTCTAGTTCTTTTAATCTATCAGCCATTACTCCGATAGAACCAATGCTATCAAGAATATCCTTAGCTTTTCAGATAGGTTTATTGTTAACTGGATCTCTTTCTTCAAGATCAATATTATCTAATGATACTCTCATTTTTTCAAGAGTTCGAAATGCTGTTTTAATAAGACTAAGAATACGAGAAGAATCTTTAATCTCAATATACTTTCTAACAGCAGCTCTAAATACTGGATCATTTCATTCTTCTTCAGATAAACCAGAATCTTCCATTGCAGCTTTATGTTTTTCCATCTCTAAGTACTGCTGATATGGGCTTTTTCAATCTGCAAATAGCCAAATATATTTAAATTCTTTCCATACTCGTAATCTTTTCTTACCTGTAGGATCTTCACTACATTTATTTCTATCTAAATCCCATAATGCCTCGAACTCCTTTACAAGTAGGATCTCATGAACATTAAGCTCAAGAGATCCTGTGGTATTGTTATAAAGGAATATATCTGTCATTATAATTTAATATCATATAATTCAAAAACTTTCTTATCTTCATCAGAAAGCCTGTGAAGCATTCTAGAAAATAAGCCTCTTGGTAATTGGGTTGCACCCCAATTTTTTAATAAGGAGTTCCCGTTCCTAAGTTCAGTCTCAATATTTCCAGAAGTACGTGTAACTGTTTTAGTATATGTATCATTAGGATCTCCTACTGTTTGAACTTGTTCTGTTATAACTAATCCAGGCTCAGATCCAGGTCTAGTATTTCGAGCAACGGCTCTATGTACAATTGAACCCACAGTATCTGCGGGCATAACATAATACATAGTTCCATTACTGTCTGTCTTTGTTGGCCAAGAAGTGGGATTTGTAACTACCCTAGATTCTACTTTCTCACCTTTACCTCCTTTTCCAAATTTCTGAGTATTAAACTTAGTTTGTAACTCTCTAAATCTATTACTAACAGGAGTAGGTTGTTTTAACCCTAACATGCCCAAAAACCCAGAATCATCAATATTACTATCAACTCTCCCTCCAATACCATCATGAATATATAAAGTATCTCTCTTATCTGGAGATACTAGTTCGGTATTTATTATATTATCCTTGGTAATTTGTCTTAATCCAACACCATTAGGGAGTACTTCTTGATGAGTTCCTGGTTTTAGACTCCTATATCTATATCCTGTAGAAGTTTTATTACTATTAGGACCATATTTGAATAGATCAACACCATGAAACTTCTTAATACCAAAATCTGAGTGCCTTTGTCCAGACTTTCCTCCATCTTGAAACTTAGTAATATTCAATCCTAATTTACCTCCAAATTTAAATATCTGTTTTTGCTTAAATTGGTTAATAAGATCAGATATTTCATTCATTCCTTCTTCGGTCTGAGCTAACTTATTTAGTATAGTAACTACCTCATCAGGAGTTTTATTTTTAAACTCACTAATATTAGAAGGTAATCATTCTATAAACTGGGCTAATTCTTGTTCATTCATATTTTATTTCTGTTTATGTGTACAATCACCTTCTTTATCTTTAATATTACTACATGAAATACTACCACCTTCTTCACAAGTTACTACTCATTTTTTAGGATCCATATAATCAGGAGTTTGATGATATAAAGGTTGAATTATATAAGGTGGAATATTTGTATATGTATATGATGTAGACTTATATAATTTAAGAAAACTATCTATTTCTTCAGGTGTGCCTGTAACTACAAATCCATCAATTGTAAGTGTCATAAGTTTGTCTATTTATATAATTGTAAATCTTTTGTTGAGAATATTGCTTCTTGTAAAACATTATTTCTATCAAACCATATACATTTCATACCCCTAAAAATATTATTTATATTTCCTGTTTCAGTCTTAAACTGTCGAGTCACTTTCTCCTTTATTAACATAACTGGAGAATTTAATTCCTCTTTATTTAAAATAACTAAATCCCCAGGTTTATAAAAAGTATATAAATCATCTATATTTTTTAAATTATCCATATATTATTATTTTATTCTTTTAAAGTTCTTACACTACATATTATATTATTTTCGCTAATTGCGTAATATCCTTTGTTTCCAAAAGGAAGAGGGGCCGCAAAAGTAAAATTAATGTATACATCTTCTCCCACGATAACACTTTTACATTCATTACCAACTGCAATTACTTTACAGCATCAAATCCCTCTTTGAGCAGCCTCTTGTTCTCCTGTTTCTTGAGATTTATATGTTGCAGAAGTTTCAAAATCTCCTAATATTAATCCAGAAGTTGTCTGATATAGAGGCACTCTATATGGATTTCTGTCGTATGGTTGGACAATAACTCTCCCCGCAGTCGGAATAAGAGTTTTGTCTTCAAAAGACTTACAGTCCTTATCCTTTGACATTAAATTATCTACATATTTCATCTGGTCTTTTTCTGATTTTTCCTGAGCACGTTTAAGAGCTTCAGGATCTATTTCATGTTTAACATTATTACCCATTAAATGCTTTCCTGTTAACTGATAATAATCAGTTCCTAAATACTTTTCTTTATTCATAATTCATTATCATTTTAAAATTTATATATTAACGATTCTTCCTATATTTATTTAAATTATATATTATATTATTTACCAACGTCCAACTATACATTTAGAATGAGGTAATCTGCTTTTAGCACTGAGACGGCAACCGCAACCTCGTTTATACCCTATTTTTGGTCTATCAGACACAGATTCTTTATCTGTTTCACTAATGTATAATCTTGGATTACATATAGCTCCCATAGGAGTTTCTTTGTATAAAGGGCAGCTTTTACATATCTTTATTCGCTCTTCCTTTATATCCTCATTTTTTCCTAGAGCTTCATTTACATGTCCATTAATTATATCTGTTATCTGTCCCATATTATCTTAAAATACTATTGGTTTATCTAAGTCAAGCTCTGCTTTTATTTTCTGATTTCTGCGATAATGTAATAGCATTCTTATAACATCTTCCTTGAGATAATCACATTTATACTCAGTTTCATTACCGTTTCTGTCTATATGTATAACAGCTAACTTTTTACATTTAAACTTTGGATTTATTTTCTCTATCATATACATATATAATGATAACTGTAATGAGTATATTCAGTAATTAGATTCTTGGATATTATCTAATGGAAATTTCATCATCTGTCTCTTTTTTGTAACTTTATCAAAGAAAGATTCTTTATCAATTGATTTTGATGTTTTTCAATCATATATACTGATTTCATTTCCATCCTTGATAACAAGGTCCGCCTGACCTACAGTTTTAAGTCATTCGTCAGCTTTATAAGATAACATTATCTCTGGGTACACTGCCCTATCTTTATCTAACTTATAGTTGCCTTTTGATACCTCAATTTTTCCTCCTAAACCAAAAGTCTGTAATCTCTTTGGATCTTTCTTATAGAATAAATTTTCCATAATTTCATGGATTTTACTTCCATATTCACAGGCTTCTTTATTAGTTTTTTTATAGGATTCTAATATCTCTGATTTCTTCTTTAAGAATTCTGTTTTATTTATATTATATTCCTTTAGATAGGAATCTTTCCATTTTTTGGTATTTAAAAGAGTTTGCTTAAGCGGATAAAATTCATCTCCGAGCAACCACTCACAAGACTTATAAGAGCTTCAAAAATCAGAATCGAATGGATGCGTATAATGATGAATTAGCTGTGTAACTGAAATATATTTACTGCCATCATTTAAATCAAAATATGTATGAGTCTTATCTTCAAATCCAACATAATCATTTTTCTTATCTATTTGATATCCAAATTTAGTATCAAAATTTCCATTATCTAGTTTCGGCATGTTATTTCTTAATTAACGAGTTTATTTGAATGAGAGGCCTTATATCAGCTCTATCTTCTACTAAATAGTTATAAATTTTAGGTCTTAATGAGTCTATATTTTGTGGAACATCAGACCATGAAAGTCCAAAAACTCCAATAGGATATCCACTTTGGTCTTTAACAACTATACATGCGATATACTTTATTTTATTTTTTTCAAACTGGGTCACCAAAGTTGGGTCTATAGACCCCAATTTAGAAAGATCTCCAATAAAAACTTCATGCTCTTTTAAATAGTATGGAAGATTTATCCAGGATAAATTAAAGTTATTGTATTGAGATTTAATAGATTCTATTCCATGATCACATAATTCAAATCTCATTGTACCATGTTGCCAGTCCATAATTCCATTATGATATTGAACAATTCATACACGGTCTGCATGATATTTATATAAGTAAATAGGTAGTAAGTTCTTAACTCTCTGGTCATATTCAGATCTTTCATATAATTCCTTATTATGTTTTTGGGTCATATACTCTGTATATTTATCAAATATAAAGGTAGGATTGTAACAAATTCTAAGTGTTATACTCAATAATACTAAAATTATTAGTCCTTTTAATATGCTCATCATACCATATTTCTTATATAGCTTCATAATTTTCTCTAATCATGTAAGCCCAGAATTTATATCGGGATTGGTCTTAGTCATTTCTTAATCTATTAATTAATATAAAACTTATAACATTCTTTGAATGATGCAAATATATAATAAATCTACATGATATCCAAATATTTTATTGAAATGTTTGCTAATATATAAGTAATTATTTATCTTTGCAATAATATAATATTTAATAATTTTTAACTTAAAATTAATTACTTATGAAGTATAATAACGAAATTTTAAACAAAATTGCTGAGTCTTGTAGTAAAAAGACCGATACAAACACTAATTTAGATAATATAGTACCTGGTTATTTAGAAATGATGAAAAATGGTAGTAAGATTCATATTAAACCAGAAAACAGAGGGAAATTTAATGCTACTAAAAAGAGAACAGGAAAAACAACTGAGGAATTGACACATAGTAAAAATCCAGTAACTAGGAAAAGAGCAATATTCGCTCAGAATGCTGCTAAGTGAAATAAAGGCAAAAAATAATGAGAACGGATAATTTTGATAAAGATGGTAATCTTTTATGCCGAATAAGAAATTTAAACACTAAATAAGGTACTTTATAAGAGACCCACTAAAGTAAAATAAAAGTAATTATATTATGAATAAACTTATTATCTTAGACAATGGACACGGAGATAATACTCCTGGAAAGAGATCCCCAGTATGGCCTAATGGATCTCAATTATTTGAGTATGAATTTAATAGAGATATTGTTAAAAGAATTAAATCAAAGTTAGATAGTTATAATATTGACTCTGTTGTTTTAGTTCCAGAACTGGATGATATTTCTTTAGCTGAGAGATGTAAAAGGGCTAACAAAATATATGATAATAATAAAGAATGTGTGTTATTATCAATACATGCTAATGCAGGAGGAGGAACAGGATGAGAATGTTATACTTCTGTGGGTAACACAAGTGCAGATATGTATGCTTCGATCTTATATACAGAAGCAGAAAAATATTTTCCTGGGTGAAAAATAAGAACAGATTATTCAGATGGAGATCCTGACAAGGAGTCTCAATTTTATATCTTAAAACATACTAAATGCCCAGCTGTTCTTACTGAGAATTTTTTTATGGATACTAAAAAAGACTGTGACTATATACTTTCAGAAGACGGCAGAGAAAATATTGCAAATATGCATGTAAGTGCAATATTAAAATTTAAATAACAAATGAAACCATTTATTTCACAAAATATTTGTGATCCTATAGTTAACTATGGAGACATTATTGTAACAATATCCTCAGAAGATATTCCTGCATCAGGAGGAGATATAATTCCCACAGTTTCAGCTTCTCAGACTATTACCTATGCTTCAGGAAAAACAAGACTGGGTGATCTTCAGATAACTAAAGATCCAGCGGTTTCCGCTCCTTCTCTTGGATCAACTTTAAAGGAACGCACTAAAATTAAGGAATGAAATGTTAATATAGTTGGAGAGGGTGAAAAATCTACAACTAAAACTATTGACGTTTTTCAAGAGGCCAACGAAATCATTAATAGGGAATCATATAGATACTCAGGAGGAGTTTATAGTGTAATACCTGCCTCTGGAGGCTCCAGCACTCCTACTCCAATTACTATTATATGTAGAGCAACTTTTACTTCTGGCACTACTGTTGATTCATATGAAGAGCCCTATACTGGGCTATTTGAAAAAATCAGTGGAGAGGGAGATGTTGACCAGACTACTGGTAAAGTAACATATAATACAAGGGGAGAGACAATTGGTGACGAAAAAACTACGATTATTCATATTCCCCATACATTAACAAGGTCAGAAACTCCTTCTTTTTATTTAGAATGTAAGCAGGAAAAAAATATAATAGAATCACTAGATTTAAGTAAAGGGAGTCTTAAATATATTTATGATGTAGTTCTGCCATCAGGAGGAACTGCAAATCTTAAAACAAATGGATCATGTATTTATACTATAACATTTAGTTCTGGAAATATCACCAATAATATATCATCAGATATAATAACTAAATATTATACAGTTGAGACTATTGATTCTCATAAAACCTTTTCTTGAGAAGGTCCTAAAGGAACCTTTACGTCTCTTGATACAAAATCAGGAAGTGTAACAGTATCCAGTAAATTAAATAATATTGTTGGAGAAACTAGTACAACTATTACCTTATCTGAATATGGAGCCCTTATTCCAAAAGAGGAATATTCATTCTTAGGACAGAGTTCTATTATATCTTCAGCTATACAATACAATATTGATATAACTCAATCTTCTAACCTCTTGATTTCTATAAGTATAGTAGAGGCACAAGGCGAAGTTCCAGTTACAATATTCCCTGTAACTGGAGGAACTCTTTATTTTAGATGTAAAGCTACATACAGCAGTAAGTTTGTTGAAACAGTTAATACTGGAGATGATGCATGGTCTCTTGACGAGAGTTTAGGAGCTTCAATGACTATTAGTACTGACGAATATAATACTAAAGTATCAATAACATGCCAGAGAAATGAATCAGAGGATTCAAAAAGTGGTAGTTTATCAGTAAAATATAATTTACTGTCAGATACCATAGTACTAACACAAAATCCAAATACAGTTACTTACCATGATGTAGTTATATCAAGTTTTACCGCAGATGACATTTCCTCTGAAGGAGGTTCAATACAAAAGGGAGAAGTAAGTTATAGCCAGTTAGTAGAATATGCAGATGGACACAGTGAAGTAATTACTTCAGGAGCGGAAATATCTTATAGTGATCGTGTTACTGCATCCCATCTTGGATCTACAATTAAAGATAGATCTGTAGTAGGTCAATTAACGGTTACTGTATCACTTAATGAAAAAAGTGCCTCAAAAACTATAGATATATACCAAGTAGCTAATAAAGTAGAAAAAGTAACTATAAAAGGATGAAATAATACTGAGCCCATAACTAATGTAAGTGCTGCTGGATTATACGATTGTTGATATGAAGGATGGGCTTTCTATACAAGTCAAACCTTAGAGATAGTAAAAGGAGATTATTCAGGATGAGATGCTCCTTTGGACTGAATTAACTTAGAAGCAGTGCCTAACACTGATGTAAATGCAGTAGCAGTAGATGTTCTAACAAGAGGAAAGGTTGTAGGAGATACTAGAACTGGTTTATTATATTTTACATATCAAGGAAAAACAGACTATATAACATTTACTCAAAAAGCTAATACAGTTACCTATTCTATCCCAGAGTTTTTAACTTCTGGGGAAGTTAACGATATCATGGCTTCTGGTGGAAGTATCATGTTTCAACATTCTTCCGATTCTGGCTTTATTCAAACAGCAACCTATTCTTCAGGAGAAGAGGAATATATAACTACTGGAGGAACATGAACAGTTGAGGGAGCAACTAATGGACAGGTTACTGCAAAAGGCCTTGGAGAAACTATTAAAGCAAGAACTAAAATAGCAACAGTAAAAGAAATAATAACTGTTAATGAAAAGAGTGCTAATAGAACAATAGATGTTTATCAAGAAGCTAATATTGTTACTAAAATGGTATGTGATGGAGCATTTTCTTATCCTCAAATATCCGCTAAAGATACTAGTGCAACTCCCACACTTAAAACTCCTCTGGCCACAATAACATTTAGTAGTGGAAGTACTAAGAATCTTAACAGTATATCCGATGCTCCTAGTGGAACTACAATAGTAGGTACAAACACTGGAGGGGCCTCAAGAATATATACTCTTACTGAACAAAAGAACGGATTCAATTCTGTTAATAGCACTTCAGGAGTGCTTTCTGCAACTAATATGGAAAGGATACTTGGTACTAGAACATCAGGTACTGTGTCTTGTTTGTTCTCTTGAAAGTTAACTCATAATTCAGAATATGGTGGCACCTCTGTTACTGGAAGTAATACTACTACATCTGTATGTACTCAAGGACCTAATGAAAAAATATGTGGAGATGTAAATATCTCAGGAGGAACTGTTCCTATAATTCCAGCTTCTGGAGGAAGTGTATCATCAGCTTCTGGTGTTTCAGCAAGTCAATCTATAAATTATACTTCTGGAATAACAGATTCTGGAAAGGTTTCTATAAGTTACAATACAGTAACCGCATCATCTAAGGGAACTGAAATTAGTAATCAGAATGTTCTTAACCAATTAATTATAACAGCTTCTGGAGAATGTGAAAAATCAGCAACTAAGAGACTAAATGTTTATCAAGCAGGAAACTATGTCACAGGACTATCCTTAAAAGATGGAAGTTTTTCATATCCAAATATAGGCCCTGGAGATACACAAGCATTTCCAAGTGTTACTAATCCTACTAATGTTTATACATATTCAAGCGGAGCTACAGGAAATACTACTCCAGATTCTCTTTACGGTACTTTATCTGGGGAATCTCCTACATACACTCTTGAAACTGTACAAAATGGGTTTACTGCAGTAGATAGAGACACAGGAACTCTTACTGCAACCTCATATGGAACTACAGTTGGATCCTCTAGACGGAGCGGTATAGTTACTAGATATGTTAAACACACTTGGACTCCAACAGGGACATACAACGGAGCTGGAACTAAATCTGGAAGTATTCAACATCAAGCTAGCTGCTTACAAGGGAGTAACTCTATAGAAAGCTATAGTTATGGCTCATGGAATATCACAATTTCTGCTAATCCAGCAACACTTCCAGCATCTGGAGGAACATCGACAATAACCGCAACTGCAGAGAGAACTAAGACTCCTATATATTCTTCTGGTAGTTTAGGAACCCCAGAAAAAGAAACAGCAACTCCTACTTTAAGTGGAAGTGCTCCTGGATTTTCTTTATCTGGAACAACTGTCACCGCAGAACATAGAGGAACTACAGAAGGAGGCCAAAGAACAATAGAAATTACAGCGTCTTATGGAGGGACTTCAAAGAAAATAACTATTACTCAACTTGAAAATTATGTAGATCATTATGAGTATGGATCTTGATCTATAAATTTATCTGCCCAACCAACTTCATTACCAGCAAGTGGAGGAACTTCAAAAATAACAACAACATGTACTAGAACTAAAACTCCTATTTATGATTCAGGATCAAGTGGTAATTCTTCCACAGAATCTGCTACTCCTTCTCTTAGTATTTCTGGAGAGGGATTCTCAATATCTGGCACGACAGTTACTGCAGAAAATAGAGCTAATATACCAGGAAGTAGAAGAACAGCTACAGTTATCTCCTCGTATTCGGGGGTAAGTAAATCAGTTATTATAGAACAAGAAGCTAATACTAGAAGTTATAGTGATATTACAATTCTTAGCGCTAGTACTGATAAAGTTCCTGCTAGTGGAGGAACTGTAGAAAGTGGATATGTGTCATTTGAACAAACTGAAAGTTTTTCCTCAGGATACTCTCAGAAATTAACCACTAGCACTAATATAGTATGAGGAGTATTAGTAGTATCTAATCTTGGAACTACAGAAGCTTCTGAAAGGCAAGTTGGAGTAATTTCTGTCCAGGTAACCTTAAATGGGAAATCCGCAAGAAAAGAAGATGTCCCTGTAATACAAGAAGCTAACACTAAATCCTATGACACCGAAAAAGGAATAACGATCTCAGATTTTCATTACCCAGAAGCTCCTTATGCTCAGACTACTTTGCACCCTGTGGTAGAAGCCACAATGCCTGTGAAATATACTTCAGGAGCTTCTCAGAATGAAACAATTCCTCTTTCTTATATGTCTTATGGATGATATGCAGGAGATAGTGGAAAGGCTAATTTATCATATGCTTCTGGTAGTATATCATGACCCTATAACGATACATACAATTGAAGAACATGTCAGGTAAAAGTTACTGTGTCTTTTCAAGGTAAAACTGCTGAGGAGCACACAAAAGTTTATCAGGAGGCTGAAATTATGAGGCTTTATTTTGAAAATAATGGTCCAACTCAAATACAACTAGGAATGGGACTTAATGGATCAGATATTATTGGAAATAATCCTATTAATTCTGGCAGCTCTCTTACTTGGACCTTGACGTCTTATCAAAAAGAAGGTATATACGATTGGAATAAAATGTATCTGTTTGGAAGAATACAATCTGGGTCATATCCATGTTATATATATAACAAGTCTATTTCATTAAATAATTATATTACTCTTAATAATGCTTGGGTAATTTTAATGGGAAATGCTTATCCCGTTAAATCAATAGTAGATACTACAACAGAAATAAATTCAGTAGGTGGAGCACTTCCATAAATATAAAATATGGCAAAAGAAAGAAATGTTTTTGAATTCCCAGACACATTTAAAGTTGATTGTTATATAAAATCACCAAAAAAGTATGATGTGTCAGAAATGATCAAAGTAATTGGAAATAAAATACTGAATTATAATATTGCACATATCATAATTCAGTATAATGATAAATTACTAAATAGATTTTCAACAAAAGATTATGAGTTACAGGCTTTTTTAGACAAAACTATTGTTCCTAATACCTATAACTTAATAGTAAAAACTAAATTATTAGAATCTTTAGAGGACATAATTTGTCATGAAATGGTTCATTTCGATCAATATGAGAGAGGTGATTTAAAGCTAAAAAATACTGATAATTCTGGCCCTATATTCATTTGGAAAGGAGAAGAATTTTCGTCAGATAGTAATTACTCTTCCAGACCTTGAGAAGAAGAGGCTAGATCTAAGCAGTATAATATATGAAAACAATTTAAAAATCTATATTATAAGTAATGAAAAAGTTTATAAGATGAATTTGAGAATTTCCTCAGTGTTTACTTGGAGTTATTTTAATATTATTTTATAAGAAAACTCTAATGAAAAAAATAACTTATAAAGATTCTACTGTATATATATATGATAAATTTCCTGGAGGAATCTCTTTAGGCCAGTACATACTTGTAGATTTTAGTAAACTTAATAAAAATAAAGAATGGGCTAGGGAGAGTTTAAAACAATCTGTTAAACATGAATATGGTCATACTCCTGATTCCAAATGGCAAGGTCCTTTGTATTTAATAATAACTGGACTATGTAGCTCAGGATGGCTATTAATCAGAAGAATTCATAATAAATTCTGTGAAGAAGGTAAAAAATGAAATTATTACTGGTTCTTTACAGAAAGAAGAGCTGATAAATTTGGAGGAGTAGAGAGATCTGAAGGACATAATTTATATCTATAAGATATGGATGATATATTAAAAGAAACTGCTATAAAGAATTCAAAAATAACTTGAGAAGAGTTTTTAAGTAAATTCTTCGATGAGAAAACAAAAAAGGGAGGCTCATAGAAGCCTCCCTATCTTTTTAGTCATCTTCATAGTAAGTTGCACTTATTATAAATGATACTAAACTTAGTAGTATATAGAATACATTTATTGTGTATAAACTACTTAACGCAAATAATGCCATAAATATTATGCCTAAAGCATACCAAATTTTATATGTTTTCATTATTTATCTTTAAAATATTTATCATAAATATTTTTACCATACCAGCCACATAAGGTCCCGACAGCCCAGCTGATAAAGGCAAGCAGCAAACTGCCATAACTCATAGCCGAGACAATACCAAAACCCGCTAGGGCTAATGCAAGAATAATTGCAGCAATAATTAATTTTGTTTTCCAAGTCATTGTTTTCATATTATTTATATGTTAAGTTACTATAAGTTGTCCCATTTTCAGAAACAATATAATTGTATTGGTTTTTATATAACGGTAATATTTCATCTTTCCCGTAAATAAAAGCATAAGTTTTATCATAAAAAGGATGATCTTTCATTTTATCTTCAAATTCTTTAGGAGAACGATCTTTTGTAACTAAAGTATAAGAGTCTCCTAAACTAAAATTCATTTCTAAACCGTCTTTTGTAATTTTTCTTAATGCAAACATATGTATATTTATTTATAAATTTATTAATTTAGATATTATTCCATATAATAATATCCATAATATCTATCTATTATATCTTTAACTTCCTCGTTATATTTTTTATTTCTATTATTCCAATATGGCGCATGCATATATTGAGGGGACTTACCTTGTTTAATCATATTTTTATTGTATTCATCATATTCTTTTTGAGAATGAAGTGTATTATCTAGTTCTGGGTTATTAATCTTATTTACAAAATCTTCAATCGAATTAGATTCTCACCAAGGTCCTCCCAAATTTCCTGTACCATATAAATTGTTAAGATTTTTAATTCAGGCATCTCATGAATCTTCTTTAGATTTATAATAAGCTTTTTTACCTCCATTAATTAAATGCCCTCAATAATTATTATTAGGATCAACTAATCTCCAACCTGTTTCTTTAATAGAAATAGCGCTTAATGGTTCTTGTAATCTCTTAGCATCATCTTCAGAAAAACCATTTCTAATTAATGCATCATAAGCATCTTTAACTCTGCCTTTTACAATATCGTAATATCGCTCTCCATAATCATTTTGAGATGCTTTATCGTAACTTCTTTTTACAATGTAACGATTTTGTGGTTTGTCCTCAATTTTAAGAGGAGCTCTTCAATTTGAATCCGTAGGTTCATTATTTAAGTAATCTCCTCAAACTCGTCATGGTTCTGAAGTTTTTTCAATAGGTCCAGATGGATTTTGGAATTTAGGTATCTTTAATCCCATTTGTGCATATAATGTAGAATCCTTTTTATTAGGAACCTGTGCAACATCATTTAACATCCTTCGAATACTATCTGTACTGTATCTGTCTAATATATTGAAAGTATTCTCCCCATCATATAATCTATATGACTTAGACTTATCCAAGTCAAAATTATAACTATCTTCTGCAGAGTCAGTGTCTATAACTTTCCCATCTTTATTAAAGATAGTAGTAGAAGTTCTATTATCCTTAGTCTTGTTAATTAATATCTCTTTCTCTATATGCTTCTTCTTTAATGCCTCTATTTCCTCATTTGTAAAAATATGATTTGGATCAGCATTTAATGCATACCTTAATTGCATCAATCTGGAATATATTTCTCTTGGATCATCTAAGTAATCATCTGGAGTTACCTCTTTTTGATCATAAAATGAATTTCCTAATATAGATTTTATTCTCTCTATTTCTTTAACTTGAGGATCAGGTATACTGCTATGAACTCATTCATGAATTGCTGTAGACGGAGAATCAGTTTCTAAATATATTCTTCTCCCATGAGGACTATACATTCCATGTACATTGCTGGGAAGCTTACTCGGGTCTACTGATGCAGTAGTTAAATCCATATTATGAATAAGAAAATTATAACCAAACGACCCTGTGAGAGGAAGAGGAACCTTTTGAGTTCTTTGTATATTATTCTTTATTAATTTTCTTCTGCTCTTATATCAATTTTTAACCCACTCTTTTCCTTCAGCTATACCTCCATTTTGGAACTTAAAAACTCCTCCGAACTTGAACGATGAAATTATGTTATTTAATATTCTAGAATAATTCGGATCAGTAGCATAACCACCATTGTGTACTTTAGAGGCAAAATCATTAACCCCTCCAGAGAATGCTTTATAACGACTATTATTTAATAGATCAACTTTATAGTTCGCATAATCTTCAAGAGAATTAAAATCTTTAAAGCTATCATTGAGGTAAATATTATTACCATTAATAACTTCTCTTGTCTTTTTAATTGTCCCTTTACCTTTTATTCCACCAAAATTGTACCTTCCAGATGGCTTGGATCCCCAAGCAGATTCTAGCCCATCTTGTGCTACTAGTGATTTTGCAAAATCTGGATTAATCCCTTTCTTACGAAGAATAGTTTCATATATAGGAATCATAGTACTTATGAAATCATTCTTAGAGTGAAAACTCTCTTTAAAACGAGGAGGCTTGTTGACTCTAGCCTCTGTATTTATTTCTTGTATCTCTGACTTGACAGGAGATTCTTTAACTTCTTTAACTCCTTCTTTGTCAACTTTTGTATATTTAGGCTTATATCCAGAAATATCTATAGATGGGCGCTTTATACTAAAATCTCTAAACGCTGAATCTCTAATATAAGGTCTATAAGTTAATTCCATAATTGTATTATTTTATTTATTTTGCAAATATAATAATTGTATTTAATAAATACAAATAATAAACTACTTATATAACCATAAAATTATAAATTTACTTCCTCAGTTTATTCTCTAAATCTACAACCCTATATTCTAACCTTTCTACAATGTCATAAAGATAATCTAATCTCTCATCAAATTTTGTTTTTGCTTCTATTAAAAAAGAATCTTCCATATCTTTATTAATACCTCAGCTCTCATCAGAACTCCCTAAGTTGATAGGATCAGTACTGGATAGTGTGTTTTTTAATTGTTTCATGTTTTATTCAAATTTAAATGTTAATGGGTCTTTTAAGTTATTTTTTTCAATGATTTCTTTTAGTCTGTTTATTTCTTCTTGCATTTTAAGCATATTTTTATCCACAGTATGTAATCTCTTATCATGCTCGTTTATAATTTCTCCTTGTTCATCTACTTTTTTATTAATAAAAAGCATTGCCTGGCATATTAAAGCTAAATCAATATATCTAGCAGTTTTTCTTAACCCTGTTACTTTGTCAATAATGGGAGTACTACTAGTTTGCAATATACCTTTTTCTTCCAGTTGATTAAATACTCTGGTTAAAACTCTTGTGCCAATATGCATTTTAGTAGCAAGTTCTTCTTTAGATTTGGTAGTGACTGCAAATTGTCCATTAGATGTGTCAGTATATTGTTGCATGGCTAACAATATACCTTTTTCTTCAGCTTCTAAATTCTGATAATCTAAAAATTCATAGCTGAATTTTTCAAAATATTTACCAGTTTTTTGAATTTCATAGATATTACTCCTTCCCTTCTTTTCATCTAATATCTTAATTTCCCCAGCATCTCTCAATTTCTTGATACTATTTTGAACAGTGTTTATTGAAACATCCGCTTTTTCTGCGAGTCTTCTGATAGATATAAAAGTTCTATAAGTATACTTGTCCATACACTGTCTCATATAACTATAGATTAAATAATCTGTAGGATTCATTTTTATTTCTTTATTCTTATTTCCTAAATCATGGGGAACTTGAACATGTCTCGCTGTTTTATTGTTTTTTTCCATATATTACGTTTATATTATCATACAATTTAAACTCATATCCAATATGAGGTTTAGGCCGCATAAAACATGAATATATGACGTTATTCTGTATGTCAAAGTATTGTCATGTTATATAATTTATTTTTAATTCTTCTAGAACTAACTTAGTTTTTGTTTGCTTATATTTTTTATATTTAATATCTAATTCGTTTAATTCTTTTATTCCTTTGACTGAAATCCCATAACCAGTTCAATGCTCTTTTATTATATTTGCTCTTAGATACATATAATCTGTTCAATTCTTAGCCCATTCTTCTCCATCTCACTGGTACTCAAAAAATATTTTTTTAACTTCCTGACAATTCTTAAATCACTCCCCTTTATGTTTATATTCTTTACATAGAATATGTAAAGCTTCCTCATCTTTTAATGTCCCTTCCTTTGCTGCTAATAATTTTGCATAACAATTGTGTAATTCATAAGATTTTAAGCGCTCTATTATATTTTTTGTATATCCTATTTTTAAATAATCTCGATCTTCTATTAGATATATCATATATTTGAATTTTAATAATTAAACTGTACAAATATATAAAATATATTGTATGTATCAAAATTTTGTACATATTATTTTTAATTAAATACATATATTTGATGCATGTTATTCTGATACATATGTTATTATTAATCCTGTTACTTTGATACATCTATTGATACATTTAGCCTGTTAGAAAACAAATTTAGCCTGTTATTTTGATACCTATCTATATTATTATCTATATGCATCCTCGCTTCGCGGAGGCGCTCGGATGGATCTATATTTAAGATCGAGTGTTAAAAGCCCCCCCCTATAAGCAAAAAGGAACCTAATTCATAGGCTCCTAAAAGTTGTCAAGATTATTGTAAATTTTTGTGACTAAATCTTTGAATTGATCCACGGTTAAATTATTCTTCATCATGTTTACTATAAATGTACATATACATACATTTCCTTTTACGTATCCGTTATTTGAATCAATGCGATCTATGGTCGGATAGGCCAACTTATCTCTAAAATTATTTTGAAAACCTATACCACTATAAATGCATTTATAATTTTGTTTTATTAATAAATCTTTAATATAATGAAAAGTTTTCGATTTTCCAAACAATAAGTAGGGTGTATAATGCGTAAATATGGTTACATAGTAAAAATCCCCCCTGGAGGTACGAAATGGAAAATGAAATATTCTAAGACAAAAATTCCTATGAAAAATTGAATTAAATTTACCAAAGCATATAACCCTTTCGTAACGTTAACACTGCTTACTATGAAACGATTCATCAATGTTGCAACTGTTATTGCGTCTATGACAGCAACTGGTTTGCTGTTCTATTCGGTTTCTCATCACGAAGCATTTCCGTTTGCAGCTATCCTGCTGCTGATTTCTGGAGCGCTAACAGTTATCCCTACCAAGTAGGGATAACTTTGCTCCGATAATCAAAGCACCATATATACTTTTAAACAACAGTACTATGCCTGCGGAGGCCTGTCGAGAAGCACAGGAGGTTTAAAGTTAGGCTGTTGTTTTCTTTTGACCTTTATTAGCTCAAAATACTCTGCTACCTTATGTCTCGATTTATTTCAATGCCCGAAATGGGCATTATTATTGATGGTATCTACCGTAACTATAGCAAGGCTAAGATTGACCAGAAAAATGTCAATAAACTTGCTGCAGATTGTAACACATCTGTCAACGTTCTTATAAAAGTTCGTAATATTCTTGCTGCAAGACAGCTGCTTATTATAGAAGGGGAACGGGCAACACAGAAGTGTTACTGGAATACTGCCAAATGCAAACCTAACCCTGTAATGCTGACTGAAGTTTATCGTGTTTACACGAAAGACGCAAAGAGCAGAGTTAAGGTTGAAAAGAAGGAGCGTCGTCTCCCTTCATTAGAGTCAGCATTACAGACTCTCGTCAAACTCGGATGGACGGGAGTAATTTACAAGGAATCTACTGCAGGGTTTATGAAAACTCATCAGGAGATTAATTTATCCGAGGTAGAGGTGGGAGAGTAATCTCTCACCTCTTTTTAATCGTCAATCTTTAACCTCACATATTATGAACACTATCATTGGTATCATTGCAATCGTTGTTGTTATCGGGATTGGTGGATGCATTCGTCGTGCCATTCAGAATAACATCTTCAATAAATAAAGCTTCAACCTCTTTATTTAACTTTAAAATCTCTGCTCTATGAAACTTTCTAAAATTAACTTTAACGAAGTACAAATTCCCAGCAGAATTCAACCTATTGATGTTGTTTCCTGCGATGTTAAAACATTCAAAGAACTGCGTGAAGATATACTAGGTTCTTGGAAACGTCGCTATTTACGTCATCATTCCGAAGGAACTGTCGTTACCATTCTGGACTATGACAAAGTATACGAAGAGGAACATCACGGTTTCACTTTAACTTTGATTTTATGTGAGGTAAATGGTAAACTATCCTGGATTGATATTACCTGTTTCCGTTTTTTCCCTCGATACACAACAGCATACAACTTCATCAAAAAGAACTATCCTGAAATGCTGGATTTACTGGGGTATGGAAACGATTTGGAACGATGGAATGCTCTCAAAGGTAGAACCTTTATTGTTGACAAAATTCGACGTATGAAATGCCCACGATTCGTTAACGGTGAGCTGGACAATGAGCACTATCGTCTTGTAAAACAAGCTCTTCTACGAGAGGTACACAAATAGTGTACTTCTCGTAGTTTTTTACCAATGCTGTAAGTAATTCACAACTAAACTTTAACTCTATGATTTATATCATCATCAATGGCCTCTTAGTAGAAGCTGAAACCGTTGCAGAAATTCATCTCCAAATGGCAGTTAAAAAACGCTACCCTGAGCGTCAGCACATTAGTCCTACCCGACATCATAAAACTGAAGAAAATTCAGTACTTACTGACATCATCAGAGAAGTATTCAACGAAATAAAAAGAGAGAAGAAATAGCTCTCTTTTCTTTTATCAATCATCTACTATGACAAAATCTGAACTTCTCAAACGATTAGGAATTATCCAAGATAGGTTAGATAAAATTTATAAAGCAATCAATACAACTAACATTCCTGTTCATGAATATATAGCATATTTAAAGGAAGAACTTGGTTTAGATATTGAAAAAGATCAGTACTTCACTTCAGGTAGAGAGTAATTCTCTCTACTTATGAAGTGTATGTATAACCAAAGCTAACTAACAAATTACCAAAGCTTCCAACAAATACTTAGGGAGAACACAAACAAAGCTCCCAACACATACTTACCACGGCAATAAATGTCGTGATGCTATGAACGTAATAAATAAATTTAAACTTTTTACTAATATGAAACTTAATCAAATTGCTGCGGGCGAAATGCCCATCGTCCCTGTACGAAATGGCCTTACCGTTAAGGAAGGTGGCCTCGACGCCCTGAAAGGCAAAGGCCTCGGTCTCGTAACGTTCGGTATGAACGTTGGCGATACTTTCGAGTTCCCTGACACTCCTGAAGACGTAAAAACCGTTGAACGACAGGTACGACCCAATTCAACTGCCGTTGAAATGCTGGTCCTCGGCCTGAAGAACGGAAAGCCTGCGTATCTGTCGGTAGCAAATCTTCGACGCCGTAACCACAAGGCACAGCCCGTTCATCCCGTTGCTGAAGTCCTCAACGGAGCCGAAGACGACATGGTTCGCGTCGAAATGTGCCTCGGAAGAACTATCACCGCTAACGAAGAGGTGACATTCGATGAAGCTATCTTCGAAGACGGTACCCGTACTGACGGCACTCGCCCCCGTACCGTGGCTAAACTTATCTTCATGAAGTAATGCCACGAAATAATCTATTGACTGTTAAAGGGGCGTGAAAACGTCCCTTTAACATTCTCTCTACTAACTGTGGAGAGTACGTAGTAGTAAACTGAAGAATTTGATATCAAAATCCTGAAAGTTTCTTCGTACTACACCAAAATAAAAAAGGAGAATATTTCATTCACCGTTGTATCCACTTAGATGGAAAAATCAACCAATAAAAGCGAAAAATTCGCTGGCACTCTTACTTGTGCAATCCTTGCTTGCTTACTTACTGGAGGAATAGCAGCTACTTTAGGATTCTCCCTCCCAATAACTATTGTTATTACCGCAGCATTCGTATTCACTGTGGCTTATATCGATAACTAAATTATGTTTGTGGAAAATTAATACCTTCCACAGGCCCTAATCACTGTTGTGAAACAGCGAAAACTCTAATTTTACCAAATTAGAAACTAATTGTTTTATAGTCAATCAGCCCGTAGAACCTTGAACAGTTCTACGGGTACTAAATTTGTAGTAAATAATTCTTAAATTACTTAAAGTAAATTGAAAATTAATAGACGTAACTTATTGATTATCAATCTTTAAGCTACTCTCTACTCTTTTATAATTTAAGAATTTCGGCAACAGTTTTTCACATGCTATAATCAATAAATTTCTCATAATCAGCAAGTTACTCTTTAACTAATAAATTTATTAATTTATAATTTAAGGTTTAGACAAGCGTTTTAATAGATTTTATTGATTTGAATTGACATATAAATCACACTTATAGCTTTTAAGCTATCATAAGTATAAAAAATACACGTAAAACTGACATACAGTTAAACTCTATTGCGTAGCAGTAGCCATAATTAATCTACCACAGAGTAGGATCACTTGGTTTAGAATCTTTTAAATGAAAGCGCGTAAGTAGTTTCTAAGAAGCTCATAGCACCAAGTATGGTTGTGTATTTTTTCTTTTAACTCGAAGAGAGACCTGATGATTACCAGAAATTAATGTCTGGATTCACTATGATTAGCATATCTAATGTAAGTGGGCTTAAACGAGTATAAATAAGAGTCAAAATAGAAACCATACCTCTAGAATAAAAGAGTTAAGTATTTATTTTATTAAACGCAGAGCTATTGAAGTAATATGTTGAAGATAGGTGGAAATTCCTCAATGCGTGCTCGCGCCTATTGGAGTTTACGAAGTAATGGCAAATACAAAATTTCCATAATATCAAAATCCTGATATGACGATATTAGGTCGTGGTTGATCTTACACGTAATAAATGAAGATTGGTAGTCTAGACCTTGAATATAGACTTGAGTGAGAGGTTCCCATTGTAAAACCTGCAGACTGACAAATTCTGGAAAAGTGGAGGTAGCTATACCTATCTCGACGGAGATAAAAATAGCATTTTTTTTTGATTTTTAATTTTTTTATAATAATTATCATATATTTTATGAGTCATTGGTCAAAAATATGTCTAACAGGAGCTTTGGTTTTCCTGTTTCTATGTTTACCAGCTTCTTGTTTTGGCAATTTAATATTTATTCCATTCACTATTTGTGCGGGATTTTTAACGACTTTTTTAATAATGGTAATCTGGGATGCCTCAGAGGATATATAATAAAGATAAGCCGAGATGGCGAAATTAGGTAGACGCAGGGGACTTTGAGGGTAGACATAAGTAACTTTTACTAAGAAACAGTTACGAAAATCTACTAGATCTATCAATAGTAATATTGATGAAGGATTGAGCACTCAGAAGGAAACTTCTGATGTGAATGTGGGCTAATTCGGTGAAGGTATGGAGTTAACCGCCCATAATAACGCCGAGCTAAATTAAGAGATATGTTGATCATATAGAAAATATATGAGAAGGGTAACTACTAATCTAGAATACGTAGTGATAAAGGCGAAGTAAATCTGTGGCTACTCCCTGTTACTTCCAGACTTAATATCTCTTATAAATGTGTAGAGACTATATACCCACCTCCTAAACTGTAAAGCATGGAGAAAACATAGTCCAATCTGATTAAGTTCAGATGAAAATCCCCTGATCAGTAATGGTCGTGCGGGTTCGACTCCCGCTCTCGGTACAAATTATTAATAGTACAAACAAGTTTAACAATATCTAAAATTGTACAGCTATGGAAATCAACATTATTTCTAAGAAAACGATGAGGAACAAGGATTTTTCTGCTCTTAAGGAGAAGAAACGAGGATATAAGCGCTTTAAAGCTCCTCTCAATGTAGTTGAGCACCGTTTTGAGAGTCTTTTTCGAACTCCACGTGGTTGGTTTCTCACCTATCATAAAATTGTCAAGAAAGAGGATGGTGAAGTTAAAAAGGAGAAAGCGGTTGGAGAAGTTTCTGTAACCACAGCAGAAAGGTGGTTACGAGAATGCAACATAAGATACAGTATGGGTTGGTAAATGAACAAGAAATTCGATTGCTTTGCAAGGTTGAAAACCCGTTGTTCTTTTTTTTGTTTGGGATTGCAGATTTAAATAAAAGTTTTTAAATTTGCAATTCCTAATTATAGGTGTGGCACAGTTGGTAGCGCGCTTGCTTTGGGAGCAAGAGGTCGCAGGTTCGAGTCCTGTCACCTATACTAACATATTTTTAACTAGTAAAGAATGAAACAAATATCAATTGAGTATACAGGAAAATACCCATGTTTATGTATGGGTAAATTAAAAGTTACCATAGATGGGATTGTGTATAATTTCCCAGACTACTGTTTAACTTCAGGAGGTAGTACTTATTTTACAGATGACTATTCAAATGCGCATGTAGAGAATGGCCCTTGGGAAGTAGATAAATGGCCTGATAATTTTCCTGAGAAGTATAAAGAAGCTACCTTGGATGCAATCAATGAAAATATTCCTTGGGGATGTTGTGGAGGATGCTTATAATTTAAGTTTTAATAAGCTGCAACTTACTTGGAACGTTGAGTTTATGCTATGATGTTAATTGCAGTTAATGTCAAACTAAATATAATATTTAACTGGTAAGCTTGGAAGTAGCTATCCTTAATAAGTAGATGAGTAGCAGCACGTGGTGAGGTATAAAGTTATACAGTTTACTCCTCATGTAAAAACTGTAGGTATGCTTAAATGATGGCGAAAGACTAGACTCTAAGTCAGAAATCTGAAATATAAGAGTAAGAAGCTAGTGAAGTTAAGTTAAGAACCTGAAAAGCCGCGGCTGGATTTCCTACAATGAAGATAAGTTAATAACTTACGGTGCTATAAGTAGCAATATTTATAGTACTTCTTTTGGTGTAACAACATGGTTAAATACTATATTATGGTAAAATATATATAAATAGATAGGTTATCATAATCCTATCTATCTTTATTGGGCCCTTAGCTCAGTTGGTTAGAGCAGTGGACTCATAATCCAAAGGTCGTAGGTTCAAGCCCTACAAGGCCCACTAGAAAGGCATCTAGCACAGAGAGGTGTACACAATTTGACCGATTAACGTCCTCTGGTCACTGATGTTAGATATGTCTTTCTATCCCAATAGCTGAAGAATCAATTAGCACCTGACATGGAGTACGTAGGAGGTCGTTGTCCTACTTGGGATATTTTAATAGGACTAATAGCTCAATAGGTCAGAGCATCTGACTGTTAATCAGAAGGTTCTAGGTTCAAGTCCTAGCTAGTCCGCTAAAAAATAATTAATACAATGAAATCTATGTTGAACTGTCAAGAAAATCTTTTTACTATTACAGAGCCAAGGTCTGATTTTAAAACCTTAGAAGCTAATCGTTTAATTCGATGGGATAAAATTAAGTCTTTAATGTCAGCAATTTGTAGAGGAGAATGGGTTCCTCCTATTGTAGTTACAAAAGAAGGTTACATAGTGGATGGTCAGCATAGGTATTCTGCATTTTGTCATTTGTGCAAAGATCATTCGTTCAGTGGGCATCTAAGTGTTCTTGAAATTACAACTAAAGAAGATCCTGTACAACTTGCTATTCGACTTAATTCTACCAGCAAAAAATGGGTTGCTGAAGATTATTTCCGCGCTTATGTTATACTACAGAAGCCCGCATATCTACGGCTGAAAGAGTTTATGAAAACTTGTGGTAACGAAGTGCGAGGAGTCCGAGCAAGTCTTCAGATTATTAAAGGTACTTATGGGAGTAAAGTGTTTCAAGAAGGATCCCTTCAACTTTCCATGTCAGAAATTAATAAAGCAATGGAAAGAATGTTTTATCTCAATCAAGTATACCGTGCTGTAAAAAATGATAGACGTGTCTTTAAGAGAGATATCATCATAGCTTTTTATAACATATATCCTGAGGTAAAGCATTGGAATTTTTTTCTTAATAACTTGAGGAATAGTTTTGTTGCTCCAAACAACGAGAAGAGTACAGATTGGACAGCAGCATATCGTTCATGTTATTGATTTTGCTGATTTAAACTTATAGAATACCTAACAGAAGGTATTATTTATTGTAAATTCATATATTTACGTTAATAAAGAATTATCTTTATGCCTACTACGTGTTTCGAGCGTGTGATTGAATAGAAAGTTATCTTCTATTATGAACGTAGGTCGGTGAGGGTCACTATCTCAGCCCCGCCAAAACTAGTTTTATAATATGAAAAGAATTAATTTCAAAACTGCTAAGTTAGCTAGGGAGAAAGGATATGATGAAGACTGTGATTCTGCTTATGATATTCATGGAAATATTATAGATATAGACAACTATGGTTTAGGTATTATTCCTGAATATTGTTGTCAGGCTCCTTATCAAGCAGAGCTTCAAGAGTGGTTAAGAAATGAGCATGGAGTAAGCGTATTAGTCTATTTAGATGAAACATTATCATATATTTGGACTATTACAGGATTACATCCGAGTGCTTCGATTCAGGAGTTTCATCAGTCTAATGAAGTATGGTGTGGACACTATGAAGATTGTCTAGAAGATGGATTACGAACCGCATTAAGTTTATTATAAATAATATCATATTACCCACTTTCGAAGATACTTACTATGCTCTTAGTAATCGAACGCAATGATCCTAATATGGGTGGGATATCAGCTCTTTTAGGAAAGAACGTGCTCAGTACATGAACGGAGAGGCCATAGAATTTGATTCCACAAATGCTAAGTATTGTAGATTAGTTTAGATTAGATAGAGCAGTTAACTGTGAACCTGGAAAAGACTACTTGATAGGCACTCCTCCTGTAGGCATACAGGCTAATATAAACTACTAGTTGGAAAATGCTAGAGTGGGTAATTTTTAATTATATAGAAATATGAAACTGAAAGGAATAGAAATAAAACCAGGAATGGTTATAGCCAGTAAGAGTGCAAAGTATGTTGCATTCCCTCTGTATGGTTCCTGCCCTTCCTTAGCATTCGCTAATATTACAAAAGGAGGATGGACTACTGACATATCTAGTAATGTCATCAAGGAAATCCATAACCCTCCTACAACAGGGGTGATAGATTCAGGTGAACTTCTGTGGGCAGAAAAATGGAACAGAGAGATCACTATGGACGAGATTGCTGAAAAGTTTGGCATTCCTGTTAAGCAGTTACGAATTAAAAAAGAATAAATCTCATGGGAAAATTACATGATAGTCTTCAAAAGCAGTTAGAGACTGAATACAGGAAAGAAGCCGAAGACTGTATTAAGATATACGATAAACTAAAAGAAATATCAAAATCTTATATATGGCATTCACACTGGGATGCTCTGACAGATGTTATAACTTTTATATCTAATGTTCCCGTATATAAGCCAAGTCCTATAGGAGAGGTATTTCTCAAAGGAATAGATTATGGAGATACAGCTATATAGGGAAGTATGGGTAGGTCCAGGAACTAAGTGTGTAGAAGTTTCTGAAGAGGAAGCCAAGGCAGCTAAAGAAAAGTACGCTAAAACTGGTGAGTGTGATTGTAAATACTTCTACGATGAGCTTGGTCTTAGTGACTATCATTTAAGGTATTGTGGTATTTGTGAAAGATATATTGGTACGATTTAATATGAAAATTAAGATTACGTTCAATACTAAGAAGAAATACTGGTATAAACCAGGAAAGATTTAACAAGGGGCTATATTACCGTATCCAAACCAGAGCCCCTGAGGCTAAAAGGAGCTATGGATTTTACCATGAGGAAGCTCAAAGCCAACAGTCCACGATATAGTGTCTAGAGCGCTGTTAGGGATACACTAATTAGAGAGGAAGGTTAGACTAGTGTATAGTCACATATAAAGTATGGCGCAGACAAAAGATCTGAATAATAGCCCATTACTAGCACTCTCTAATTTTTATAAACAATTAATTTAACTGGGTATAGGAGTAACTGCGTATGAGCAAATCGGGTCTACAGTTACGTCGGAAGTGCAAAAGCGGCACATTAGGATCACATTAGGGATAAGGGTACTGAAATGTACAACAGACTGAGGATGAGAAAACTCACTACTGCATAAAAACAGTGAAATTCTGTAACTAATGTGAAAGTAAGTTAAATTAATTTTAAACTTAGAAACCTTTATATTAAGTATAATTATATTCAAAAATTATTATAGGGATATTCCTTGGAAAGATAATTATTTGACAAAGGTATATAGTAAGTTTTCTGTATAAAAAATTGTATGCGATAAACTCAGCCCTTCTAAAGTAAAGGGACAGGCTATCAATTTCTTACTAGCCTGATAACTTATCTATGTTCATTATGAAATAGAAAGAAAACAGGAATCGAGATAGATCAAAATACGACAATAGGCACTTGCTTGAAAGGATTGATCACCTGGATAGAAGAGTAACAGGCTAATGAGGCGTAGAGTAGATTTCTCGGAGATTCTGATCAAAATCTCTGAAATTTTATTTTTAAAATTTATAAACTTTTAGGCCCAAGTAAAAGACCAAGTGAAATCAGATGATTCCAATGTTGTATAGCTTAGCTAGTAAGAGGATAACATAAGGCAACACAATTGATTCTGATACTTGCATACTTGAGAGTCTTTACATCTCCTCAATGACTTGGTAAGAGAGGAACTTTTTAATAAAAGTATGAAAAAAGTCGTAGCAAGAGTGGAAACACTTGGTATTATGGAATCAGCACATCCAAGTGTTGATCGTCCATATGGAGATATTATTTTCTTCTATGAAGATGGTACTCAGAAGGTTATCCCAAAAAATAATATACTAGTCCGAAAGGCAATAAGATCAGCAATCTTAGCTGAGAGTATAAGCAGCATAAAGAAACCAATAAAACAGCAAGTACCCCTGATGAAAGAAAGTACAAAAACCGATCCACTTCTTGTATTAGGAGTAGGACTTTTAGTAATAGCCCTACTTGCAGGAACAGTTCTAATTTTTATGTAGAAAAAAAAAAAAAATTAATAGACCATGTGAGATTATATAAGTGATCATAGTATAATCCATACTTCTCCAGATGTTAAACTGGACTAATTCCTTGAGTAATTAGATACAACTCTAGGGCGTCAACAATGCGCATTTTTTAGACACAATTGAGGATATATTCAAATAGGCCCGATCCTCCTATAAGTAAGTATCATGGTCTTTTAATCATGTCTCCGTAGTTCAAGGGATAGAACCTCTGACTTCTAATCAGACAATTCTAGTTCGAATCTAGGCGGGGATACTTATTTTAACAAAAATATAATTTATGGAAATCTTATATAGCTGGCTTATCTGCCTAGGTATCAATCACATTATATTAAATATAAACTGGAGAACAAAGTCCAAAAATGGGACTACTTTGGGGGATATGTATCTATATTATACAGAAGACAAACCCCTTAATCTTTTTATATTTTTAATATTTGTTTGGACTCCTCTAAACTTTATCCCAATTATCGTTAGCCTTATATTAGCAAGTGCTAAGTTATTTTCTAGATTAAAGATTAGGTAGTATGACACAAGATCTTTTTATAAAAACTATTTTATGGAAATTCACGTTTATTAAAGCTGTTTGCGAGACACCTGTTATTGGAGGGTTTCAAAAAGAGCTTAGTCTTATCAAGAATGAGTCTATAAAAATAGTCAACAATATAAATAAGTATCATCCTAGGAATCTTGTAACCAATCAAGTTCAGGATGCTATAGATAATTTTAACACTATAATCAAAATAGTAGAAAAGACCTCAACAACAAATTTAGTTCATAATATTAACACCATTAGAAATCTATGTATTAGAAACATAGAGTATATTAAAGAATCGAAATTGCTAGTTGTATTAGCATAAACTTTATATAAAGCCCAGGTGCGCTAATTGGCAAAGCGAGTAGACTTAGGATCTGCTGAGTGTGAGTTCGAATCTCACTCTGGGTACCACAGTTATATGATACGCAACTAGGATTATAACAGCTTATGGACGGATGCGTCGTGGTGATAAGCAGGTGATGGTGAAGAAGACTACTGTAGGAAATGACAGAGTAGACTGAAAAGTTCTATCAAGATATCTACCTCAAGCATAAGTTGCTAAAATGATATCAATTTTTAAATTTTAAAAAACTTTTAATATGCCTCTAAAAGTTACTTATAGATCTTTAGAATATAAATCATCCCCAAGAGTTACTATAGGAACTCTTGTATATCACGAAGATTCTCCAGACACAATTATTATGTGTACATATGTGTTAGGAAATTATATTAGAGGAATAATTGTATATTGCTCTAATTCCTCTCGTATAGGATATACTGTAGAGTATACCACTAATCGATTAGTTAAAGCGAATTGTAGAATTACTTTAGAACAATTTTAAATTATGTTTGAACTTTATTTGATAACCCGACTTGATGGAATTAGTAACCTGCTACGTATAATCACTGTAGGATCATTATTTGTGGCAGTAGGCTTACTTATATCTAGTATTATACTATACGCTGATGCAAATTCTGATAAAGAGAGATCCAAAAGTACTATTCCAAGAGGTTGGGGAATAAGACTACTTATTCTTGCATTAGTAATAGGAACAATAAGAGCTTTTATTCCTACTACAAAAGAAGCCTTAATAATCTATGGAGTTGGGGGAACAATTGAATACCTTCAGGAGAACCCTACATCGAAAGAATTACCAGATAAAGTAATCAAGTGTATAGATAAATTACTAAATGAATATCTAATAGAAGAACCTGAGAGCCAGAATACTAAAGATTCTTAAAGGCTTCTTAGATGTTTTAACCTGATAACTTAGGATCCTGCCAGTGATTAAGGAAACAGGGATGCCTTGGCAGAGGCTGTCAATAAGCTAGGACATTCTAGCTGAGACGGAGGTAAAAATAGTGCTCATAGATAGAGCCTTACCTCTTGCTATCTTTTGCTACTATCTTAAAGAATTATATTATGATTGGAGGTATGCTTATTATATTAATATGGACAATCTTTTTTGCATATGTTCTAGTAATGAATGAGACAGAACATAAAGGGTTTAAAAGTTTAGTGACTTTTATTATATTAATAGTACAGTATGGAATCGCTGTGCTCTTTATTGTTTCCTCTCAATATGTAACTACCAAAGTAATAGAAAATTATCAACAAAATAAATATGTTCCTGAGTATACAATTCGAGGAAGTGATACTATAAAAGTTGTCTATACTCTCAGAAAAAGCTAAATAACCCTGTTAATTAAAAGTATTATGAAAATTTACCAAAAAGCAAAGTTTGTACAAAACAAGAATGTAGTTGCTTGCATCCTGAAGGCTACTGTGCGTATCGATACAGCCCATGGCTATCATGAAGATTTCGTGACTGTAACTCGTGGCATTGCAAAATGTGCTCCTCAGGACGAATTTGATTTACGAAAGGGTATGATGATTGCAGAGTCTCGGGTAACTCTCAAACTTCTCAAAAGAGCAGTAACTCTTCACAAGAAGGAGCTTAAGGAAGCATATCATAATGTAAGTCTTATTGAAAAAAACCTCGAAAAACTAAAAACTATGAGTATTACTGAATCAGTACACTATGATTCCTTAGTATAGAATTGGTTGCTCACTTAATTTAACAATTAGAGTTCTAGATTGGCATTTTAGTAAAAGCCAATTAAATTTTAAAATCTGAATTTTTGATTGATCCATAGTATAATGGCAGTACATAAGATTTTGGTTCTTAGAGTTCCTGTTCGAGTCAGGATGGATCAACAACTTTATTATTTTATGATTAATAAGTTAAATTTATGATTGCTGGTATTTTTTTATTGGTTTTATGGTGTTCAATATTATTAACTCTTATATTTATTATCCCCAATGAAAGTTTAAGTCCACAGGAAAAGCGTGTAGTTTGGATTGTTTTATTCTTAATATCTTTAATAAATATTTCTGGCGCCACACTAGCTATTATTGATTCTAGCAAGGTGATCACTTCCACCATTAATAAATATGAAAAAGGATATTATTCCCCTATATATACTATACAGGGAACTGACACTCTTGATATAAAGTATGTGTTAAAAGAAAGAAAAGATATGAGTAATGTTAGTAAGAATCCTCAAGAGCCTACGGAAGAAATTTCACAACAATTAGTAGATGAATTTCTAAACGATAATGCTATTGAAGCATTATACTCTGAGGAAAATTTTCTTTGTGAAGTTTCGGACGAAAATGAGATTTCTTAGATTAAATCCACTAGTAGATCAAATCATCTTTTCAAATTGTTATAATCAAATAAGTAATACAAATGGCACATCTCAAAATGAGGGCTATTACAATGCCCTTTAAGGAAATTATGTTAGATGAAGAAGGTAATATTCTTCGAGATAAGAAGACAGGAGAAATCTTGTATAAGGTTATTTATCGTAAAGTAAGACATAATGCATCATACTTTCCTCGTGAGAGTTACTATGAAGCAGAGAAGCCTACCTGCTAGATCAAAGGTGTAGTCTCTATAGTAAAACGCTATAGTTTTCTCGTTAATAAGAAGGAAAAACCTTTCTTGAGAGAAGGGGCCCATACTAGAACTATGAAGCCCTCAAAAGACGATAAACATTGCCCATATGCCCTTGATTGGGTATATGGGCTCTTTTTTTAATTAGGGTTGGAGGTTGGCTTAGAAGTAGCAATCCTTTAAAGAGTAACAAGTAGAAGTTAAACTGTAATGCGCGATTACAGCGTAGACAAGAAACTATGTAACCAACTATACTGGAGTCGTAGATTTTATACTACAGGGAGTATGAAACTGAAAATTTGAGAAAGTCTTACCATAGATTGAAATATCGAGGGTTCCATAAGGCTTAATCTATATGGCAGGGATGTAGTACAGTTATTAATAAGTTGCAATAGTACGAGAGGAGCCTGCAATTAAGAGGTCGGTATTACGTGATAATACTGCTAACGAGTAGGAGAACGAAAGAAAGCAAGGAGGTCGCAAGGTATACAACTCCTGTCTCAATGTTAATAACAGCCCTTTGAGTTTTTGGTGTAACAACACACAATCTTAATTATTATGAAAGGAATTTCAAGAGAAGCGCATAAAATACTACTTAAGCGTTGCCAAAGTGGTAAACATAAACTGCGTGAAAACAAATTTGGTGTTGTATGGTGTGTACATTGTGGACTACTATCCACATCTGTTGGAAACGTTTCAATGCTAAAAGAAGAAGACAAAGTAGAAGTAATAAAGACTGAAAACTAAATTTTGTTTCTGCACAAATAAGTCAGTAACAATTGATACACAAAAAATGACTGAGAATAATGAAGATAGATAACTTTGACCTTATAAGGAGTATCTTAAAGTTCGAGTCTAATGATGACTTTTACTTTTTACAGATCATACAACGCTCAAAGGATAACCCTGATATAGGAGCTAATAATAGACTAGTAAAGTCTTATTATATTTGTTCCTTAGATTACTTTGATAAGAAAAAGTTCGATATTATAACGTTATGCTATCATTTTCATGCGCGTGCTTATATTCACCTCACTAAGAGGAGTTATAAGGATGTAGCATTGTTAACATTACAAAACTTGGCAGAACGTATTCGTTATGATCAGATGAGTGATGTTTATCGATGCTATGATACTGCCTGTGGTACAAGCTATTCTAAACAAAACAAAACTTGGTTAGTAGATATAGATGAAAAACTTGACAATCGTGCCTTAAATAATATCCTTCTTTTTATTGAACGAGAATGTCAACCTATTGGTCCAAAGTTTAAGGCTTTGATTCCTACAAAAAGTGGCTTTCATTTAATCACAACTCCTTTCGATGTGCTAGCTTTTTCAAAGCAATATCCAAATATCAGTATTCATAAGAATAATCCAACATTGTTATATTACTCTGAATAAAAAAAATAGTTTTATGTTAAAAAGATATCAAAGTTTTTTTGCAGAAGATGGAATTACTAGCACTTCTGCTAATCACTTATGTAACGTAGCCAGAGAGTATGTTGCAAGTGCAAAAGCTGAAATTTCAAGGCTTCGATTTGTAAGAACTAGTGTAAGTTCATTAGGTGCTGATGTTCACCCTGTTATACTTAACGATGCAGTTGGTAATGTAATTGTAATCAGTAAAAATCTTGATAAGATTGCAAGAGTTAATGCTTTTGTTGCATATATGCAGGAAGCTATTAAGGCTAAAAGTGCTGCCTTTGCAGAAGTTGAGAGCATGATACTTTGTACTTATTGTGAGGAGAACAATGTTGAATTACCTGAAAGTCCTAAACGCGATGATAAGAAATCTTTTGAGGACTTCTTCTCCGAGTTAGACATTAAGTCAAAATCTCACTATTATGCACTTGAGGCAAAAGCTGCAATTATAGGAAAAACAATTCATCCTGGCGGAGCATTTCACGAAGCCCGAGCAAAACTATTTGAGGCATACGATTCTCCTGCATATATTGAAGGAGACAAGGTATATTATCGTGAGGTCAATGTGTCACAAGATGATGTTGAGGGACTTTATTTTGAGCTTCAAAGAGAGCATCGCTCAGTTGAGGCAGAACTTAATTCCATTAAAAACTCGATTGAACTAAAAGTAAAAGAGTATAACGCAGCGGTTGATACTAAATATTCTGAAATGTGTAGTAAATATGCTGCTCAAATGGAGTTACTCACCAGTAGGTTTACTAATTGGAAAAATGCAGAACTTAAACGCATAAACAGACTTAAGATTTCTATTCCTAATTCATTGAAGGAAACCTATGATTTTTTAAGTAGTCTTTAGGATAGGTAGATGTAGCTGTACTGTATGTTTATCAGAGCACTATATCTTTTATATAAGATTAAGATCCATTTTTACATATTATAACAACATAATTTATTACTATTAAAAGCAGTTGACAAAAATTGGGGAGCTCTCAAAATTACAATAAATCTGACTTTGCCCTGGCCATTGCTGAGAGCTCCGTCCTTGTCGTCGCCATTGTTATAGCCTTATTTGGATCTTAGTCTTATAACTATTTTAGACTCCTAGGACATGAGTATAAACTGTCCTATTTTTACAAATTTTTTTTAACTTATGGCACAATTACATAAAGTTGGGGATATAGTTTTAATAAAGAATAAATATGATCCAGGATGTGATGGCTCTGATTACGCGTACTATTTTTCAGAGGATATGCTTACAGAGTATGGTGGAGTAGTTTGTACTATTAGTAAGGCTGAGCATCATTATAATTTTGAGAATGTTGATAAAATCCCTGATGATGGTTATCTTTATTCTCTGAAAGAGGATAATGATGGGTGGTTATGGGCCTCCAGTATGTTTGAACCTGAATTCTAAATGAAACTTACTTCATATGATATCTGTACTAAGTTAGGGTGTCTATCACGGTTACTGACTATAATTTGCTGGATAGTTATTATATTAGTTATTAACCTAATATTTTGGCTCGTAAAATGCTAAAGAAACTGAGTCTTATATTTATAAGAATTTCACCATTCTTATTAGCATGTAGTATATTTATCAAAGTTATTTTGTTTTACACCTGTGTATCACCAGTAATTACTGAGCTAATAAATATTATCACTGAGGCTTATATAATTGTTGGACTTATTATATTATCTTTAACATTTAAGTTCTGCATATATCACAGAATCTTGTTATATTGTATTCTGATATGCTATATTATCTATAGCATAATGGTGTTACTTACATCAGGTTTGTTCATAATGTCTTTATTTGCCTTTTTGGCAATAATAACACTGCTCATAATGATATTATCTATATATGTTTATCTTAATAATAAATAAATGTTTAATATGAAATGTAAGATTGAAATAAAATGTCCTGACGGATGTGTTCCAAAGTATGATCCTAAAACCCAAAAAATAACTTTTTGTAAGAAAGTAAGACTTGAAGATGTTAAGACATTTGAAGATGTTCTTGATGTTATGAACATATCTAAATCCTCTATACAAGCTATAGAAGAAAAAATTCCATCTGTTTCCCTTATAAACAAATATAAGTGTGATCTAATCTTATCAGCACTTCATTCAGTTGAAAATTATATTATTCCTAATGACTTAACAGTAGGAAATGTGTATTATCCTATTCCAAGATTCTATAAGAAGGGTCAAGAACCAGAACATAAAGATAATATTATAGGAATGTTCCATCACAAGAGAACAACTTACGTTCTTGTTGGTGGCCGCGCTGATCATGGTTCTGCTGGGCTTGGCTGTTTCAATTCTTATGCTGGGGTTGGCCGCGTCTGTACTACTGTTGGGTTCCTTCCTTGTGCCACTCGTGAAATAGCAGAACATTTTTCTAGATATTTTGGGAGATTTATGTTTGACGCTTTATATGCTGATAGAGTATCATATACCTTTCTTAATGAATAAATAATTTATAAGAATTCCTTGCAATTGTTTACCCTTTAGTTTATGTCTCCTGTACTTTCAGTTTTCGAAAATGGGGTTGTCTCTTATTCTTTTAACTTAAGTGAGAATCAGCGTGAATATATTATGTCTTTTGTAGATTATACTGTAGAGCAATATAATGCTATTAGTGAAATCACAGGGTTAGATACAGATTATCTTTCCAAAGGTAATGTAGACTACTGGATTGAATATTAATATAATTAACTTGTAATTTTAGTTTTTTATTTTTATATTTGCAGTCTATTCTTATGCGAAGTAAAGTAATTTTATGAAAAAGAAGTTTTATGTTTTGATTTTCGATCCAAATGGTAAAGATTTTATACCCTATGATATACTACCATATTTCAGAGACACTTATAACAGGTGTAAAAAGAGTATAAAACCTAAAAACTATGAGTCATTAAGAGATTTCATTTTAGCACAGTCTCTTTATCAGTTCTGGAGTAGATGTGAATATGAAATAATTCTACAGTCTTGGCCTAATGCAGATAAATCTAAAAAAATTGATGTGCATGACCAAATAAAAATGAATATAGATGTTATTTCTTCTATTCTGTGGAAAGAATTCAATAACGACCCTAAGTAAATTCTGATGTTAATTAGAATAAAACGGCGTAATAACTCTTAACATATAAATTGATCATTTGTATGGAGTTTCTGTGGCAATAAAAATCAGACGTGTAAACTACGATAGTGTTTATTGGCTCCTTAGTTTATTTAGTAAAATATGGGCTTTGTAACCCCAAGAGGACGGGGCAGAACCGTCAGGAGCCTCAATTTTGATAAATATTTTTCACTCCTTAGCTTAGTTGGTAAAGCCATGCACTTTTAATGCATAGAGGCCCAGTTCGATCCTGGGAGGAGTGACTTAATATCGGAATCATGGATTTGAGTTCCGATGAGCCAACTTAGTGCTGAAATTTATAAATTTATATTTTAGTACTTTCATAATTTTCTATAAATAGACCTATATAGAAAAGTACTGTAATCTGTTAAGACCTTAAGAATCAGACGTTAAAGAAAAAAGGTATCGAGGCTGAAGAGCCTTGCGATGGTCTAAGTGCCAAGGAGAGGTAGTCCTGTTGTCTTGGGTTAAAGATAGTATGAATTAACATACCAACACCTGTATTGAGAGATACAGACGCCTACGGTACACACTAAGTAATAACCTAATGGTGTGTGAAGCAGTTAACTTAAAGTCCTAATTAATAGTCCCTACCAACCATTAGACAAATATTAAAGGATAAAAGAAGTCTTTAGTTAATGTTAGCTAGATTCCATAAAACAGGACTGGCACTTTTTTATTGATTTATAATTTTCATTTATTCACATATTAATCTACCCTAACATGTTTTCTAAAGTTAAATTATTTTTTAAAAATGTCTTTAATTATAGAACAATTCTTTGTGAGGATCATGACTATGACTTTGCATATCTCTTGATTTTGGAAAGGTATAAGTTACAGAGAATGATTAAAGTGTTTAAATATTATGGAGCTATAAGGAATACTCCGTCTAGGCATAATCCAAAAGTTAAATGGTGCAAAATATGTGTAAAATTATTAAATATTATTTTGGAAGATGATACTGCATTAGAATACTACCGTGAAAATTCTACCCAAGAGAATCATTTTCCAGCTAAGTTTAAGTTAATTAAATATGTTAATATATCTAATTGTGAAAGATTTGGCTGGACCAAAGATGACTTTAACTCAGATTCAAGGGATCTTCTCAAAGATTCTTTAAGACAGAAAAAAGCGTTATATCTTTATAATATGATACGTTATAACTATATATACGAATGGTGGGACTAAGAGTATTAAAATTTATCAATATGAATAAAATCTTAAGTATAAGAGAAAATTTTCCTAAAAAACTAACTAACGGTGATACAGGGGAATTTTTTATAGAATATAAAAACGGGGATGTATTGACTATTCCTGGGGTTGTTTATGGAGACACGAGACTAGGAGCTGGCTGTTTTGTCAATTTTCAGAAACTTCCTAATAGTTTTATTTTTGATGAGCTTAATGTTAATAGATATAGTTTTATTAAAAAGTATTTAAATTTAAGCCCTAGGAGTGGCGCATGGCCAGAAATGGATAATCTTGGTGACCTAAGGAAGGTTATTGATCTATTGGTATGTTACAGTGAACTTTAGAAACTACATTTAATAAAAGTTTGGGAAGAGTACTCAAGAGCTTTAAGAGGATGCACTTGAAATGCATTAGACCGTATGAAAAACGGTGCGTGGGTTGGAATCCCACCTCTTCCGCTTAAAATATATTATTATGGATGTAAAAGATTTTTTTGAAGAATGTAATGGAGAATTTAATCCTCCTCATGTAGAGTCAAAAATTTTAGGCATTGAATTATCTGGTTATGCTCCTAAGTATAGAGGGGGTTGTATGGCAGTGATTCCTTACAATGAGAACTTTTTAATAATGAGTGAGGATGATGATAATTACTTCGATAATACCTTAATTAATTATATAGAATTAATAAATTACAGAGAAGTTTTATATAATCTTTCAAAGAGTATTGATATCACAATAGATTTTAAAAAAGATGTTACTAGTATAAAATATATACCAGATAGAGAGTCTTTTTATAATCATGATTTTTCTCAGGAAGGATTATTTGTCTCAGTAAAAGATAGAGAAAATACACAATCTCCAATTGTGACCATAAAAGGTTATATTAATGAGTCTTTTTCTATCTACTGGACACAATTTAGACTGGATGTAATTAATAATGTAATTAACCGATCTTTCAAATAATGTTTTTTAATGAAAATAATAAAGAAATTAATTTTAATAATCTTGATAATTCTTAGTGTGTCATGTGGAACAATAAAGCCAAATATCATGATAGGACCAACTGGAGATATGCAGAAAACTTATATTGAAAACATGGAGTTTACAAATAATGATAGTAGGATATAAAGGCTATGCTAGTATAGTTTAGGGATAAAGCGCTGCCCTATTATCCTTTAAATAAAAATCAAAAAGGTTTTTGAGGTATTGGTGTTAGTGATAGCATATTAGATTTCCAATCTAAAGGGGAGGGTTTGAATCCCTTATACCTCTCAATTATAATTAACGACTACTAAATCCTCACGCAATAGCTAAGCATTTTAGGCCAAGAAACAAAAAGAGTACTAGAAAATACAGATACTCTAAGAACAAATAACATTCTTTACTATATTTAGTTTAATTACATGAAACATACATTAATTGTTATAGATGTACAGTATGATTTTTATCATCCTGCAGGATCTCTATATGTAAAAGGTGGTGAAAATATCCCTGGTAAAATTAAAAGTATCATTCCTAAGTTTAATGATATTATTTTTACACTTGATTGGCACCCAAGTAATCATTGCTCTTTTAGAAGTAACAATGGACAATGGCCAACACATTGTGTAAAATATACATATGGAGCCAGTCTGCCTTTTGGTCTTTTATATGAGGCTAAAAATAATGCACTTTTTTACCACAAAGGAATGTCTTCTTCAATTGAAGAATATGGTGCATTTGGAGAATTAGCTGTAGGCAACGAACTCCTTATAAAACAACGTATCCAAGATAACGATTCCATATTTGTAGTTTGTGGTATTGCAGGGGACTATTGCGTACTAGAGACTATTAAAAATTTATTAAAACTTGTTCCTAAAGAACAAGTTTTTGTGTTTTTAGATGGTATAGTTAGTATTGACGGTGGTGAAAAACTAAATGACTTTATTCAAGAGCACAATTTAAAAATTTACTAAGATGATAATTAATAGTATACTTGAAAATGATCTGTATAAGTTCTCCATGGGGTATTATTATCAGAATATATATCCAAACTCAATTGGAACTTTTACATTTAAGGATCGTAATAATACTACTTACACAGATACTTTTGTTCATTTATTAAAAGAAGAATTTAAGAACTTATCAAAGTTGTTTCTTCAAAAGAGAGAGTTTGATTGGGCTGTTAAAACTATTCCCTATATTCCACAGTGCTATTGGGAATGGCTACAAGGGTTTAGGTTTGATCCAAATCGTATTAAGGTATGGATTGATGATGAAAGTTGCTTACATATTGAAGTTACTGATCTTATGTACCGTGTCACGATGTATGAGATTCCAATATTAGCAATTGTATCTGAATTAACTCATGAGGGTACATTTGAAGGCACTGTTGATAATGTTATTTCATCGCTTGACGAAAAAATTCAAATTGCAAAAGACCATAATTTATTTTTTGCAGAATTTGGAATGAGACGTCGTTACTCTTCATACATTGAAGATCTAATTGTTAGACACTTATCTGAAAAATGCTCTACTTTTGTAGGAACTTCTACAGTTTCTCTTGCTATGAAATATAATGTTAAGCCAATTGGAACAATGGCTCATGAACTTTTTATGGCAACCGCAGCTCTAACTTCTCCTAAAGAAGCAAATTACATTGTTATGGAAAATTGGAGTAAGGTATATGACGGAGATCTTGGAACTGTGTTAACTGATACCTATACCGTTGATACTTTTTTACGGGCTTTTTCTATGAAGTTAGCCAAATTATATGATGGTGTAAGACATGATTCTGGAGATCCAATTGAGTTTGGAGAAAAGATTATTGCTAAATATCAGTCTTATGGTATTGATCCTATGAGTAAATGTATTGTATTTAGTGATGCTTTAGATTTTCCAAGAGCTGCAAAGATTAAAGAGTACTTTAAGGGACGTATTAAGGTTACTTTTGGTATTGGAACCAATTTAACTTGTGATATTCCTGGAGCTAAGCCTTTGAATATTGTTATGAAGTTAAAGAACTTCCAAGTAAATTCTCGGCAGCCTATATATGGATGTGTTAAGCTATCTGATGTACCTACTAAAGCTATTGGAGATCTTAAAGACATTGAAAATTATAAATATCAGTTAGGAATTAATGGATAAAATATATAATAATATAATTAATCAACTTAAGGAATTTCAAGAACATAATCATGTAAATGGTTATGTTCTTGGTGTTTCTGGAGGAAAGGATTCTACTGTAGTAGCCAAATTATTGGTAGATTCTATAGATAAGGAAAATGTATTAGGTGTATTAATGCCTAATGGGGAACAGAAGGATATTGAAGATAGCAAGAAAGTTTGTGACTTATTAAATATTGATTATACTATTATAGATATTTCTCATATCTATCGCAACGTTCTTACTGGGATTCAATCAAATTGGAATTCAGATATTCCTAATATATGGGGAGGAGCTACAAAGAACGGTAGAAGTTTGTTACTATCTGAAAAAGCTCTTACTAATGTTGCTCCTCGTATTCGTATGACTATTCTATATGCTATTGCTCAGTCTTTAGGATATTTAGTTGCAGGCACTGGAAATTATTCTGAGCAGTTTATTGGTTGGTTTACTAAATGGGGAGATGGTGCTTGTGATATTAATCCTATTGCACATTTAACATGTACAGAGGTAATTGAGTTAGGTGATTATCTTGGATTACCTTATGAGTTAATCCATAAAACTCCTGCTGATGGTTTAACTGGTAAATCAGATGAGGAGAATTTTGGGTTTACATATGCTGAGTTAGATGCTTTTATTTTAAAACAAAGAGAATTTTTGAGTGCAGGTAGATTATCTAGCCCTTATACTGAATTAGAAAAGAAAATTTTGAACATGTGTGATATCACTCGTCACAAGTTTCAAGTTGTCACTTTAGATAATTTTAAGTTTAAATAATATGAGATATGGACTTCTTTTTGGATCTTTTAATCCAATTCATAATGCACATATTCAAATAGCCAATAGGACTATTGAGAGGGGACTAGCCGATATTGTATGGTTTGTGCCTGCAAAACAAAATCCATTTAAAAATTCATACGAGATTAGTGATACTGATAGACTTGCAATGATAAGACAGGTAATTAAATATCCCCTTACTGATTGCTGTATGGTAGAATTTTCTGGAGAACTAGAATCTACTAAAACATATGATGTTTATCAGTATATTAAATCTCATTGCAGTCCTAAAGATAGTTTAGTTATTATTTGTGGTTTGGATACATACACTGAAATACCCAGTTGGTATCGTGGAAATGAACTTTTGAAGGAAGATTTTCTAATTTATGGACGAAACTCTTCTGATATATCTTCTTCTTATATAAGAGAAAGAATTAAGTCTGGACAAGATTTTAAAGATCTTGTTCCTGAGTCTGTTTATAAATATATAAAATCAAATAATTTATATGTTAACTCTGCAAAAACTCAAGGAGCTGAAGCAAACTAATAGAGAAAAACCTGTTATTTATAAACTTTTAGCTACAATTATAGGTGAATGTGAACAAGTTTCGAAGAGCCCTTCTAATAATGAAATTATAGATATACTTCAGAAGATGTATAAAGACAATAACACTACTTTGAAAGAGTGTTCTGAAGATAGAATTGATCAGATTCAAGAATTAAATGAAGAGAATAATTTTATTTCTCAATATTTACCTGTACCACTTACAAATGAGGAGTTATCTGCACTTATTGGATCTCAAATGTCTGAGGGTAGGAGAATGCCCGATATCATGAAGTATCTGAGTGCCAATTATAAGGGACGCTATGATAGTAAAAAAGCACTAATGATAATTAATTCTCTACTATAATATAAAACCTAGTCTCATGAAAAATTTTTCTATAAGAATAGATGACAAAGAATATTGGATTTCTCGCTCTGTAGCAGTGGTAGCATTATTATTCACAATTGATAAGGATGAAGACATTTGCATCTTAGCTAATAGACGAGGCTCTGGAACACCAGACTTTCAGGGCTTGTGGAATTGTCCGTGTGGATATCTTGACTATAATGAAACAACTCTTGAGGCTGTGCGTCGTGAAGTTTTAGAAGAAACAGGTGTTATATGTCCTGAATCTATGAAACTTATGGGAGTAGACTCAGATCCACAATCTAACCGACAGAATGTCACTATTCATTACTGCGGATTTATAAAAACTCCAGTAAGAGGAAAACAAGCTGGTGGTGAGAAAAATGAAGTTATAGATATTAAGTGGATTAAAATAACTAAACTCAGCAATTATCACTGGGCTTTTCATCATGATAAACTTATTATAGAAACTCTTAAAAGACTTATGAAAAATAAATTCTCTTTTCAAAGTCAAGGGGATTAAGTTTATTAAAGTATAGTCTTAATACTAATAATTTCATAGTATGGCATGGATATATAAAAATAAAAGTGGGAATTTAATGTTCTCAAATACAAAGCCTATAAAGAGATATGCTTATGTATTTAAAAATTACCAAATACATCCTGATGATGCTGAGGTTTACTGCTCTACAAAACCTCCTTATGAGCATATAAAAGTATTTTTTACAGAAGGTTCCTTTAATACTTCTGGATATTGTTATCTTTATGATGAGTTTGAGGAGTTTCCTCTGAAACGCATTTATAAAAGTGAATGTACTTTTGAAAATGACTACTATATGGGTTTTCCTGTAGAATTTAAGTCTGAAACAATTGCTGCTTTAAAACCTATTGTTGATTTAGAAAATCTTACTGTTGAAGACGGATTAATTGAAATATAATGGAAAAGGTTAAAATTAATAATCATATTAAAGAGGATCATGTTCCTTTATACAGTCCTGAAGGAAGTCTAATTGGAATTATAGAAAATGAATTAGCTTTTAATGATGTTCGTATTCAAATTATTGAAAATAAATTGAGTGGATATTATATTATGTACAAAGGTCAGAAGTGTCTAATAGGTACTAATGGGGAATTAGAAACTTGGCCTAATGATTTATATACTACATATACAGACCAATTATTAAAAATGATAAGATCTTAGGTATGAAATACATAAAAACATACTGTCCAAATTGTAAAAGAGAATCCACTCATGTTGTTTGAACGAAGGATGGTTACGGTGCGTCTGGTACCGCCAGAATTTTTACAAGTTTGCTTTCTTTTGGTACATCTAATTTAGTTTGTACTACATACAGTAAATGTATTAGTTGTGGAAAAACTAAACAGTTATAATTATGAAAACACTTCTTTGGGTAGATGATGCTCGTAATCCAATGGAAGATGACTGGATGAATTTCAGTCCAATTGGGCTGAATTGTAAAGTAATATGGGCTCAATCTTACCAAGAAGCGATTGATTTTCTTGAGAAAAAATGGCCTGATGCAATTTGTCTAGATCATGATTTAGGAGAAGAGAAATCTGGATATGATATAGCTAAGTATATTGTAGACCGATGTATTAATGAGTGTAGAGAACTGCCATTGTTTGCAAGTCAGTCCGCAAATCCTGTAGGCAGGGAAAATATTCTTGGCCTACTAAATAGATATAAAAAATTTATAGAAAGTTAAATTATGACCCCCTATGTTTATATACGTGCAAACAAATTTTCTAAATGGTTTCTTTTAAAATATCTTAAAAGGAAAGGTTATACTTTTAGAAATAACATGACTCAGGAACATATTTTTATCAATCCTTATGGAAAGTATGCTTTTTGCATGTGTGAACAAATTATAAATATTCCCCAGGTACAATCCTGGGCTGAAATAAATACTAAATCCAAGCAAATCTTATATTCACTTTCTAGCCAAGTATAAAGTTATCTAACGATCAATTTAAAAAATAATTAAATAAGATGAATTCTGTTATACTTTACTGTCATAAATGTGGTTGCTTTTTTGAACTTGTTAGAACAATTAAAGATTCCAATGGAAATCCAATAGGAGTTTACAAATGCCCTAGATGTAATTCAATAAAATATGCATAATAATAAGTTGTACAACGCAAAGGAAAATAGTATTTGCTGGGAGTTTCTTTTGAATATTCCAGAGTTTAAAAAATTGTCTGAAACTCCTCAAAATTCTCTTTGGCATAAAGAGGGAAATGCCTATATCCATACCTGTAAAGTTGCACAAGGTATGTTAGACTATATAGCCAAGAGTGGTGATTTAAGATGTACTGACTATGACTATCGAGAAATTTTGGTACTATCAGCTCTTTTACATGATATAGGTAAGCCACTTACAACTGTATTAGGAGAGGACGGTCTTTATCATTGTAAAAACCATGCAATCGAAGGAGCTTGTGTTGCTGAGAAAATTTTAGACAGATATGTTCCAGGATTTCAAAACGAATACAGAAGAGCTGTAGTTTCATTAGTGAGGTGGCATATGCATCCCCTTTATATACTAAAAAGCAAAGATCCCAAAAAGTCTATACTTAGATTGGCTAACAACCTAGACTGTATTGATTTTGATTCTCTCCTTTTACTCAAAAAATGTGATTGTGAGGGATCAGTCTCTGAGATAGATGACAATCATAAAGAGATTTTAGAAGATGTTAAAAATCTATATTATGAAACGTGTAGTTATCCCTCTGGAACTAATGTCTGGATACTCAAACTAAAGGACTCTGACTCTTGTATCTATAGCCCAGGACACCACCCAAATGGAATTAATTCTGGATATCTCACTCAGGGATGTTTGGCAATGCCTGTTTCTATTGGTTTTAGAACCTGTATTGGACTAGGATTTTCAACATCTCCTGTAACAAAGATTATAGATAAAAATCATTTTGAAACTAAAAATTCTGTATATAAAATAACAACAGAGTTTCCGTTTGGCTCAAAATCTTAAGGGTTTATTATGAGGTTTTATTATATTTTTATTTTTTAATATGAGTAAGTTTATTAGGGGAAATCAGCTTGAGAAGTGTATAAGAGAGGAAGAGACCTCTATAAAGAAGAAAAAAATTAAAAACAAAAATCTTAAGGATTTTGAATACCAAGATCCTAGAACAATTAGAAAAAATTAATATGACATACGGACTAAACGATATTGGTATAATACCTGCTAGAGTAACTAGAGTGGAGCATAGGTCAGATTGCAATCCGTACAACTTTGACAATATGTTACCTCTTTTTACTGCTCCAATGAATTCCATAGTTAATGAGTCTAATTATGAAGTGTTTATACAAAATAAGATAAATACTATTATTCCAAGAGGAGTTAACTATGATGTTAGAAAACAATTATCAACACAAACATTTGTTGCACTGAGTCTTAGTGAATTTGAGTCATTTATTGATGAATTATGTGCACTAGACTACTTTACTGATATTAGATATATTTGTATTGATATTGCAAACGGACATATGAAGAAGCTAATAGATCTTTGTTCTAAAGCTAAATCTATCTTTGGCAGAAGATTAACGCTTATGGCAGGAAATATAGCAAACCCCAGTACCTATATTGATTATTCCATAGCAGGAATTGACTTTGTTAGAGTGGGTATTGGTGGAGGATCCGTATGTACTACTTCAGCAAATGTAGGAGTTCACTATCCAATGGCATCCTTGATCAAAGATGTTGTAGATCAAAAGTATCTTATTAACAAAAATATTCAGGATTCCAAAAATCTTGGACTTCCTTGTAAGTATCAAAGTGTTCCATTTATTATTGCTGATGGAGGGTTTGACAATTATGACAAAATCATTAAAGCTTTAGCTCTTGGATCAGATTATGTAATGATAGGGAAATTATTTGCTCAGTGTGAAGAAGCCTGTGGAGAAGAAATTACTAGAGTTGTTCCTAAAATGTGCCCTGAAACTATATCAATCGATGATGATCATTGCATAAAAACATTTATCCAAAAGCAATTTTCCGAGAGATATCGTGTATATTATGGAATGTCAACTAAAAGAGCCCAACTAGAGATAGGAAATAAGAGTCAAAAAACATCTGAAGGTATAGAAGTAACAGTTCCTATCGTGTATACCCTACAGGGGTGGTGTGATAATTTTATCAGTTACCTAAGATCTGCTATGAGTTATACAGACTCATTTACTCTGGAAGAGTTTCAATCAGCTATATGTAATCTTATTAGTTCATCAGAATATTTATCTTATTATAAATAATAAAATTATGTTAAAAATTAATGACAAAGTTTTAATTAAGAAGTTAGATGTATTAACTAAAGAGGGACATCTTCAACTTGTAGATGATCTTCCAGATACTTACATTAATCGTGAAGCTTCTTATGTAGTATTTTCAGATTTCCCATACTTTGGAGGTGAATACACTATTGATGATATTGATTCCGAAGATGATACTATGCCTTATTTTCTGTCTTGTGGAATCTGGGCTCCCGAGTTTCTATTAACTCCCATTAATGACCATAAACAAGAAGAAGTAAAGGAAGAAAAAGAGGCAAAAGCAGAAGTAAATCCTGAGAATGAAATCATCATAAATGCTTTTAATAACAGGCCATTTGGAGCTTTATTTATGAAGCTTATTAAATTAGACCGCAAGATTGCAGAATTCTCAGATACAGCTTTCTCTAGACTTAAAAAACATGAATCGCAGTATATAGCAAAGCTTCTACAAGATCACGGTGCTGAAGTAGTTGACTATAACAAGTTAACTCAAAAGGAACTTTGTACATATTGTTTCACTCAGACGCTCAAGTTGAATGTATAAGTTAAGAGTCTTTAGTCCAAACAAGAGTTGCTCTCCTTTACGAGGTATTCCTTTTTACAAGAGGATTTTACTTCGTTTAGGGAGCACCTCTCCTTTAAATTCTAAATATAAATATTTAGAACTTAATACTATTAAAGGAGTTAGAATATCTGCAAACAAAATTCTTATGAAAGAAGCATTTGACAGATGTGCTATTAATCATAGTGAATGGATTAACTCTTCTGATAAAAAGGAAATTAATAACTTTTTTGAAGACAATAAAATACTGATAGTAAAGCACAGGCATTCTTCTAAAGGAAAAAATATTTATTATATTGATAGTAAAGACAGCCTTAACAGTTTACTCAGCAAAATTAATCCCAAAAGTTTTGTTTTTGAAAAATACTACTTTTTTCCATGGGAATATAGAGTTCATGTTGATGTTAATCATGGATGTTTTTATGCATGTAAAAAGGTCCTTAACGAGGATGCAGAAGTACAATGGCATAAACATGCTAATAATTCTTCTTTTGTGTTAGTGAAAAAAGACTCCAAATTACCAGAGTGCTGGGATAATATAATCAGGGATTGTATACTAGCTTTAAAGGAAATGGATCTTACTATAGCATGTTTTGATGTTTTGTGCAGTAATAACAAATTTATTATTGTAGAGAGTAATACAGCTCCATCGTTAGCCTCCTTTGGGTTAACCTATTATATTAATCATCTAAAAAAATGGTATGATTCTAGACTTTAATTTTAAAAACTATAAGTGTAGGTATTTTATAGGCAATCAATTGTTTAGAGGACTTTGTTTTAGTAGTGGCTGTGGCACAGGAAAATATGGAACTAATAAACAGAGATCTCATGTTACTATTATTTGGTCTAAAGACCAAGAAGACTTAAACTATTGTTTTTTAGACAGAAAAACAATGCTAAACTATTTTTTGGACTTACAAAGAGAATTGGGATTTAAGTTAATATCATTTCATGAAAATAAGTATGATTATAACTTACAAATTAGCATTGTAGCTAATAAAAGGTGGTTTGTATACGTCTCTACTTTTATACGTTACGTATATGAATTTCCGTTTTCCTTAATTACATACTGTGCTCTGCAAAACAAAGATAACTTTAAAGGACTACAAACCTCTCATATTATACAATTTTATATTGCTCTATTTTATAATGGAGCCCAATGTCATAATCATGGGGGGTTTAAGCATGCTTTTAGTAATATGAACTGTAAGCAGCAGTTTAGTATGTTAAAGAACAATTTTAATGATTCAAAACACTTAGTTTGTCTCAAAGATGTTGGATTGTTTAATATTAAATATCTGTCTAAGATAAATACTAAATGCTTGCCCCAGATTGTAGAGAAAATTAATAATATAGCAAATAAAACCTGGATTAGTAATGAAAAAAATATATGTCGTTGGTAATTCTTTAAACTATTCAAAGTTTATAGACTCGCATACTCTTGTTGATAATATTGAAGATGCTGATATTGTTCTCTTTACTGGAGGAGAGGATGTTAGTCCTTCACTATATAATTGTAGAAAACATCCACTGACTCATTCTAACTTAGAAAGAGACAAATATGAAAAGGCTATATTTGAAAAAATAAAACCTAATCAATTAGCTGTGGGGGTTTGCCGTGGGTCGCAATTTATCTGTATAATGAATGGAGGAAAGCTTATTCAAGATGTAACAGGGCATGCTATTGGACACACTCATAGTATATACGAACCAAGTACATGTAAAGAATATGAAATAACAAGCACTCACCATCAAATGCAATATCCTTTCGATCTTCCTAAATGTGATTGGACTTGCTTATTTTATAGCACAATTCCTCTATCTCGTAAATATGACGGAGATAAAATAGGTGAAGTTCCTTATGAACCAGAAATAGTTTTATATCATATAAAGGGACTTCCTAAATGTTTAGCAATTCAAGGTCATCCAGAATACATGAGGCCTGAGTCTCCTATTATCTTACGATTAAATGAAATAATCAATAGCCTTTTAACAGATGAAAATTAAAAATATAACTATTGGGGCTGACCCCGAACTGTTTATTATAAATACTAAAACAGGCTCTCCTGTTTCTGCAATTGGTATAATTCCTGGGAAAAAAGACAGTCCATACACTGAAGGAATGCCTAAAGGGTTTGGAGTGGAGCTTGACTGTATACTTGGAGAATTTAACATACCTCCATGTAATTCTAAATCTGAGTTTGTAGAGTCTATAAAATATATGAAACAGTGGATTCGAGATTACATTAAAAATATTAACGAGGATCTTGACATTTGCTGTGCATCTGCAATGACAGTACCCGAAGATCAGCTTGCAGATCCTGACGCTCATGTTCTAGGTTGTGATCCATCGTTTAATGCATATACAGGAAGTATGATGCCAAGACCAAATAAATATCCTGATAATGTCAGAAATGGTGCATTTCATATTCACATTGGAACTCAATGTTCTGACCCTGATGTAGTTTGTAAGATAACTAAATTTTTCGATCTATGTTGTGGGGTACCCTCAATATTGTATGATAGAGACACCTTGAGAAGAAGATGTTATGGGCAAGCTGGAGATTTTAGGTTTCAAAAATGGGGGCAAGAGTGTAGATGCCTGGGTGGTTATATGCTCAATGATCAATTTCTAGAGCAGATATATAATGGAACTATTCTTGCTATTGAAATGTTTAATGAGGGGCTTCCGCTTCCAGATGGAGACCTAGTACAAAAATGTATTAATACTTCTAATGAAATTCTTGCAAAACATTTAATTGAACTGTATAATATTAAATTTTGATAATAATATTAAATCTAATTTTTCATTTTATATATGATAATATAGATAGTGATTATTTAGATAGGAGATATACTACAGTGATAAATATTTGTGAAATAAGTTTTTATAACATGATAATATATAATTTAAAATGTGTGGGCTAGCAGGAATAATATCTACTGAAAAAACACAATTTAACGTAAACCACTTTAATGTTTTAGGAGCTCTTAATGACGAGAGAGGTGGGGATAGTTGTGGAATATTTATTGATGGAGAGGTAAAATATGGTATTAAAGAAGAAAATTTATTTAGGAATTTTACATGTGATATAAAGTATCCCAAACTAGCTTCAATTGCTCTTCTTCATTGTCGAAAGGCATCCCCTGGATATCCAGTAACATTATCTCAAGCACAACCTGTTACAATAAGTTGTGATGGCAAACTTGAGTTTGTTCTTTTACATAATGGTACTATAAATAATATTCAAGCTCTTGCTATAAAATATATACCAGAAATAAACACCCTGGGACAGTCTGATTCTCAGATATTAGCCCAAATAATCTATCAGAAGGGATACGATGTTCTTGAAGAATATACTGGATGTGCAGTACTTGTCATGGTAGACTATCGAGAGGGCACTCCTCGTGTACTCTTATTTAAAGGATCTTCTTGTTATAATGAGCCAAAAAGTGAATCTGAAAGGCCTCTCTATTATATGTGGCATGATGATAAACTTTACTTTTCTTCGATGTTTTGTTCTTTAAATTGTATTTCTAATAATACTATTATTTATAACTTTCCAACTAATAAATTGTGCGAAGTTCATGGAGATAAATTAGTTTGTATTAGAAAAATTAACAGAAAAAAGTTAGTTAAGGTTCAACCTGCTCTTTATAGTTATGGAAGTTCATATTATAATTCTGTTAATGATAGTATCTACTATGACGAGAGAAGTGGGCTTTACAAGATAAATGGAAGTAATGCTCATGGTATATATAATGTTTATCCATCTGGATGGTTAGCTAATAGTAATTACAAAAACGCAGTGGCTGGTAATACTATTCCATTTTTTAATGGTCGTTTACTTATAAATAGTAATTGTTATGAGTTTTTAAACTCTATTGATGATCTATTTGACAATAGTGTGTTATACACTATATGTCCACAGGTGGTTGATTATTTCTCCTATGGGCCAAGAATTGTTGGAAATAAGTTATTTAAAGTAGACGAGCATTTTAGATATGTTGAATGTAGAGAGGGAGAGTTTATCACCCTGTTTATGAATGGCAATCTTAACAAAGTTAGTGATGGAAAAGTTACTAGTAAATATATCTATCCTTCTGAAGCAATTGCTAAATATAACATGGCTTCCAAAGGTGTAATCTTTGATTTTAAAGAGTTAGAAGACCAGGTACTTAAGTTTATAAGTAAAAAATTAGTTGATCAAGATGCTGTCATTTAACAATACATATAAGGAATGGAGACTTCCTGATTTTTCTACCATAAAGGGAATTGTGTATTTTTCTCCTGTTTATGTTGAATTTGGGTACTTTACAAAATCTCCAGATAATATTCCTGTGGAGTACAACGGAGAGTTGAATTACATAATGTCCAAGGATTGCTGTACTGCTCCTATTTATTGGAATAATAGTGGTGGATATTATACTTTTAATAGAAACAACGCTAATAATCTTAAAACTATTTCCAAACATAGTTTTTTCTATCCTATTGATAAATGCTATAACTTTTCCAAGTTAGCATTAAAGGCACGTAAAATTGGCATTGTTCCAGAGCTTGAATATAAATTCATACATGAGTTTACTTTCGGGATTGAGTATGAAACCTCTGCTGGAAATATTCCATGGTTAGAACTTCTTGAAAATAATTTGGTACCTCTATATGATGGGTCAATTACTGGCCATGAGTATGTAACCTTTCCGCTAACTTATTTAGAACTTCCTTTAATAAGAAAACATCTTTCTTTACTTAGTACTTATACTCTCTATGATAAAAATTGCTCGTTACATGTTCATTTTGGAGGGTTCCCAATAAATTATGAAGTTATAGATCGTATGTGTAAATTTTGGAAGTATTTTCAGTGGGACTTATTAAACTATATGCCTTCCTGGAGCTATTATGTAGAGCGATATAAGTCTAATGGAAAGCCCTATAACAGACCTCTGACTGTATTTAATTTAAAATCCTTTTATAATAATTATACAGGTAATGAATATACAGATGATGGTAGCTTTTTCTTACCAAACAGATATGATGAAGAGGAATTAAAAAAGTGGGAGGTTCATGGGAGATATTATAACATGAATATTATGCACCTAATATCTGGAAACAGTCATAAAACAGTTGAATTTAGATTTCTTAGGCCTACAACAAATTACTGTGAGATTAAATGGTATTTACTTGTGCTTGGGGCCTTTCTAAAATTTAGTATGTCATCTAAATGTATTCCTTATAAGGAAATTACTGTGGAGAAGGTTATATCATTTGTATTTCCTCAGACAATATCGGATAAATTAATATCTGAGGGTAAGAAGTTATATCATTTGCATAAGATACAAATTAACAATGGGGATTGTCCTGGAATAGATGCAGACCTAAAAAATCTTTATTTAAATGTATGTAATTTTTCAATATAAATATTAGGTAATTTTCAGATTTCTTACTATCTTTGCTGTATAACTAAAGATAGTTAAATAGGAGCTTAGTGTAATGGTAGCACAGCGGTCTTTGGCAAATTTTATAGTATAAATGTATGAAATGTGAATGATGTAATCAAGAATTTGAAAAAACAAGAAGTAATAGAAACAATGTAAGATTTTGTTCTAGAAAGTGTTATTTAGAGTATCATTCTAGAGAAAAATATGAAAGATATTTAAAAGATAATTCTATTGCATATGGTTATCAAAATATGCAAAAGTATAAAAAATATTTTCTAGAAGAACAAGACTATAAATGCGCAATATGCGGAATGAGTAATACTTGAAATAATAAACCTCTTGTTTTTATTTTAGATCACATAGATGGCAATGCAGATAACAATTATCGAAATAATTTACGGTTAGTATGTCCTAATTGTGATTCACAATTAGATACTTATAAATCTAAAAATAAGAATTCTGCAAGAGCCAAATACAGAAAAATTATAACTATAAAAAATTCGGAGCCTATTAGTGGAAACACTAATAGTGGACACGATGATAACGTTGAATCCTTAACAGATAATGCTGATGGTAACGACGTCGGAATAGAAGAAATTCTAGCCGCGAACGAGTAGATAATCGTGTACCTAAGTCGAAAGATATGGTGAAGACGTACTCTAGACCACAAACGAAAGGCAGTGAAAACTGTAGTGGTAAGCAAAACCGTAAAGGGAGCCTCCAAAACTCCAGGTGAGGGTTCGAATCCTTCAGCTCCTGCATAACTAATTGAATATTAAGGCATTAGGAAACTAATGCCTTATTTTTTACCTCATGATTTTAGTTTAAAATATGAATGTTAGTAGAATATTAAATAGATATGGATTTATATTTCCAAGAAATGTTGATCCTTTGTACTTACAGAGTTTAGTTGATATAGGATCTTATCCTATAATAATTAAAATTGTTAATAATAAGAGATATGTTTCTATATTTAATAATAGCAAGGTAATATTTTGTGATCCATTTACATATGACATATGTTTAGTTAGTGACATTAAGGCAATATTTTCTATGATAGAAGACCTGTTTAATGGAAAGTATAAATGTAGATGGTTTAAAATTAATATAATAGAGCCTTTCTCTGATAGTGCAAGGCAAATAATACTTGATTTTTTTAATCATATGATTATAAATGTTGATAAATAAACTTATAACTAATGCTGGTTATGTTATTGTTTCGTCTGTTGATCCAGCAACAATAAAGTATTTTCTTGACTTAGGAAGTATTCCTATTGTAGCATTTGAACTAAATCTTCATACTAAGGGAGCGCTTAATGAGGTTGAACCCATAATTAATAAAATTTTTACAATTTCATATTCTGAATATGGTGATGTAACTTCTGATTTAGACTCCAATTTTCCTTCTAATTTTAGACCCCTTAACCTAAAGGAGATTAAGACCCTTTATAAAAATATAGAATACTATATTGGGAAATCAGATGTAAACTCATTTGCTATTAAATATTTAATTAACACTCATTTCACTTACAATCTGATAATATCAAGAGATAGTTTATGTGAAAAATTATAACAAAAATTTTAGGTTATATTATTTTAATTTTGATTATCTGATGCTTACAAGTCAAAATTAGTAATTTAAATGAGGCTTTAGATAACTCAGTTAATAATGAAAAGGCATATGCCGCAGAGAACTCGGGTTTAAAAGAGAGTAATAGAGTTTTTAGATTGTCTATTAATCAACTTGAGTATTATAAAGATTCTTTAATGAAAAAAATGAAAGTAGTTGCAAATGAAAATGGTATAAAAGATAAAAAGATTAAAGCCCTTCAGTATCAATTAGAGCATTTTAGTAAAAAAGACACAATTTTTATCAGAGATACTATCTTTAAAGATCCTGGGTTTATACTAGATACTTGTTTGGTTGATGAATGAAACAAGAGTTGCCTACACCTTGCTTATCCTGGAACAATTATGTTAAATAATATATACAAAAATGAGAAATATGTCACTCTTGATTCTCACAAAGAGCCAGTAAAACCTAGAAAGTGATTCTTGCCTCGTTGATTTACTCGTAAACATATTGTGGTAGAAGTTCTAATTGTTGACAAAAATCCATATGTTTCAACCCCACAGCAAAGATATATTGAAATAATTGATAATTAATATGGAAATTAAAGTAAATACTAAATTTGAAATCGGACAGCCTGTATATGTTTGTCGCAATACTATTAGATTTAGTAAGGGAAAATTTATAAAGGTTACAATCCCCAAAGAAACCCCAATAAAAATAGAAGGTATTACAGTTTTGTGTACACTCAAGGAATCAGTTATATTTTATAACTTTAGGCTTTCTAATGGATGTCTTATATCTTATTCTCAAGATGAAGTGTTTGAAACACTAGAAGATGCTAAAAATATGTGTGCCTGTCATGAATAAATGAATTGATCTTTCCAGAATAGGAAAAGAAAAAGAAATTGAATTTAGCGAGTTACTTTTATCTGAATACGGAGGAGAAGTACTAAAAAGTTCGAAAGAAGATGATATGTATAATCATATTGATATAATATGAACGTACAAAAATAATAGTTATAGTTTTGATATTAAGGGTGCTAAGAAAGCTAGTAGATCTGATTACGTTCCTGATTATAATATTCATTGAATTGAACTCCAAAATGTTAGAGGTAACTTAGGGTGATTATACGGAAAAGCAGACTATATTGCTTTTGAAACTCTAGATGATTGGTTAGTTGTAAAGAGAACTGATATTATTAATTTAATTGATAAGAAAGTAATAGATAAGTTAATATCTAAGAGTAAAAATTTCTACACCTATTATCAGAGAGATAACAGACAAGATATTGTTGTTAAGGTGCCAACAGACGACTTACGTAGAATTGCAAGAAAAATTTTATTAAAAAAGGTTCATTAGTTTAATATAAGTTATTCAAGATAATAATTATTTAGACAAAGGGTTTTAATTATGTCAAGAAGTCGCAAACTCCCAATTTTTAAAGAGAAGGGATTAAAAGGGATTTATCATAGGATTGTTAAAAGAGGAGTGCGAAATTATTTAAAGAGTAATTTTTTAAATATGCAGGATGAAGATTTTGATTGTGTGCCTCCTAATTTTAAATCCATAATTAGTGACTATGATTATAGTGATTATACCATAGATTTGTATCATAAGCACAAAAACTGGGAAGATAGTTTAAAAAATAAGTTATCAAGGAAATAAAAAAAAATATACATTTTTTAATATTTAAAATAAAAGATATGAGTAAAGTTGTTAAGTACTATTACAGTAGACCCATAGCAGAGGGAACTATCTGTGTGAACCCTTTTAATGACAAGGTGGTAGTTTTTAATCCTCGTAATCGTAGACGATATACTATTGCTGCTATTTATGATGATGATGCCAAAACTATTAAGTTTGGATTGGCTATTTGTCAACCTGTGGATAATTTTTGTAAAGCTACTGGTAGAGCAATAGCTGAGAAAAACGCCCAAGAAAAACCATTTCATGTTATTGAGGGATTCAATGGTCGTAGAAATGATTATGCAGATGAAGTTATGACTATTATGATTAGGAAAGAACAAAAACTTCTTAAAAAAGATAATCCTAACCTTTTTAATCCTAAAAACTTTATTGAATAATGATTGATTTTATATTCAAAGGCACTATCAATGTAGACATTGGAGATAAAAACGTGTTTTTAGAGGATTTTAACAAATTTTTGAATTCCAAGAAAGCATCTTTTAAAGGAACTATAGAAGTTAGAGAATTTGAGGATGCTGAAGTTGTTGATGATTAGAATCTACACAGATGGAAGTTATAAACCCACAACTAGCCAGGGAGGATATGCATCAGTAATAACTAAAAACAATAAGGTACTTAAAATTTTATACTATGGGTATATACATACCACAAATAATAGAACTGAGCTAATGGGAGTATTATATGCATTAGAATATTTTAAGACTCCTTTAAAACTGGAAATATATTCTGATTCAAGTTATATTGTAAATAGTATTAATAACGGGTACTTAACCAAGTGGATTACTGAACATGATAGTACAAAGAAAAATATGGATTTATGAACTCGTATAAATGATAAATTACATTTTCATAATGTAAAGTTTTTTTGAGTAAAGGGACATAATAATAATGAATTTAATGAACTTGCTGACTGTTACGCAAACATTGCGGCAAGAGTAATTAATCCAGAGGAAGATATTAAAAAAGTTTAAATATGAATAATCAGCTAATAGTAAAACGTGTTGGGAACCATTGGTACCCTTGTGTTAATCATATGAGAGGATATATTGACGGATTTGATGAGAAGATTGATAGATATTTATCAATTTTGGATATAGCAAATCTAGGAGAACTTACTATTGAATTTGAAAATATTGGAGTAGAGTTTAATGGTATAAATATTATTTATTTTAATGAGCAAGATATTACTAGATATTTAACTACTGATGATGTCTTTGATCTTAGATTTGTGATTAATAATCATGAATTTACAATATATTCAGATATCTATTGGCTATTAGAAACCCAGTTTAATTTTAATTTCCACAAGGAAAGTTATAGAATCCATATTTATTAGCTAGATAGTAGAAATACTTTATACTTTAATTTTTCTTCAACTATGATTATTAAACAAGAGGCAACAGACCCTAGAGAACCAAAAGATATTAGCAGAAGAGAGTGTACTTTAAGTAAAGAAATTCAACAGTTATTGCTTCGTCAACTTAAACATGAACTGCAAAATCATAATGCATATATGAACTTTGCAAACTATTTTGGAGTTAGAGGGTTTACAATATTGGAAGAATATTACAAACAGCGTGCAGACGAAGAATATTTACATCATTCCTGGATTCGTAAGTACCTAAATGAGAATGATGCAGAATATATATATCCCACTATTGATCAGTTTGATAAGAAGATTAATAGCATGGAAGACCCATTTGATATAACTGTAGACTTGGAAATTGAGACTACACAGATGATTGATGAAATTATTGAACAAGCAGCCTCTGAAGGAGACTGGGCTACATTTAATTGGCTAATGGGACATAGTGAGGAAACTGGACGTCTACGTGAAGAACAAGTAGAAGAAGAGTCTATCAGTCGTACAGCTAGAGATATTGCAAAAACTGAAGGTTCTTGGCTTCGTAAGGAGAAGTCTATTATGAACGCATATAAGGGAGATGTAGATTAATATGTCTCCTTTAGAACTTATTAGCCTTAATTTAACTGTCTACCGAAATGATCCTGATTATATTAAAGCTGCATTAAATATTGGCTTAGGAGTATTTGCGTTTGTAATACACGATAATATTAACTATGGATTAAAATTAATATACCGTGTATCTAGTGAAGACCCTAAATGTACTCAAGAATTAGATTTAAATTGACTTCATAGTCTTAATGAATTTAATTTCCATCTTAGTGATATTAAATATCTAGGGTGTGCTTATTCATATAATCATCCTTTTACAAAATATGAGTTTTTCCTAGAAAATATTTGTAATGAAACGTATATAATTACTCATATGCCAATTAATCATGTTAAATAATATATGGTAAACTTAAACATAAAAGATTGCAACTGCACATATGATACATCTCAAGAAGCTGCAGGAAAAGTAGTAGAAGCAATTATTAATTGATGTAATAAATATCAATGTAATAGTGGGGAAATGCTTTGTCAGGATGATGATTGTATGATTGAAAGCCCTTATTTAGTTGCTGATATTATTGATGATATTCTTAAATTTAATTGTGAATACAAAGATTAATTTATCTAATACAATACAAAATATTTACTTTGTTGGTGATGTTCATTCTTCATGGAACATAGTTACTTATTACATTCGTCAATATAAAATTCAGGATTCAGTATTCATATTTTGTGGAGATGTTGGAATAGGATTTGAGCGATTAAATCATTATACTGATCATGTAATTCCAGAATTACATAAAGTATTAAAAAAGTTCAATGATATATTTATTTGGATAAGAGGAAATCATGATGATGTTAACTATTTCAATAATCAACTTATTAATACTAATTATATAAAGTGTGTTCCAGATTATTCTATAGTCAATGTATGTAATCATAATATCCTTTGTGTTGGAGGAGGAATATCTGTTGATAGAAGTTTTAGAAAACAAAATGATTCTGTTAATATAGTCAGATATATGAAGTATCATGGTTGTGATTACAAAACAGCAGAATTAAATGCTCTTAAAACATATTGGGAAGATGAACCAGTAATATACCAACCAAAAGTGAAAGAACATATTAATATCATATGTAGTCACTCCGCACCTTCATTTTGTTATCCCTATGATAAGGGGGATATTGTAATGGAGTTTGCTGAGTATGATCATGATTTGATTAAGGATATTAACAAAGAACGGTCTATTCTAGATAAAGTATATGAAGACTATAAAGACGAAGTAACTCACTGGTATTATGGCCACTTTCATAAGAGTCAAACACAAACTATAAATAATACAGTGTTTAAGTTGCTAAATATTGGAGAAATTTGTAGACATTATGTCCCCATCAATAATAACAATATATAGTAAAATACTTGTAGTTCAAGAAGGACAATACCGAGAAATTGTTGTAGAAGATCTTAATAGAGATCCTACTGATGATTTAAAGTATGTCTCATTAGTACAACTTCCTAACTGAAGTACTTCTGATCCTCTTAATGTTGGAGATGTTGGTTATATCCAATTTCAATGTGTGGAGGGAGGAGTCACTACATGATTTAATAAAGTTTTAAAAGATTTTGAAATTTATAATTATACAAATAATTACATTATAAATTTCTTTAAACAAAAAGATATATGTAAACAAGACAAATTTTATTTTGAATAATATGCGTACAGAATTTGGTGAAAAACTACAGAATGCAATAGATTCTATTGAATCTCTTACATGGAAAGATAAAAATGGAAATGAGGTTAAATTAATGGCAGCATCCCCTGATGATCTTAAAAAGTGATATAAACATTGCTTTGAAATGCTGTATAATTCTAATCCATGGTCTCCTGGTAAACTACAAATAAGAGAAAATATCCATAAAACATGAGATGCTTGTAATACTGAGCTTTTTGTAAGGTATCTTTTGCACGAATGTGACACCGAAATAAAGACAAAGAATGATATTCTAAATCATATCAATAACCAGAGGCAAGCTTATGATGAAGATATACTTAATAAGTCTATCTCTATACTGTTTAATGGGCTAGATCCTATATTTGAAAAAGTTACAGTAAGTCGCCTTATGGATGCTTGCTTTGATAAACTTGGTGTTTTAAACAGAAAAATGATAACTGATAAGTTTATTTTAGCTCAAGGTATATGGCTTACCGAGGATGAAAAAGTTGAGCTAACTGAAACTTCTGAGGATGGTAAACCTAGAAATAGATTAGAGGTTATTAAGGAGAGGCTATGTTTAAATTCCAATATTAAACTAAAAGTGAGTCCTACGGGACTGTCATTTGCTGAATTTAGGTCCTTGGTTCAATTAAGTGCTCTTCCAAAAGTTTCTTCCTTACCAAGTATCGCTTTAAGAACTCTTAGAGATAAAATTCTTTTGTTGTTAGACAATGATTTAAACTATCATATTAATAAGTGGAATACTCTTATTAATAATATTCAAAGAGTAGCAGAAGCCAGAAACATTGCACTGCCTCTTGAGCATAATGTGGAATTATCATAAAGTGCATTTATATTTATGTCTTATAATGAATAGAAATGAACGTCAAAGATTGAGTGTAAGACGATGAATTGATGCTGGTGGTAGAGCTACTGTGGTAGGTTGTACGGGATATGGTAAAACCCATTGTGCTATACTAGTTATTGCATCATTTGTCAAAAGAAATCCTAAGTTTAAAGTGCTTATTGGAGTTCCAACGGAAGTCCTCAAAGAACAATGAAATAGAGAGTTGGCTAAAAACCAACTCTTTTCTGTCTGTAAAGTGGAAATTTTTAATACTATTGTAAAAAACAAATATGAGGTTGATTTGTTAGTATTAGATGAGGTTCATGTGTGTTCTTCCCATGGTAATCTACATATATTCGACTGTGTAAATTATAAGTATATACTAGGACTAACTGCTACCTGAGAACGACTCAACCACGCAGAGAAACAAATTGAAAAGTTTTGTCCAGTCTGTGATACTGTAACTCTAGAAGATGCTTTAAAAAACAACTGAGTATCATCATACTGTAAGTACAAAGTTCTTATTGATGTTGACATGACCCAGTATACAGAATATAATGCAAAATTTCAGAGACTTTTTTCCTTTTTTAATCATGATTTTAAATTAATTATGGGATTAATTAAGTCTCCATCTAGAGCTAAGGCTTGAGCAAAGAGTAACGGAAAATCTGAAGGAGTTGTTAGAGGATGCTGTACTCAGTTTATGAAATATTTAAGAGCAAGAAAATCTTTTGTAATGTCACATCCTAAAAAGTTTGAAGTTGCAAGAAAAATTTTAGCCGCAAGATCCAATTGTAAGTGTATTTTATTTACAGCATCTGTTAGAGATGCTGAACTCTTTAAAGATCTTGGACTAGTATGTCATAGTCAACGTAAGAAAAAAGATAACAAAGCTGTTATTGATGAGTTTAATAAACTGTCTATAGGGCTTATAGTAAGTCCTCAGGCACTAAGGACGGGAGTTGATATAAAAGGACTTTCTGTGGGGATTTCCTGCAGTTGCAACTCATCAGAACTTCTTAGTTATCAGGAACTTGGAAGGGTGATTAGACTAGAAGAAAACAAAACAGCTGAATTTTTCACCTTGGTTATACGAGGGAGTGTTGAGGAGCAGTGATACAACAATGCAAACAGGAACCAATCTTATATCACTATAAGTGAGGACCAACTAGATTTAGTACTTAATAATCAAACTATATCTACTAGACCAAAAAAGGGAATAGTGGATCTTGATAGTAGGTTCTAATTGACTTCATAATAGTAGAGTTTTTTAATGCAGTTAGACACTATTTTAAATATAATGTCGAAGTACAAGTTAACCGCTGATGAGATTTTATTAGTCTATTTAACTTTTATCTCACAAACTGAAAATGGAAATCCAGAGGATCATAAAGTTTACTTTAAAAAATGATATGATGGAGGAGGAAAAGAGCACTTACGAAATCTTTTTGAGTCCTTAAAATTAAAAGGTATAATTAAAAAGAATTATAATCCTAGTATCTATGATCCTGATGAGATAGAGTTTAATCAGAATTTTATTAAGCAATACTTTAAGTTAACTGGAGAACTTGGACAAGAACTATGAAATACTTATCCTTCCGAACTTTGGATAAATGGAAAAACTGTAAGTTTAAAGAATATATCAAAACATTTTAAAGACAGAGAGCAGCTATATTTTAAATATGCAGTATCTATTGGACATAGCTTAAGTAAACATAGAGAAGTATTGGATGTATTAAACTGAGCTAAACAAAACAATCTAATTCATATTCCTTTGGTTGAATTTATAATTTCATGCAAATGAGAGGAATTTAGCGAACTTAGAAGTAAGGGAATACAGGGAAGATCTAGTACTTTTGATATTTATGAAACTGCTTAATGAGTGTAATAGACGATCTCTATAAAAAAATTGATGAGGGCCGAGAGGGGAAAAACATCGGACTAAAAACAGGTCTATCTAAAATAGATTGATACACTGGAGGATTACAAAAAAGTAATTACAAATTAATATTTGGCCAAAGTGGATCTGCAAAAAGTTCCTATGTAATATATACAGATCTATATAGGATACTAAAAGATTATCCTAACAAAGATATCATTCATATCTATTATAGCTTGGAAATGTCTTCTAATGTACTATTAGGAAAACTTCTTAATCTGTATATTGCAGAAACTTATGGTGTGGTAATTTCTTACATGGATCTTATGTCTATAAGAAAGGTTCTAAGTGATCATTATTATCAGTACATTTTATTAGCTAAAGAATGATTAAATTCTATCTCTAATAAGCTTATAATATTTGATAAGGAACTGGATTCTGATACATTTTATGGGTCTATGAAAGAATTATTAAAATCTTGAGGAACATTTACCTGAGTTGATAATGGTCGAAGACTTACTTATACTCCTAAAAACCCAGAAAGGTTAGTTAATGTTATAATAGATCATATGGGTCTATTGTCGCCTAAAAAAGGACGTAATAAAAAAGAGGAAATAGATGAATGTTCAAAACGGTGTGTTTGGTTTAGAGAGACCTGTGGAATATCATTTGATATTATTATGCAGGAGAATAGAAACGCTGGGAGTATGGACAGACGTAAAGCAGATCTCTCAGAAAGTACTGCGGAGGATATTAAAGATTCAGGAAACTGCTATAATGACTGCAACATTTGCTTAGCAATCTATTATCCTCTTAAGTATCAATTATCTACGTATCGTGGGTATAATGTATCAGGAGAAAATGGATTAGGATCCGCTATACGCAGTATAATATTACTGAAGCACCGTTTTGGAAATGCAAACAAGGTATTCCCTTTAGGGTTTCAGGGTAGTATTGGAAAATTTACAGAACTACCTCCTCCCGATCAAATTGATTATTTTGTGTATCAATCTTGAAAAAAAGATGATGAATTTGACACTAACAAAACTAAAGATGTAATTGTGGAAGATGTAAATATAGAAGATAATAAAAGTAAAGCTAAATTTCATTTTTAAAGTATGCCTATTGAGTTACCAAAAAACAAAATACCCGCAGAAACGCAGGATCCTAAGAATTTGATTATTTTTTCAAAACCAAAAATTGGTAAAAGTACAGCATTAGCAAACCTTCCAAACTGCTTATGTGTAGATTTAGAGGGAGGAGGTTATGATTATATAGATGCAATGAAAGTAAAAATTAGTTCTGTAAAAGAGCTAAGAGAATTGTGTAAGGCAATTATTGATGCTGGTAAACCATATAAGTTTATTGCACTTGATACTATATCTCGTTTAGAAGATATGGTAAAACCGTTAGCTTTAAAGTTATATCTCGATACTCCTGCTGGCAGTAAGTTTACTGGAGATGACGTACTAGATGCTGCTATGGGAGCAGGTTATCAATATATAAGAAAGGCTATGGAAATGTGTATAGATATGGTAGCAAAGTGCGCTCCTAACATTATACTAGTATGTCATTCTAAAGATGCAGCTATCGGAATTTCTGACTTAACTACTCGCCAAATTGATCTTTTAGGAAAGAGTGGTCGTATCTTGGCTTCTAAGTCAGATGGAATTGGATTTATGAGTCGAGACGAGCATTCCAACACAATTTTGTCATTTAATACAAATGATACCTCTATTGAAGCTGGAGCACGACCTATACATCTTCGTAATAAGGAAATTGTTTTAGGAGAGATGTTAGAAAATGGAACTATAGAGTATCACTGAGAAAGAATTTTTCCGTCTTTATCTAAATAAATAATCATATGCTTAAGGTATCCTTTGATTTTGAGGAACATTTAAAAACTGTAACTAATGTTAAGGTAGTAAGTATTCCATCTAAATATAGTGATATAGATTTGCCAGTTATTGAAGTTGGGGATAATAGACTTATTATTTCTCCAAAAGCGATTAAGCTGATGAATCTTCATTATGGAGATAAGGTTTCAGTTAATTATATACAAAAAAATAACGAGATGACTATTCCAGTAATAGGTAAAGCAGAAACGTTTGCAGATCCCTCTGCTGGAAATAAAGTATCAAAATCTAATACAGTTTCCTTTAAGGGAGCTCAAAGAACCATTTTAATGAAGTATGGTCAGATATTCAACATAAAAGTCTATGAAAAATGGCCAAATGTATTTGAAATGATCCCAATAAGTGAAACTGATATTAGTCAGTCTGATCCAAACTTAATTGATGAAAATAATAATTTAACTTTAATTTAATTTATATATAATATGAGTATGTTTAATATGGGAGGCGTTAAAGACGCTAAGGTAGTATCAAATGATTTTCTTCGTGCTGGAATTCATAATGTAATTTTCAAAGGAATTGATAAAGCAGATGGAATTAATGCTATAGAACTTCGTTTTGAGTCTGTTGAGGGAAAGGGAATTCACAATGAACGAATATTTGAACCTAGGTCTTCAGAACGCAGCCAAAGCCAATATGGAATAAATCCATCTGAAGCAGAGCAGTTTATGTGTAAAATTAAGCAAATTATCGACGCTTTGGACCCAGATCTCTCTCACAAAATTGAATCTGATGGAGATAAGTTTGTGGCTCCAGATTTCGACTCGTTTATAACTCTTCTAAAGAAGTATCTTGATAAGAAAGTTGGAACTCAGACATATATTAAGTTAATTCCTACCAAAGGTAATTTTGTGGGATTTCCAGGTTTTATTGCTAGAGTAAATAAGGATGGAAATATTTATATGACTAATAAAGTCATTGGAAATAATCTTATCTTAACTGCTAAAGAGAAAGCCACAATTGATAATGTAGAAAATGCTAAACCTACTGATATGGGTCAGCATAAAGATGAGCTTGATGATTTAAGAGAAGAATATAAGGAAGTAGAAAATAATAACTACGAAGATTCAGAGGATCTACCGTTCTAGAATTTAACTTAGATGGAATTTGTACTAGAACCTATAACAATTACAAAGGAATTAATTCTAGATAGAGTTAATGAAGAAACCTTAATGGAGCATTACTTAGGAGTCCCTGTTAAAAAGGGACTCCTAAGATCTCCACTAAGAAATGATAACAAACCAACATGTGCTTTTTATCGTAGTAAAAAAAGTGGAAGATTGGTATTTAAAGATTTTGCAGGATTCTTCTCTGGAGATTTTGTATCTGTGGTAATGTATAAATTTAATTGTTCTTATGGAAAGGCTTTGCAAATAATTGCAAATGATTTTGGAATAGTTCACAATAAGAACCTAGTAGTTAATAAACCGTTAATAAAGTATTCTAATACAAAATTTGAAGATTCTACAGATGCAGTCATCCAAGTAGAAATAAAAGACTTTGATAAATATGAGTTAGAGTGATGAGAAAAATTTGGGATTGATTTATGTACTCTAAAAAAATTTAAAGTATTTTCCTGTAAGAATGTATTTCTTAATAATAATTTGTTTCATCTGTACAAAGAGAATCAATTAGTATTTGGCTACTATGGAGGTATAAGAGAAGGGATTGAACGCTGAAAAGTATACTTTCCTAATAATAGAAAGTATAGATTTATATCTAATTGAAAATCTCTAAGATTACAAGGTTCACATATGCTACCTAAGTCAGGAGAATATCTTGTTGTTACAAAATCATTAAAAGATGTAATGACATTATATAACTTGGGAATACCAGCTATTGCTCCTATATCGGAAAATTGTTTTGTATCAGAGGCTCAGTATGATCGTCTTAAAGAGAGATTTGAAAATATAATTTTACTGTATGATAACGATCGCCCTGGATTAAGAGCAATGATTTCAATTAGAAAGAAGTTTCCTGAGGTCATTCCAATATGAATACCCTTAGAGTATAATGCTAAAGATATATCTGATTTTTATGCTAGATATAAACGTGATAAAACTATTGATTTAATTGAAAAAGCAAAAGGATACATTAGAGAAAAAATTGGTAAATATGAGAAATTTAAAGAGATCTAGGGCAAGGGGTATAGCTTATGAACAACAAATTGCAAAAGAGTTAAGAGGACTGGGGTTTGAAGGTGTAGTAACTTCACGATCTGAGTCTAAAGCTATGGACGATAAAAAAATAGACTTAATTGATCCGACTAATAAATTATTTTTTTATTGTCAACTGAAAAAAACCCAACAATGTCCTAATTGATTTAAGATAGAATCTGAATGTCCTCTAAAAGATAAACCTTTTATTATTTTTTGAAATGGACAGATTCCTACTGAAAAAACCTTTAGATCTTTAGGAGAGATAGTTATGCTTCCTAAAGCCTTTTTTTATGAGTTGATTAAAAACTATGGAAATTTGTAAAGTAGAATTTATTAGTAATACAGGGCAAAAAATTATAATTGACTTTAGTCTTGATGAACTGGGAAATTTAGAGTATAAACCATCTTTTGAGCCCAAAGTTAATCCAAAAACAAACCTAGGTCTGGCAGGAAAGTTATGTGAGATATTTATTACATCTTTAATAAATAGTAGTGATGTAGAAAATACACAACTAGATAGCAGCAAATCTACAAAGAAACTTGAGAGTTAAGTATAACTTAATACTATAATAGAGTAATGGAAATTAACTTAAATGATATAAAATTATTTCCTAATTTAGATACTATTAAGCGTACAAAAATGTCTGACCAGGAATACTTTTCTGATAAGTATAAGGATTATATTTCAAACTCTAGATTAAAGCTTATTAATCCTAATCAGAATGGATGTCCCAGTAAATATAAAAATGGATTTACTGGTGAAATTACAACTTCTTTAGTTATAGGTAGTGCTATACACGAACTTTTATTACAGCCTGATGAATTTGAACTTGGTCCTGACTTAAACAAGCCAGCTGCTAAGCTGGGATTAGTAATTGATGAAGTTTTCAGATTAAGAACTAAGAATTTACCGATATATAGTTGCTTATTGGAAGCATGTGATCGTGTTCATTATTATGAAAATGGGCTTCCATTATCTAGAATTAGAAGTATTATTAGGAGTGGATTAGAATACTATTATAATCTTAAGTCTGTAGCAAAAGATAATATAATAATATTGTCGCCTAAAGATAGAGATATCGTTAAAAATTGTATTAATAATCTAAAGTCTAATAAACAAGTTAAATCTCTATTAAGCCCAGTAAGCCTATTTGACGATATTATATATTCCTATAATGAAGATACTTTTTTTATTGATATTAATGCTTTGTACTATGATAAGAATTGTATCCTAAGACTTAAAATGAAAGCTGATAACTGGACTATTGATCCTGAAAGCAAGATTATTACCCTTAATGATTTAAAAACTACAGGGCACCTACTTAAGCAGTTTATGGAACCTGGAGGATCTATGGAAAAATTCCATTACTCAAGGCAATTTGCTTTTTATGTTTGGATTCTTCTTCGCTATTGTGAAAAAGAATATGGATATAATCCAGAGGAGTGAACTGTTAGATGCAATGTTATAGTTGTTGAGACTACCAGTAACAATAGTGTTGGGGTTTATTCAGTTAATAGGGATCTCCTTGATCAGGGACGTAGAGAATTTTGTAGATTATTAAAGATGGTAGCTTATTGTGAAATAAACGGCTACTGTGATGATACCGTGTTTATATAACATGCAAAAACTGGAAATTCAGGCATATTCTTTAGAGGAAGCTAAAATTATTGCGTTTCAATCGGGTGTTACTGTGGTTCAGGATGCCACAAAAGGATGAAAAAAAGCTGGATCCCCTGTTCTTACAAAAGAACTAAGTATGTATGCAGCAGATTTTTTGGAAGAAAAGGGTATGTTCGATTTTAAAGGAGCTGGGATTATTATTACAATTACAGCTGGAGTAGAAGATACTAAAAAGTATCCATTTAGCATAACTAGCACTCGTAGAAAGGGGAGATGTAAACTAACAAGAACAGTAGAAATTAGAACTCAAAAAGACAATACTCTTTTAGGAAGTGCAAAAAATAAAACTGAGGCTATCTCCTTAGCTAAAGATTTAGTAAAACAGTATCAAGAGGATGTATACGGAAGAACAGTGTATGTTTCAAATGATACTGACTTTGAGATAAAATATACTCCTTCCACAAAGGCCCAGTTGGGTCAGTATATAGTATTTGGAGTAGATGAAGCAGATGTTAGAATAAGTAAAAGAAAAAATAGAGGTTTTGAATAATTTCTATTTTCTGATATAATAATTATCTTGATATGTATATAATTAAACGGGATGGCTCTAGACAAATATATAACCCCGAAAAAATAAACAAAGCAATTTCAGCAGCTTTACAAGTATGTCATTGCGATATTAAAAATCCAGTTCAGTTTATCAAAGTAAATGACGGGGATTCTGTGGAACTAATCCAAGATAAAATTGAAAATTGATTAATGGACACCTGTAAAGACGCCGCAAAAGCATTTATGCTATATAGGGCCAGACATAAAAATATTAGAGATTGAGTTTCTAAAAAAGAAAAATTTATAGAAGACTACAAAAAATCTTCTAATACTGCTAATGCAACTATTGATGATAATTCAAATGTGTCTGGAAAGAATATTGGTATTTTAAATGCTGAAATTCATAAATCTGATAATATTTTAATCAGTAGAGGTATGGTTGAAAAAGAACTTAGAGAGTTATATCCTGAGTTTGATGCCAAACAATATAGTCGAGACCTTAATCACCATATTATTTATAAACATGATGAATCTGGTTTTGCTGGTGCAATTGCTCCATACTGCTGTAGCATTACTATGTACCCATTTTTAAATGAGGGGATAAAGAATATTGGAGGACTTTCAGCCTACCCAAAAAATATTGATTCTTTTTGCGGAATGTACATTAATCTGATTTTTGCCACATCTGCTCAGTTTGCAGGAGCCGTAGCTACATCTGAATTTTTGTTATATTTTGATTATTTTGCAAAAAAAGAATGGGGAGATAAGTATTATCTTAACTGTGATAAATTAATTACATCTGAGTTAGTACAAAGACCCAAAACAATTAAAAATCAAATTCATCAATACTTTCAACAGGTTGTATATTCAATCAATCAACCTGCAGCAGCGCGTGGAATGCAAGCTGCATTTGTAAACTTTTCATACTTTGATAAACCGTTTTTTGAAGGAATGTTCGGGGATTTTGTATTTCCTGATGGAACTAGGCCTACTTGAGAGTCTTTAAATTGACTTCAGAGAGAATTTATGCAATGATTTAATGAAGAACGCCTAAAAACAATGATTACATTTCCTGTCGAATCTTTTGCATTAGTATATAAAGATGGAGATTTCCTTGATAAAGAAAGTGCTAAGTTTGTTGCTGAAGAATATGCTAGAGGACATTCTTTCTTTACATATATTAGTGATAGTGTAGACAGTCTTTCATCATGTTGCAGGCTTAAAAACATGTTACAGACAAGGGAATTTAACTTTACTAATGGCAACATGGGAGTTCAAACAGGATCTAAAAGCGTAATTACTCTTAATTTAAATCGAATTATACAAGATTGGTATAAGGAATATCGTAGGGTGGACGGGTTGGATATGCGTACTTCTAGTAAAGAACAGTTAAAACTTTACATAATTGACATTCTAAACCGAGTATACAAGTATCATACTGCATACAATTCACTTCTTCATAAAATATATAATGCGAATTTATTACCTGTATACAAAGCAGGGTTTATTAATTTAGATAAACAATATCTAACCATTGGGATTAATGGACTTAATGAAGCCGCTAATTTTCTAGGAATTGAATGTACTGACAATTCTGATTATAAAGATTTTTGTCAGTTTATCTTTAGTACAATTAAAGAACAAAATAAATTTCACAAAACTAAAATAGAAACTTATAATACAGAGTGTGTACCTGCTGAATCCTTAGCTGTTAAAAATTATAACTGAGATAAAGAAGATGGATATTGAGTTCCTGATAACATTAATTTATATGCGAGTTACATTTATAGGCCTAGTGATAAATCCCTAAGTGTGTTAGATAAACTACGAATGCACGGGTCTGAATATATTGGAGAATATCTAGACGGGGGGTCAGCAGCCCATATAAACTTAGAGGAACATTTATCAGTTAAACAATATGAGCAACTCCTAAAGTATGCTGCACAAGTGGGATGCCAGTATTTTACTTTCAATATTCCTAATAGTGAATGTGAAGATTGTGGGTACATAACAAAACATCCTATAGATGTTTGCCCCAAATGTGGTAGTAATAAAATAAGCTTATGAGATCGAGTAATTGGATATTTAACTAAGATTAGTAATTGGTCGTCTGGGAGACAGATAGAACAAAAAACTAGAGTTTACAATAAAAATATAACTAATGATTAAATATACAGATACTCAGGTTACATTTAGAGAGATTCCCGATGAAGTAACCCTATGTATAAATATATCAGGATGCCCTAATCATTGTGAAGGGTGTCATAGTTTATACTTAGCAAATGACATTGGAACTGAGTTAACATTTAATGAGTTACTAAAACTAATAGTATTAAACAACGGTATTACATGTGTTTCTTTTATGGGCGGTGATCAAGATCCTAAATATATTAATACATGTGCAGAAATAATTAAAAGTAGTGATTTGTCATTAAATGTTGCTTGGTATTCTGGAAAACAAGAACTATCTAATGAAATTAGTTTAAATAATTTTGATTATATTAAATTAGGTCCATATATAGCTGCAAGGGGTCCTTTAGATAATCCAAATACAAATCAACGATTGTACAAGATTAATAATAATAAATTGGAAGATATTACTAATTTATTCTGAAAATAGTTTTAGGTATATGTTATTAAAATTAGATTCATTTGAGTTTAAACAATGTGATTACATTGGTGATATTCCAAGCAAACCAGATTTAGAAATAGTTAAACGCCAGGAAAATCCTTATTATAACAAGCAGGATTTATTCATTAAGGATGGGAATGTTTATCATCCTAATGACAGAAACTATAGTTTTATTAATATTCATGAGTCTTGTTTTAAGGATCCAACATCTATTTATACAGTCGCAAGATTTCATTTTAATGAAAAAAACGATGATTGGGATTTAATATGTTACCAACATATTATTGACTTTAATGATGATGAAATTATTAATTTCAGAGATTTAGTAAAAATGGCATTTAACTATTTAAGTAATTTTTCAGAAGAATAGTAAACAATGGAATATCAAATAAAACCTGGTTGACAACTTAACCCTAATGAAAAAGTTGTTAAAGGTATAACTAAATTACTTGAAAAGAATAACATGGTTTGTCCATGTATCCACATAGAGGATGATGGAGACCTTCACTGTCCTTGCGAGTCTTATAGACTACAAGATAAATGTTGTTGTAAATTGTATATAAAATTAGATAAAAATGAAAATAAAAGCTAGAGAAATAACTACAGGATGCAAATTTGAAGTAATCAAAAAAGGAGACTGGATTGATTTACATGCTGCTGAAGATATTGAACTTAGCTCTCCTCAGGCAGGAGTGCAATATGAAAAAGACGGAAAGAAATTTAGAGATGTTGTGTTTGAAGACAAGCTAATTCCGCTTGGAGTTGCTGTAGCACTAGCTCCTGGATATGAAGCAGTAGTCGTGCCCAGAAGCAGCTCATTTAGAAATTTCAATATAATTCAGCCAAATTCTCCTGGAGTTATTGATTACACATACCGTGGAACCTATGACGAATGGAGTCTTCCTGTAGTAGCACTTGGTCCTGTTCATATTAAAAGGGGGGATCGAATTTGTCAGTTTAGGATTCAGCTAAGCCAAAAAGCTACAATATGGCAAAAGATTAAGTGGTTATTTACTTCCAAAATTAAATTTGTATGGGTAGACAGCTTAGAAGATACTTCTAGGGGTGGATTTGGTACAACTGGAAAATAATGAATTATAAATTATCTAAATTAGAAGAAGTATATAAAGTCAAATTAGATGATACTCAAAAACAAGTATTGTCTGATTTGACTAATTTTGTTGAGTCTGGGGAACAAGAAATATGTTTATCAGCACGGGCGGGAACTGGTAAAAGTTTAATTTTAAGTATGCTATATGACATTGTAGAAGACAATGGTTATACATGTGCTTTTGTTGCTCCTACTAATAAAGCTAAATTAGTAGTCACAGATAGAGGTAATCAACTTAGAAATTCTTTAACTCTTCACTCTTTGTTAAACTTAAGACCTAATATCGAGATTATGGAGTTTGATGCCTCTCAACTATCATTTAATTTTGGTTGTAGTAAGTCTCAGCCATACTATGATATTTTGTTAATCGACGAATGTAGTATGATTAATGATGATCTTTACAATGTTTTAAAGAAGAAATGTAAAGAATCTAAGTTAATTTTCTCTGGAGATAGGAGCCAATTAGCTCCTGTTAAACAAAGGCATATATCTAAAATATTTAATTTAAGAACTCTTGTCCTTACTAAAATACATCGCCAGCCTGAGGGTAAACTGTATAAAATTCTAGAGTATTTAAGAAAGAAACCACTATATCATTTTGAGAATGTATCTGACGAAAATGGAAGTGTTATAATCTGTAATAACATATTTAGCATGATTAACCAGTATAGTTATTTGTTTAAAATTAGTAAAGATTTTAACGATCAGAATCTAGTAAAAATGATAACTTATACTAACAACAGAATTAGTGCTCTAAATCAGATTATTAGAAAAAGTTTATACTCTGATGATCAAGAATATCATATTGGGGAGGTTTTAACAGGATATGATACATGTAACTATATATCTGATATATGTATAAATAATTCAAGAGATTATGTAGTTGAGAATATTTGCCCTACTGTTATTTCATTTGGAACCATTAAATTAAATGGATATTATCTAATGTTAAAAGATAACACTGGTATTAGTTTTCAAATTGCTATTTTATCTCGTAACAATGCAGAGTTTCTTTTTGCTAAATTAGCAGAATATCTAGAAACTAAACGTCAAAAGGCAGTTCATACTAAGAGCTCTAAGGACTGGTCTTCTTTTTTTAAATTTTATAATTCTTTTTTAACTCCAGTAGATTTACTATTTGAAGGAAGAGTAATTAAACGTAAATCATTAGATTATGGATATTGTATGTCTGCTTATAAAAGCCAAAGTAGCACATATTCTATTGTTTTGATAGATATGGAAAACATATGGAGATGTCAAGATAAAGAAGAGCTAAGACAAATGCAGTATGTGGCTTGTAGCCGTACCAAGAGTGATTTAATTATATATCAAAAAGATGGTAATGGTTTAACTAAAAGAAATAATAATGGCTAGTTTTAAGTTTCAAAAGGAAGATTTAATGGCAATTGTGCTCTGTTTAAGATTAACAAATTTCTATGATTCAAAAGATTCTGAGGAATTATCAAGAATAAAACAATTAACCCCTGGAGTAATCTCTATACTTTTGGACATGTGCTTTGGAAATTATAACTCAAATTTAATTTGGAAATTTGCTATTTATCCTGATAAAAGTCAATTCGATTCTATGGATCAATTATATGACTATTTAATTGATCCTTGTTCTAGTTTAGTTTCAGACAAGGCGATTTCATTACAGGAATTAGTAGAAAAATACCCAGAGGTTCAAACATTATTAGAATTAAAACAGTATATAGATGAAAAATATACTTCGTAGAGCTAAGATATTTCTTAGGAGGATACTAAGAGTCCCATATTGTACCTATTTATGTATTAGATTTCCATTCTTATATCCTAGAAATAGATTTTCTGACTTACATTATACTAACTGGAGACTTAAAAGGAAAATAAAAGAATTATATGACAAGGGCACTCTATCTCTAAATGTTTTAATAGCATCTGAGGATTGTCCAGAAGAAACTATGGCAAAATATAGTCAAAACAATGCACAGTCTCCTTCTGGAGAGATTGTTTATTCAATAAAGAATAACATTTCATATTTTGGGCATAATATTTCGGTAGAGTTATTAAATAATACAATTCTAGTTTCTGTTAACAATAAAGTAAAAAAGTACCTTTATGCCCGTGATTATATCAAATCTGGAAAAGTTACTAATGTATACTTAGTTTCCTGGAAGCGAACTGTAGATAACTTTTTTGGAGAACCTGTAATAACTAATAGATATTTTATAATACTATGTGGTGAGGATATAGATCCTCATACTTATAAGACAAAGGATAATTATTTTAATACTGTCTATCTTAGAATTAAAATAAACTCACTAGCCAATTTCAAATGTAAACTTCTAGAAACATTTGAAAAGTATGTTTTACAGTACATTTTTGTGTTGCCAACATATACAGAGCTTGATAATATGCCTACTGGGTGGAAAAAGGCTTTTGGAATTAGAATGTGTGCTGATATTAAAAAAGAGCTAAAGAAACACAATTATCTATATAAGTATAGAATCGCACAGATAAAAGAAAAATTTGGACAACTTAGGTGGTATGATAATGGATCTCCTGAAGGGTGTATTTACCCTATAATAGATAAATATGAGCAATTATCTGAAAAAATCTGTATAAATTGTGGATCTCCAGCTAAATATATAACTAGAGGATGGATTAGTCCTTATTGTGAAAATTGTGTACCTAAAAATGTAAATTCTGATGAAATTAAGTGTTAGTAAAAAAGCTAATGTTAATTACCTTGCTAAGATTGTACAAATTGATTCATTTAGACCTCACCCTAATGCTGAGCGTCTAAAGTTAGCAACTGTTGATGGATATATAATTTCCACGTCAATTGATTCTGCAGAGGGAATCTATGTATACTTTCCTGTTGAGTGTGTTATTAACCCTGATTTCTTAAAAATTAATAATCTTTATAGAAAAGCAGATCTTAACCTTGATCCTACTAAACAAGGGTTTTTTGAGGAATCTGGAAGGGTAAAGTGTATTAAACTAAGAGGACTTGCATCAGAAGGGCTTATAATACCTATCCATGAGTTGTGTAAATTTGCTGGAGAAGAAATTGAAGAGCCTATAAACTCTGTTGAAATGTCAAAATTAGTAGGAACTGAATTTGATACTGTGAATGATAAATTGTTTATTTGGAAGTATGTAATTCCTACTAAAACTTCTGGTGTAGGAATTAATAGTCCAACTAAAGAAAAGAAGAAAATTCTTAATATAGTTGATGATCAATTCCATTTTCATGTTGACACTTTACAATTACAAAAAACTATTCGTAATATTAATCCAACTGATATTATTAACATCTCTTGGAAGGAACATGGAACAAGTTTGATTCTATGTAATCTACTTACTAAGAAAAATCTTTCTTTGAAGGAAAAGATTGCTAAATTCTTTGGAGTTCCTGTATCTGAAAGTGAGTATAAGAAGTTCTGCTCATCTAGAAGAGTTATCAAAAATCCTGAGCTAAATCCTGGTATGACCAAGGGATATTACGATTGTGATATTTGGAATCTTGCCTTCGAAGTATTAAAGGATTACTTATCTAAGGGGCTTTCTATCTATGCAGAAATTGTAGGATATATGCCTACAGGATCTATGATTCAATCTGGGTATGATTATCAATGTATCTATGATCCTAAAACTTATGAGTATTCAAAAATGACTCCTAAACAAATGTATGATGCAAAACTGTTTGACATTATTGTTTACAGAATTACATACACTAATGTAGAAGGAAGAGTTTTTGAATTCTCTACCCAACAAATGAAAGCATTCTGCGAAAAATACGGGATTCATTGTATTAAAGAGCTCTACTATGGAACAGCACAACAATTATTCCCCGAGTTGAGCCCCAATGAACATTGGCATGAGAACTTCCTACAAGCTTTAAGAGATAAATACTTAGAGAGAGAGTCAGTTCTTTGTAACAACAAAGTTCCAGAGGAGGGAATTGTTCTTCGTAGAGAAGTGAGTGAAATTGATGTTTATAAACTTAAGTCAGTAGCATTCCTTGAGAGAGAAACAAAAGAATTAGATAAAGGAATTGTTAATATTGAGGATTCTCAAATTTAATAAAAATATAATATGATGATTACAAACAAAACAATCTTAAAAGTTTTAGAGACATGGCCAGTCGAAGAAGTTTTCCTTGATGTGCAAAGTAAAACTTATACTGTAATGTTTTCTAATAAAAGACTTCATATCGAATTTGTGATGTCTTTTGATAAAGAAGACTCTACTATCTATATGAATATATATAATGAATCTTCACATATAATTTATGCAGATGTAGTTAAAGATGAAATTCAGATAGACTCTGCTTTCTTAATCAAGAAGGCTGCTGATACATGGTTAGCCAAAAACCTAGTATTTGAAGAAGATACTACACATAACTGTTTTGAAGAATTAATCTAATGACTACCGAGGAGATAAAACAACTAAAAGAAGATAATAACATTAAATTTGTTTATAAAATCCCTTGCTCATTGTATGATGAGGGATTTGAGTATATTATTATTGGAAATATTAAAACCTTTAGACATAATAATATTAGATCATTTAGTATAGACGATTGATTTCTTAGAATGTATTGTGGAAGTTTACTTCCATATGTTTGTTCAACACTTCCTAGATCTTTTAAGATTAAGGAGTATTTAAATATATATGAAAAACCTGACTTACTTAAGCTTAGAAAATTTATATTAAGTCTAAAGGACCCAAATGAAATCATACAGGAATCTCTTTGGGGGTTACAAGTCATAAAAGAATCCAAGGTTAATAGACCCGATGCTTTTAAAACTAAATGGACTGAGGCTAAAGCAGTAAATTCGTTCTTAACCTCAGTTGATCCTATTTTTAGAAAAAGCTTACATGATAAATAATTTGATTATTAATAGGGCTCCTCAGGACAAAACTTTACTTGTCTTGATGGGCCCTCCATAACTAGCTTGTGGAAAATCAACTTTTGCAAGAGAATTTGTAAAAGGGAAGAGTACTTGGATACGAGTTTGTAGAGATGATATAAGATTAATGTGCGGAGATTATTGGATACCAAATAGAGAAAATATTATTAATATATATGAAAGGCAAATGGTTGAAGAAGCTCTTGCTAACAATTACAATGTTATTATAGATGCTACAAATTTAAATCCAAAGACACAATCCAAATGGAAATCAATTGCACAAACATTTAATGCAAAGTTGCTATATAAGGAATTTATTATTCCTTATAAAGAAGCTGTTAAAAGAGATAAGAATCGAAATTTGCAGATAGGAGAGGATACAATACGTATGTTTTACAGAAAGTATTATCCTGAGGAACTACAGGTTGATTTGGATGAATTATAAATTACGTTAAAACTATAAAGATGACAAAGTATGTTATTGTAGAGTGACCATACAGTCAAGAATTAATGGAATATGATGATTTTGATTGTCACTCTTGTCTTATTAATGATGAGAGCTGAGTTGACCAGTACGGAAGTGCATCATATTTTGTTGAAGAAGACTGGTTAAAACAAATAGGAAAATGTTAAAAATCTATAACCTCTATATAAAGATATATAATAGTTCTTGTAAACTTAACAATATAGTTCTACAAGATAATCTATTATATTTAAGTATTATAATTAGTAGCTTATTTTAGTGAAAGCAAAAGTTAAAAACTTTGAAATAGATGTTAAACCCATGACTAAGTTTGAGTACAATAAGCAAATTTTAAAAATGGAAACTCAGCATTTGGAAAATAAGAGAGTTGCTGGATTCTACTGTAATTGGAATGGGTATAAATTTTGAATTTCTAAAGATGATTTTGATAAAATCTATATTTTATAGGTATAACAATGATTTACCTTGTAACTAATTCAAAGGAACTATTTACTAATGATACTTATACTATTATAAGTGTAGAAGAATCTTTGAAATTATTAGATCCTCTAAAGATTGTTGGTATTGATACTGAGACTTCGGGTTTGTCGTGTTGATCTGACCATCTTAAAACTATTCAGTTGGGATGTAAAGAATTTCAAGTAGTTGTAGACTGTTTAACTGTGGATGTTTCTAATTATAAAGAATATCTTGAGGATGATTCTAGGTTACAAATTTACGCTAATGCAAAATTTGATTTAACTTTTTTGTATAGAAATAATATATGGCCAAAAAGAATATATGATGTTTATATTGCAGAAAAAGTTATGTGAAATGGATATCCAATTGTACTTAGTCCTGAAGTATGAGAAAGAATTCAAGAGCCTAGATACACTCAAATCATATCTCCTTCTGGAGCTATTTCATATAAGTTAGAGATGAATTTAAAAAAATTAGGCCAAATGTATTGTGGAGTTGATTTAGATAAATCTATTAGAGGAAAGATTATATACCAAGGTCTAACAAACGAAATAGTTAAATACGCTGCAGAAGATACTGCTTATCTAGAAGATATTATGAACTTTCAACAACCTCTACTAAAGGAAAAAAATCTAACAATTGCAGTAAAGTATGAAAATGCATTTATTCTGCCTTTAGCCTATATGGAGTATTGTGGTGTAAAACTAGATAAGGATAAGTGAACCGCTAAAATGAAGAAAGATAAAGAAAGAGAGGAAAAAGCAAGAGAAATGCTAGATGATTGGCTAATTTCTAATATGCCACACTCTAAATACATTTCTAAAAATCTTCAAGGTGATCTTTTTTCAGGTTTTAATACTAAACCTATTGTTACTCTTAATTGAAATAGTACTACTCAACTTATTCCTATATTTAAAAGCTTAGGAATAGATGTTGAAACTGGAAAAGAAGGGGAAGAAAAAGATAGTTTAAATGCAAAAGTATTGGGACCTCAGAAAGATAAATGTAGTCTCATTCCTATTTATCTTGATTATAAAGAAGCGGTTAAATTAACTTCTACTTATGGACAAAATTTCTTAGACCAAATAAATGATGTTAGTGGCAGAATACAAAGTAGGTATCAATCAATTGGCACAGACACATTTCGTATATCATCTGGTGGTAAAGAAAAAAATGGAACTCAGTTAGTTAATCTTCTTAATATTCCAGCAGATGCTGAAACTAGAGCATGTTTCATTGCAGAAAACGGAAATAGGTGGATTAGTATTGATTATTCGGGTTAACAACTTTGCTTATACATTAATTTTTTTTTTAACAAAAATGTCTATAAGATAGAAGACATGATTAAATTAGGAAAATTAATGTATAATAATGCCCATATTTCACTTAAAAGGAAATATGAAAAGTGGCTCGCCTTTTATGAAAATAAAAGGGCAAACGGTATAAATTCAGGGAAAGAGATGGCAATTCAACCCTGAGCCAAGCCTCTTATTAAGAGGAAGGTGCAGAGACTATAATTACCTGCCTAAGTATAATTATAATTATATATGGCAAATGGATAGTCCAATGTGCAAAGCATAGCAAGAAAGCTTTATTATGGCATCATTAGCTAATGATAAAGCAATGATCAAAGAACTAACTGAGGGTAGTAAGGATCTACATTCGCTAACCGCAAAACTCGTATTTGATGAAATTCCAAATGATTTTCCAGTAACTGAAGTTAAATCTAAGTATCATAAACTGAGGCAGTTAGCAAAAGGATACGAATTTTGCTTTAATTATGCAGGTAACGATTCCACTTTAGTTAGAAATTATGGAATATCTCCAGAAAAAGCAAAAGATGTATATAATAAGTACATGTCAGGTTTTTCTGGTTTAGCAGCATATCAAAAATTTAGAAAACAAGACTGGTGGGAGAAAGGATATATTCTATTAAATCCAAAAACGGGCCACAAAGCTTATATATATGATTATAGCGCTTTAGTTAAAGATTACAAATCTTTTCAAGAAAAGGGATTTTGAGATTACTATAGAGATCTTAAACAATCTGATCCAAGAAGTTATACTGTTCAAAAGGTTAAAAACTTCTTTAAAAGAAAATCATCCTCTGACAAACAAAGTGTGAACTATCCAATTCAAAATTCGGGAGCATTATGTTCAAAAGTAAGTCTCATAAATTTCTTTAAATATTTAAGAGAAAATAATTTATTTAATAAAGTAAAGATTTGTGTAACACCTTACGATGAAGCGAACGTTGAAGCTCCTGAAGAAATAGCAGAAGAAGTAGCTAAAAAACTTTATGATTGTATGGTAGAAGCAGGTGCTTATTTTTGTACTAGATGTAAACTAGATGCAGAAATATCTCGTTTACCAGATGGATCATTACCAACATATTGAATACACTAATACAATAGACATTAAAAAAAATGAGCTATGTAGAAACACATATTGGAAGAATACTAGAGTTGAGTTTCCCAGATAACATTAATGATTATTTGATAAATAACGGTATTAACATTAATAATAAAGAACAACACAAAAACTATGTAGTGTATTATGATAGTGATAACCAAATGCGATACATTGTAACTGAATCTAAGAGATTGTTTATTGTTGATAATACCGAATTGCCAAATCAAAATGATATCAATGAGTTCGTAAAAATCAATAACAATGAATATCATTATGTGTTTAAGTTTTACAATGGTGGGACTTACTTTGATGAAATATTAACTGAACATTTAAATAAAATTAAATTTTAATATGAAAGTAAAAGAAATTATAGCAACAATTAATAATACTGATTATTATTCTATTAATACAGCAGTTAAAGCTGCAGAACTCTGTAAAGCAAATTGTGTGGTAGAGAATTATAACTTTTCAAAGCATCGTAATTTTGATATCACTACTAACATTTATAAGTGTGATGATGGTTTTGTGGCTATCACTGGGCTTATTAATGATCGTAGTAAAGTGGGTTATGAAGAGTATAATATTCCTGCATTTGCAGAAGAATATATAGAGATTCCTACTGTAACCTATGCTCCTAAATATCGTCGATAATGAAAGTTAATGAAGTAATAAATCTAATAGAGGATAATTATCCTCTATATTCATTATATAGTGCTGAGGAACTTATTAATAATAAAACTCAAAAAGTTGCCAGTAATCTATACATTGATGAACACAGACATTATGAAATCTCAACAGATGTATATAAATGTGAGGATGGATACATTGGTATAACTGGGCCTTCTAAATTGTATAGTGAACAAAATAGTTGGGAAGATATTGATGAACCATGTTTTGCCTCCGAATTTATTGCAGTTCCAACTATAACCTATAAGCAAAAGCAGTAAACAATTATATGAAGTTTATTAAAAGTAGTTTTGAAATTTTAGACCAAATTCCTAGTATAGATGGTATATATAGACAAATTGAATTAACAGGAAGAGTATCATACAAAAGTGAGGATAAGATAACAGAAGATTCTGCTAAGAAATTTGTAGATATGCTTATTAAGCGGGGGCATACTAGTTGTCTAGAGCATGGTACCGTTTACTTATCTTGTTCAGATGAAGAATTTATTTATCTAGGTTTTAGATACGAATGTAATAACTACTCAAGTGTTGTATGGAAGGAATTTGCCCCTGGACAAAGAACTAGAGTTTATGTAACAACTAATTATCGAGTTTTATATGAAAATAACTGGCTTGATGATTTAAAATATCTTTGTGAACCTACAGAATATCATGAAAAACGAATTACAGTAAAGTTTACTCTTCCAATTTCTATAAGTCGTGAGTTTTGTCGTCATCGTGTATTCTCATTTATGGAACAATCAACTAGATATTGTAATTATAACGTTGATAAATTTAATAACGAACTTACTTTTATTATTCCTTATTGGGCCGATCTAAAAGAAGCTAGATATCAATATTGGGACAATGATTGGGTAGATGCTACAGATAAAAACAGAATTCCTAATACTGTTTTAAAACATTTTGAAGGAGATTCTACTGATATTTTCTTATCTCAGTGCGAATCAGCTGAAGTAAATTATAAGGCCTTAGTTAATAGAGGGTGTAAAGCTCAACAAGCAAGAGAAATTCTTCCTTTATGTACTAAAACAGAGTTAATTATGACTGGTACTGCTGAACAATGGAAGGGATTCTTTAAACTAAGGTGTGATAAGGCAGCTCATCCGCAAGCCCGTGAACTAGCTATTCCTTTGAAAGAAGAGTTCATTAAAAGAAATTTATTAGATGGAAACGATTAAACAACTAATAGAAGAATTTCTTAATTCTGACAATAAAGAATTAGACTTACCAATGACTCCTATTGATAATATAGATGATATTATGCATGAGCTTGGGGTTTTTGAGGATTGGGGTCTTGAGGTTAACTCATACGGAAGCTTCTATAAATCTTATGTCTATGGCCATCAGGGTTTAGATTTTAGTGGTTCTTTAGCTTGTGGTAAATTTACGCTTAATAAAAGATAATATGCCTAAAAATGTAATAATGTTTGAGGTAGATGAGTGGGATGACTTGGTTACATCTACTTATGGAAGAATCTACAGGTTTCAACAACAAGACGGCTGTAAAGATCAAGGAGTTTATTGTTTTACAGTTCCTTTTGCGGATTGTTATGTGGAGGATTATGAACGGGACGAAATTCCAGAAGAAATTAATGGAGAAATAAGAGGAGTAAGTTTCAAAGCATGGTTAGAACGAGATCCTAATACTCCTAACTTTTCAAAAGGATATAAGCATGAGCTATTTTGGGATAGAAATTTTTATCCCCATGTTAGTATGATTATAAAAGATCTTGAGAATAAAGGAATTTTAAAAGAAGGTGAATATATAATTAATATTGATCAGTAAAATCATGTTAAATAAGAATATTATTAAATTTCAGGAAAGATGAGGATTAGGTAATATGCAAGTATTTTCATATGGTAATAGAAAGTTACCTAAAGAGACTCTAATTGTAAACATTACATCTGCAGCTGCTTGTCCTTCTGAAAAATTAGGATTTTGCAGATGTAGTGAAGTATGTTATGCTAAGAAATGCGAACGTATATATAAGGCATATTCACACAAAAATACCTTAATTGAATCTTATATGTATTTATGAGATGATAGGGATCTTAAAGAAATGCTAATGTATTATATACTTTATTCTCCTGTTAAAATCAAATATGTAAGACTTAATGAAGCTGGAGATTTTCCAAATCAACAGTCAGTCAACAGATGATCTAATATTGGAAAATGATTATACAAAGTTTTTGGAATTAAAACATATTGTTACACTTGTAGAGAAGACTTAAACTTTAGTGGAGTTAATTTCATAGTAAATGCATCTTCTCCTAATATTAAGGGTCATCGGTGGTTTTTTTGTGTGAACAAGGATCAATTTGAACAATTACCCTCTGAAGCTGTTAAATGTAAAGGAGATTGTCATAAATGTACCCTTTGTTATAGCAGCAAATATCAAGGAGTAATATATTGTAAACAACATTAGTTAAGTTGTTAAAATAAAATTTAATTAAAAATCCTGAGGTATATAGAATTATAGACTTTCTACCTCAGGATTTTTACAGGTATAAAGTTTACACTTTAGCCTAATAAAAAGGATAGATTATGCAGTTAACTAAAGCATATAAAGAGCTTTTAATAAAAAGGCCATTTTATGGCTTATTTCTTTTAAATTTAAGAAAAAATATCATTTCTGAAAAACATGAAGTTACTACTGCTGCAGTAGGCACTGATGGTATTAATTTTGCGCTTTATATTAATAAAGATTTCTGGGATCAACTTACTGACACTGAGCAGCTTGCTGTGCTTACACATGAGGTAATGCATATATGTTTCTTTCATTTAACAGATGCTTTTAAAGCAAGCAATCACTATCTTATGAATATCGCAACTGACCTCTCTATAAATCAGTTTATAGTAGGACTTCCTACTGGATGTGTTACTCTTGATGGAATTTCAAAATTAATTGGTAAAAATCTTGAGCCAAAAAGAGGAGCATGGTATTACTATGATGAAATATGCAAATTTGCTAAGGATCACCCAGAAAAGTGTATTCCAGGATCAGGAGGAATTTCTGATTTTAGAAGTATTGATAATCATAGTATGTGGCCAGAGAAAATATCAGAAGCTGAACGAAAACTATATGAAAATCAGATAAAAGCTCAACTTAAAGAATGTACCGATACAGTTAGTAAATTCGCTGGAACAATTCCAGGGGAATTAACTGATATTTTGAAAGAAATTAAAAACAATCCTCCTATATTTAACTGGAAAAAATATTTTAGAAGGATAGTTGGAAATGTTATCACTAATAATATTGTGTTAACTAGAATGCGCCCATCAAAAAGAATTCCTGATTCTTTAGGTATTAAATTTAAGAGAAACCCTAATATATGTGTTATTGTAGATACATCAGGATCTATTAAGATGAAAAATTTTGAGGAATTCTTTTCAGAAATAGACCATATTCACAAAACTGGAGTTAATATTACAGTAGTTGAATGTGATACTAAAATAACTAATATATTTGAATATAAAAAATTTAAAAATATAGAATTTAAAGGAAGAGGAGGTACCGATATGACTGAAGCAATTCAATACTACAAAGAACATGGAAATTTTAGTTCATGTATATTGTTTACTGATGGATACCTCTCTACTTTTAATTTACCTTTATGTCATAATTTAATCTGGGTGATAACTAGTAATGGGAATAAATCTCAAAAATATCCAGGAAAAACTATTTTTATACCGTAATAAATATGGAACTAACACTAGCAGAGACAAAAGATATAATTAAATATATAATAGAAAACAATAAAACGCTACAAGCCAAAGGAGAATACCCAGTTGCTGTAAATCTCTGTGGGCAGGCAGGAATCGGTAAGACAGCAATTATCAGACAGTTAGCAAAAGAACTTAATGCCAATTTTATATTTTTATCACTTTCAGAGTTAACAGACCCAGCCGAACTTTGTGGATGACCAATTAAGGAACATTATGTATGTAAAGATGATGACTGTACTTGGATAACAGGAGAGTTAATTGAAGCATATACAAAAGCTGGGTATGCTATTACTAATGAAACTCGTATGGGATATGCTATCCCAGCATGGCTAAAAGGGATAGATCCAAATAAGACAACTCTCTGTGTATTAGATGATTACACGCGTGCTACCCCAGCTATTCTCCAAGCTTGCATGCAGATAACTTATGAACAAGAATATATATCTTGGAAGCTTCCAAAGAATACTACCGTAGTTCTCACTACAAACCCTGATGATGGAAGTTTTAATGTAAACAACCTTGATTCAGCTATGAGAACTAGATTTATCACTTTTAATGTAAAATTTGACAAAAATGATTGGGCTCAGTATGCTGAAAACCAAGGGATTGATGGGCGTGCTATTAACTTTCTTCTTCAATATGGGGATGAATTAATGGACACTTCGAGAACTAAAGAAGCAAAGGTCAATGCACGCAACTTCACTATGTTTGCTAATGTTATTTCTGGTATTAGTGATTGGTCCAAACCAGAAAACTTAGCTCTTATTTTACAAATTTCATCAGGCTGTTTTCTTGATGATGATGATATTGTTGGAGGTTTATTTACAACATTTATCGCAAACAAAATGGATAAACTTTTATCTCCAGAGGATTTAATTTATAAAGATTGGGGGTATGTTAAAAGGATACTTGAAGATCAGCTATATGATGATGATAAATATCGAGCAGATATCGCTTCTGTTATTACAACTCGATTCATGAATTATTGTATCGCATATTTTAAAAAGGAAGGATCAAAGACAGATATTATAACAGATCGTATTCTTAAGATTGTGGATAATGAAAAGTTATTATTAACTGAAGATCTATTGTTTAATTTAATTAGAACCTTGAATAAGAACTATCCTGGAAAATGTAATAAATTATTGTTAAACCCAAAAATTGCTAAAAAATTAATTTAAATGGCTGAGATTTACACTATATTAAATACAGAGTTACACAATATAAAATATATTGGGCTAATAGGTTCTTATGGTAATAAGGTAGATACAACATTAGATCTTGACGCTTTTCTAATACCAAAGTGTTTTGGAAAAGATAATACAGGGGGAACTATTCACCCAGTATCCTGGAGATGCAAAAGTATTAGTTTATATAGTGCTTATGGAATTTTTCTTGGTAGCTCAAAGGATATTCTTAACAATATTAACTCTAAATTAGATCATACAAATATAAATTTGTTTAAGAAAGTTTATTTTGATCCTCAGTGTACATATCCTCGATATAAACTTAGTGTTTTATCTACAATCAAAAGAACTACTAAGATTTCGAATGCAGATACAGCTATAATTAGTAAAGGCTGTGGTTCCTTTGTTGATCATAACTGTGACAGCTATGTTTGTAAAAATAAGAGTACAGATTATTTGATACTGTATTCTAGTAGTGAAAATTGTTACTATTTTATAGATTGGTCTTTAGATACTCTACCTAATCAAATCATGAACGTATACTTGCAAGAATTACTATGTAAGTATGCAGATAACAATCTTACAGGATACCATAGGTTTGCTTCTGCGTTAATAAATAAAAACATTTTGCCTGCTGATTGTAACGAGATTTATTGCGGTAAAACTGTTATTTTAGACTATAAAGGAAATAGGTTTCTTCAGGATCTGTTTACAAAATACACAAAATTAACTTATGATACTGACTTAGATAACTTTTTGACTAGTGGTTTAGAACCCTTAAGTGAAGAATCTATAAGTTCTATAGAAAAAATGATAGCCTCTAGAGATTCTTCTACTATAGAAATAGGAATAAATTTATTATGTAATATTCCTGTTACTAAATATCCTTGTACAATTACAATGCTTTTAATAAGATATGTTGAACCAATATTTAATAGTAACTTATCTAAATCAGTAAAATTCAAGTATATTTTAGATTATTTAGAGATAAGTAGAAAAACTATTTATATTTATTCTTGGAATCTCTTAGACACTATGTATGCTAAGAGTACTGATGAAGACGATAAAAAAATAGCAAGACAATTGATACAGGATAAAATCTCCTTTAGAATATCTCAACTTATAGAGTTGAATAAAAGACAATATCCAAATATGGGATTTGATTACACCTTAATAATAAAATAAAAATGGGAAATATTATTGCAGTCTCTGGGTTAAAAAATTCAGGAAAAGACTTGGTATCTACTATGATACAATATTGTTTATCGGTTCCACGGTGCATGAGGTTTTACTGATTATATAAATTACTATATACCTTTATTATTCCAAAATATGAGATAACAAGTTTTGCCTCTTCTTTAAAAGAAGCCTTGTCTATTCTTATTAATGTTCCCACTGAAAAATTTAATAATAGAGAATTTAAAGAGTCTTGATATATCAAGCTTCATGATATTCATGTTACATCATTTCCAGATAAAAATTTAGTTATTACAGACAAAAAACTAAATAGGCTAATAAAATCTAATAAATTAACTTTAGTATCAAATTATTATATTACAATAAGACAGCTACTACAAATATTTGGAACAGAGATAATAAGGAAATATTTTGGAGATAGTTTTTGAGTATCAAGAACACTATTAAACAGTAACAATGTTATTATTTCAGATATGAGATTTATAGTAGAGTATACCTATGTAAAAAATAACAATGGTATAACTATTTATGTTGATAGACACCAAAATCCAGGATTACATCGTAGTGAGTCTGAAGTAATCGAGCTATATAAAGGAAATAAGTTTGATTATATTATTGATAACAGTAAAGATTTGAAATATTTGTTTAATCAAGTATCTCATATAAGTAATAAACTTTAAGTATTATTTTAATTAAAAATGGCTAATACAGAAGTAAAATTCTGCAGTAATTGTTCTGCAAATAAAATTGAGCATGACTTTCAGGATGCTACATATGGTAAGTTCAAAAGAGTATTTAATGTAAATGAAAAGACAGGCACTAAAACATGTACTGTTTGTAACAGTGGCAAAAAACTAAAGAAATAATGGGAATATTTTTATTTGGAATTTTAGTTGGAATTATTATAGGCATCCTTTTGACTTTTTATAGGATCACAATATTAAATCGTTATGACCCTAACAGATTTGATGAAATTATTATGAAACTTCGTGAAAGATTAAACCAACTAGACAATTAATGAAAGATTATCGTATTAACAAGGAAATTAATTCTGAATTTGTCAGACTTAAGGATAGTGGAGAGTTAATTTCCTTACCAGAAGCTCAAAAGCTTGCTTTAGATAAAAATACTGACCTTATTGAATTATCAACATATATTGATAATGGCCAGGTATCAGTATGCATACTACAGGACTACCAAAAATTTATTTATCAGCAAAAAAAACGTGAGAAAGAGCTAAAAGCAAATCAGGTAAAAACTATAACAAAAGAACTACGTTTTGGAGTGCAAACTGGAGAACATGATTATTCCTTTAAACTAAATCATGCTAGAAAATTTATTACTTCTAAGGCAAGAGTAAAAGCATATGTAACATTCTATGGAAGGGAAATTATGTTTAAAGATAAAGGCGAAGTTTTATTGTTAAGATTAGCTTCTGATTTAGAAGATATTGCTAGAATTGAATCTATGCCAAAACTTGAAGGTAGAAGAATGTATCTAGTATTAATACCTAAATAAAATTTTATTATGTCGATTATTGCTTTTATTATAGGGTTTAGTGTTTGTAGACTTATTGATTATTTTAACCTAGATAAAAAAATTTGGAATTGAATTAAATCTAAACTTAGGTAATACCTAAAATTAAACCCCTTTACTGCTTAACTGCGGTAAAGGGGTTCTTTTTTTTACTCCAATTTATTTCCTATGTATCTCAGATCATTTAACATACCAAAGGTTCCAGCCATGCCATCAAATAAGTTTTTATCTCCTGTAATTACATCAGATGCATTACTATAAATGTTTTTTAATATTCCATAAGCAGGAGGATTTAGATCTCCAAACATAGATGTTGTTAATTGATGAATAGGGCCGTCAGAAAATGATGTATACATTGCAGTTCCAAACATATGTCCAATAGGGCCAAGTTCATTATCTTCAGATAGTCAACAAGCCTTAATTATCATCATTAATATGGACATAAGTATCATATCGTTTAAAAACAAATAGAAATTTGCTCTTTTTGTATCATTTTTTCACAACTCCTGGAGTCCTTTAAAGTCTAATGTGAATAGTTTTTTGCCAAAACTTGCTATTGAGTACGCCATTCCTTCCATAAATCTACCCTGTCATTCAATATATGGCTCCCAGTTATCTCCATCTTTTAAATTTGTTTCAAGATCAATTCTAACATATGGAATGCCTTTTTCATCAAATTCATATACTCTTACAAAGCGTACACCGTCTTCATTAAACTTCTCAGCATACCTTCCTTGATTATAAGTACCTGGTTTTAAGATCCATTGTTCCATCTTAGCGGATAAAAAAGTTCTGAACTGTAACATTAAGGATCCTAAAAACATATGTTTCATAAGCATCTGTGTACTTCTATCATAGTGGCCAAAACACATTTCTGCAAAAGATTTAATACTAGTACTTTCTTGTATTGTGTAGGCTCTTGGTAAGGGATCTCCATCTTGCAAATTTCAACCTTCTTTATTAAATTGTTCCAGCATAGTAGTATATAAAGCTTTTTGCCTTTTATATTTCAACGATTTTTTGTCTGCTCCACTGTCATTTAATAGACTAAAGCGGGCATCTTTTTTAAAATCATATACCAGTTCATCATTTATAATACTATGAGCTTCTCAACAGCCTTCGTGTATCATTTTGGCAATTAACAAACCCAATCGATGATATGCATCTGGGACACGGTTAAAGATATATAAAGTATCTGAATTTATATTTTTAATACCAGATCTTGATTGACTTAATCTTTCTTGTACTTGATGAGGATCCGCATTTGCCATTCCATATTCTACATTTAATGCATCAACCAGTGTTAATGTATTTAAGTTTGTTGTTGACTGTTTAAAAATAATACCTCATGCTTTTGCTACATCTGACCTGCTAAACTGATCTTTTCCATAAGCATTTGCCATAGTTCTACTAATATGCATTCAAATACCTTGCATCATTTCTCGAATACCCGATCTCATGTTTAGACCTAAAGCAGTAGCAGTTGTTATTGACTTTATAGTAGACAAAAACTTATATACTTCTCCCAACTGTTTATCCATAATTGGTTTACCATAAGCGTTAACATCAATAAACTTATCAATATATTCAATTACATTGTCTGTTGCAACTCCATACATCTGTTGATTATATTGTAGTGCTATCTTAATGCCCTGAAGTCTAGGCAAATACTCATTCATTACCTCTTCTGTAGTATATGAGTGTATTACGTTTAGTAATAAGTTTTCTAACTGAGTCTCAAAGCCATTGATTCCATAATTATCAATTAAATTTGCTCTGCTTAAACTATTAATTCTAAATTTATTGTATACCTTTTGTTGAGATCTTGTTTCTTCGAAACTACTTTCTTGTTGAGGAAGTATTTTTAGGAAATTTAGACTTTCATTATACCCTGCCTTAATAGCTTGTGAGAATCCTTTATTGTGTATTTGGGTACGTGTTTCTCCAATAGCTAATGGAACCTCATAATACTCTCCTGTTACCATTGCATTAGCGATTTTATCAGTATCTCCATTAAACTTGAACTCATTAACTATCTCAAGAAACATGTTTATAAAATCTTTTTCCTCCTTTGCTAAATCACTATTATTTGGGTTTTTTAACCTAAATGATTTATCAATATTTCCACTTTTATCAGTTACGAATAGGTTGTCAAAAAACTTTACCTCTCCCCCAATTAATGAATTTCTATGCTTGTATTCATAGAAAGCTTTAATAACCTTAGCTATTCTAGGACGATATGATAGTTCTTTCCGTCTAATATGAGTTTCCGCAACCGAAAAAATTTTTCCTAGAGATTGTATATTTAATGATGACGAATTACCTGCACTGTTCACATACGTTCCACTATACCAACCTTCTGATTTTGACAAACTTAATCATTTTGCTGGATCCTTCTCAATATAAATATCATATCCATTAAGTTTATCTAGTGCTTTACCAAGCATCATATATGCTAACTGAAGTGGATCGTCAAAGTCTCATCTTCCTGTTCTTAATGCGTCACGTAATCCGTTTGCAGTATTTAAACTACGTAACTCTTGCATTTTACTAAGTATAAACGGCACTCCTTGTACAATATCGTCTGGACTGAATGTAAATGTTCAGTCGCCAATATTTCTTACCAGGTCTTCTCCACAAATATCTCTAATAGTATTAACAGTTGCTTCAAGTGTTGAAGCAAAATTTGTAATTTCCATGTTTAATGGAATATTGTATATTCTACACAGTTCCGAAAAATTATCAAATAGTGTTTCAAGATACGTTTCAGTACCATGTTGAGTTCAGATATTATAAGAGGCTATCTTATTAACTTTATACATCTTTAAAATTTCAGGCATACCATTTAGCAAAGTCATTACTTTAATTAAATCAATATTACCATTAGTTGCCTTTAAAATTTTATGTTCATCCACTTCTCGATTTAGCTTTGTAGCTCCTAATAGAGTATCCCCTTTACCTAAATTAACTAATGCATGAGTTGTATTATGATGTAGAGATACTACCTCTAACAATCCATTTTTTGTAAATACAAAAATGCCAGCAGAAATATAATCTGGATTATTTTGAAACTCTCATCCTCCTTCGATATATTTTCTAAATATACGTTTACAGTAATCAGCCTTAAACCTGTTATCATTAGCTAGATCATCTATTGTGGCATACCCTTCTATTGCCATTTGTATAGTATCTGCTAAATCACTAAGTTCGCTTCCTCGATGGGTATTTTCATCATGTACTAACTCGGTAACAGCTTGACGAAGCTCTTCATCAGATTTACAGTAAATTTTCTTATTTTTTTTGTATTTGTTTCAAATTCAGTATTTTCCTAATGATCTCTCCTGGTCATTATCAGGAATAATGTGTTTTGTTTTTCCATCGTTAAGGTATAAATCTACTGTAACTTCGTTTCTTTGTATGTCTGTCTCTACTTCGTAGTTAGGAACAAACTTTGACATTGGTTCTTGAATTACAGATGTTAAATCAATACCATCCATTAAAGTTTTTACAGGTAGTATAGCCGTAATATTATGCCAATTTTTAGTATTATATGGCCTATTTTTAATCGAGTCTTTTTGGATATATATATTATCTAATTTCTCAATTAATCCATCCTCTGTATACTCAGGATCAATTTTAACTGGTATAATCTCCGTGTTTCCAACTGTAATACCATATTGATTAAGAATTGCTTTATAGATAGCAAGCTGGTATCCTGCTGTAAGTTTTTTAGTAGAATGCCAAGTAGTTGGATTAATGTTTTGAGTCTGTTCCCAAATACCAACAGGTTTCCTTGAAACTTTAAAATCGTAAATATTAGCGTATCCCCTGTCATCAATTACTAGAAGATCAATTCGACCATTAATAGATTTGATCCCTGCTTTTACATAAGTTTCTTCAATTTTATCAGAAACAACAGGAACCTCTGTAAAAAACCTAGCATTTCTGCCATGTTTTTTCTTAAGTTCCTCAATTCATGCCTTAAACTCTTCTTTAAGAGAGTTTACCTGATCTTCACTTAAGTTTTTGGGAACAAATTTTTTATTCTTATTTACTAAAGATTCAAATAATGCATGAACTTCAGTGCCGTATTCTGTAAGCTGCCTCCATGATTTTTGCATATTATCGAGAATCTTATCAATTTCTGGTTTTGATAATCCGTCAGTAACTAATTCTGAACGTTTTCTGTCTAAGTACTCTTGAAGGTTAAAGGGAGTCACTAACCCCTCGGCAAAATTATCTGGATTTCCAAAGCTTGTAATAAACCTTGTAGCACCTATAGAGTCAGGTATTTTCAGTACAGTTTCTGAATCTCCATCTTCATTGATTACAACAGATTCAACGGCTACCTCCTTAATTTTTCCAGATATAACATCTAATTTATCTATAGTAGACTGAATAGGATCTATTTGTAAGGTTGGATCTGTGTTACTTACTTTAAGCTCTCTAAAACGGTTAGCTAGAAAGCTATCCAACTCCTGTTCAGAGTTGAATAGCATTCTAACACCGTCAATTGTAGTTTCATATGTACATTTCATTATTTACAATCCTCTTTGATAATATTATCTTTAATAAGCTTATTCTTAACAGTTGCTAACTTTTGTTGCTCTTTATAATTGTCAATAAAAGCGTCACTTAATGTCGGGAGAATATCTGATTTTAAGAAGTCTTTATAATCTTGGGAGACTAAATCCAAAGCCTCTAAGATAAGTCCATATTCAGACCCTCCTCCATAGGCTTCGGCACCACTAATCATGGATGCTAATACCTCTTCATCAAAGTCTGATCCACGTTTATTAGCATATTCTGGTAGTGCTCTCATTGCTCTCCAAGTAGGAGTTTCTCTAATTTTAGCTAATAAACTATAGTATTCATTTGGATGATTTAACTTAGCATCTGCTAGATATAAGTGCCCAAATTCATGTATTACAGTATCATCTGTAGCTCTATCTGCATTAATATAAATTTCTCCATTACGAACAAATCCTTTAGCGTTTCTAATTAAAGGATCTTCTTTAACCAAATCAGCATCATATATAAGGTGTAGACCTTTCATATTTGCAGCTTTTACTAAAGCAATAAGTTTTGATTTAGTTGACGGTTTTGTATTATAATAGTTTGCAGAAAGATCTAATTGTGACTCTGGAACTAACTTTGTTAATGGCTTTGTGACTTCAACAATAACATAATGGTCACTTTCAGGACTTAGCCCTCCTAATTCCGCACGTACTTCCATTAATAATTTTGGAAATTTGTCGCCTCATTTGCTTTTATCCTGAGTATGGGTTAATACCGCATCTTCTGTGTTTAGTAATTTATTTAAAGCATCAGGATTCTGTTGAAATGACGCTTTTATTAGTTCTTTCATAATTACAGAAGAATCTCTATCTCAATCATTAGTATTTAGTCCTTTAATTGATCTTCCCAGTTTTCTAGCTTCTGCCCCTGAAGCGTTTGCTAGTTTGATAAGTAGATCATTCATTTCTTTTTCTGATAGTTGATCCTGGTATAATAATTTTAAAGCTTGAAAGGCTCCTTCTACAGTTTTAAAAGTTGGATACGTGCTATATGGTGCTAATAATACCTTTTTGTTAATATCATAATGTTTAAGAAGATGTACATTAAAATAGTAATCAGTTTCTTCTACATTTAATTTAAATGGACGTTCAGCAAAGTTACTTAGATCTGAATTCTCATTATTACCATAGAAAATGTTTATAGTTTCAGACTTTTGTCCATCTTTAAATTTAATTCTATCACCAACTTTTGCTTGCCTTCAATAATCAATGTTTCTATCTGATTCATAGTAGGTTGCGGCTGTTCTCTCTCCTAATCTAATAGCATCAACAGCAGTTTTTGCTAAAATTCCTTGTCTCTGTTGTCCATCATATTTAAATGCTGCACTTCCTTCAAGTTGTACAGGAGATTCTTGATCTTCAGAAAATTCGTATTCTAATTGCCAAGCCTCATTTAATCTCGGTTTAATTTTTTGGTCGAAATAATCAATACTTCAGCCTTCTTTTTTAGACCATTCTGAGGCTAAATCTTGATTTTCTAAAGAATCTCCAGATTCGATAGCAGCCTCTTCTAAGTCAGAATCAGTAGGTTGAATATCAAATCCAATAGAATTATCTTCAAGTACAGGAGTTGATTCATTTAATTTAATATTAGGTAATGGAAAAGTATCAACTAATTGCTGTATATTCTGCCTATCAATTCATGCGTTAAAATCATACACCAGTAAATTCTCGTTGCCTGCGGCCGAAATAAGATCCTCAAAAATTCGTGTTAAAGAATTGGGGCCAAATTTATCCTGATTAACTATTAGATTATATAGATAAAACATATCTACTAGGTTCATATCAATGTTTTCAACTTTAACTGTCTTTAAACTGTTAAACGCATATAAAGCTTCTTCATACAATGATCTAGTTTTTTGTGTATTATCTACTTGTACCATATTGAAAGGTAACTTATAAAAAGGAATATTTTGTCTTAGCCCAAATGTTAATAAGGAAACAAACCTATTGTTTGGAAGTTTTTCTTTTAATGTTGGGATAGCATAATCTTCCACATATCTTCGAAACTTATCAATATTTTGGGTTGAATTTAATCTAAGTACCTCAGGTACAGCATTATTGTAAGCTTTTACTGGGATAGTTACAGCAAGATTTTTACTAATAATTCATGAGTTAATTAAATGTTTATCAATTTGATCTTTAATATCTCTAATTTCCTCCTTATCAAGTATTTTTGAGATATTTGTATTATTAGATCTTTCACCATTTTCCTTTTTTGAACTATGTTGTACTTGATTTCAAATAATATCCTCAAGCCTATTTCGTACAGAAAGACTATTTAAAATCTGCTTATTAAGAGCAAGTACTTTGAACATTTCTCTAAAATGTGGTACCTCGGCAATTACCTCAAGTATATTAAAATTAGTTTTATACTGTTCATATTTATTAATTTGTTCCTGTTTATATTCAGGATTTAAAATAAATTGAATAAGATCAAATCTCTCCCAGCGATTATCCCTATTGATTTTTGCGTTATTATAGGATTCACTTAAGTACTTTATTACACTAGATTTTTCTTCATTATTTATTGCTTCTATTAAAGCATTTAATGAATCATCTACAGCATCTTGTAATTCTTTATTATACTGTAACTCAATAAATTTCTCTATCGATTTTATATAACGGTAAGTATCTGCTGTATTAGTGGGCAACCCTTGATTGATTTTTAGAATCTTTCCTAAGATTCTTACCTCCTCTGCGGATACTGCTTTTGCTAATAATTCTTCATACTTTCTGATTTTATCATCACTAGGATTTGATTTAGTTCTCTCCTTTCTGATATTATCCTTTATATATTTAATTTTATCAGTATTCTGACTTTTACTAAATATACTAGAATTGTAATTATTTACTAACTCTGTAATGTCCCCGTCAAGCATTAGTTTACCAACATCATCAAGACTGTCTCCTAGCATGAAACTTACTGTATATATGTCAACTCAATTTGTATCGGCATTAATTTTCTTTAATATTAATTCTTTTGCATTATCTGTAGCTGCATTGAGTAACTCTCCAAGTAACATGGATTGATCCTCTAAAGCATCCTCATAACTAATTACTGATGCTAAAATCTCTCTGACATCACCTGGTATATTTTGATTAATTTGTAATGAACCAAATTTATCTTGTGTTATTAAGCTATTAAATAGATCTACATTTACATTAGCTAATGTTATTAATTTCCCATTATGATTAAATGTATATCTATTTAACATTTCTCTAGCGGCATCATATTGACCATTCCTAATTAGTTCATATATTTGTTGGAACTTGGTGTTATAAACATTTGATAATGCAAAGAAGCTTTTAAGAGCCGTAGCAACATTACCAATAACCGCTTTACCAACCATGTTCTGAATTTGCATTAAATACTTGCTAGCAGGGTCATATGGGCTCATAATCTTTGCTGTTTCTCCCATTTGAGATTTTGCTGCAAGTTTTTGCATTCGGTCTGTGGTAATAGGCATCGTTAAGTTTATTTGATTCTTTGGATTTAAAATAACATCAAAAATATTGTCTACAACTCTATTACGTAATGCATCTGCTCTTAAATGAGGTGCTGCATTTTCATCAGTACTAATATATCCATTGCCTGATACTGAATATCCTAAAATATAGCTCTTATCTATATCATAATCACTACCTTGTAACCATGTTTGATTAGATGGAACAAAAACTTCATTTGTTTCACTATCAGTGAATGTTACAACTTCTACAGGCATGAATGATTGCATAGACTGACAAGGAATACGTGTGCCTACAAACTTCAAACTTTTTTCAAATGAATTAAACTTAGCTTTTGCAAGCCTATCTATTTTTCTTTCAAATATATAATCTTGATTCTCAGCTAAAGCATTAACTATTTGTTGAGCGTTTTCTAATTCTGCAATATTTTTAACAGTTCATCTATTATTTGCATCCCTTGTATTTAGCTGAATAGAAACTCCTTCTCCAAATTCATCTAGTGCTAATTCTTTATAATTATCAAGGCGATAGTTACGTTGTGTTAAACTAAAAACTTTAGAGTTCTCTAGCTCTTTTAATCGATCTATTGCATCAATTATTACAACATTTCTTTGTTCTCCATTTTCATCGAAGTATGTTATAAACTGTTTTCCATCTGCAGAACAAATTTCTTCTCCATTAAAATATACATCCCCCTCAATAGTTTTATAATCTGAATTTGGTGAGGAATTATCATAAAGATTAGTTACTTGAGGAGTTCTAAGTTTAACATATAATTTATTTCCCGTTCCGTCAAACAATACTCAATCGTATGTAAATGGATTTGGATTATCTTCAGTATAATAGCCAGTTATTCTTTCTTTAAAAAATTGAGGTCCTTGGCGCTTGATTTGAGCAATTGAGTCCCCAGGAAGTAACCCTAGCTGTCTTGCATATAATTTACCCATAACAATTTGGGCTGGAATTACATGATAAGATTCAGGTGTTAAAACTTCATTTCCTCATTGTAAAGGCTTTAATTCAGATAAATTATTTAATAACTTTTGTTGTTGTTTAACTAAAAATTTTTTTATGTTGGGGATCATACTGCCTATATTTGCATTTTTATTTCCATTTAAAAATGGTGATATAGTATTCAATATTGTACCCCATCTGTCTTTAAATACATTATTTATTATTTCTGTATTTGTAGTAATGTTTTTCAGCTCCTCGGTAACACGCTCCCGCAATTCATCTTCTAGACTCGCTAGGTCGTTTGCAGCAAGATCTGCCTCAACAAAGTAATGTAATACCCTAGTGTAAGGGCTCTCAAACATACTATACTTTTTACCATTAGCCACAAAAGTTGTGTCTGAACCCTTTAAATTTCTTGGCTTTAAAGACCATCTCATCATAGGTCTTTGTTCATAGTGTCTATAATAATCATAGGATTCATAGTTATCTATCTTTACAACTTCATATGGTAGTATTGTGAGCTCCCCAAACCTGCTATACGTTCCATTTTCATTGGGCTGGTTGAAAATAACAATTGTATCCTCAAAATCAACTGGTTCTTCTGATGTAATATCTACAATAAATGGATTTAATACACTGTTATTATTGTTATCTGTTACATATACCTTATTTATGGCTTCCTCAACAGTTAAACCTTCTAATGCAGTTCCTTCTGTAACTTCTTTCACAAGGTCAATTAATTCCTCATATCTATAATTATTTCCTGATACATTATAGTATTGCATTACATTATATGATGGATTAAGTACTGCCGCAACACCATTATAGTGTCTTCGAATAGCATCTCTTACTAGAGATGATGTTACTGTTGAATTAAATATGCCATTAATTGAAGCAGAACTAAATGGAATTCTATAATCAATATTATTATCATCAAAGCTTTTTTGAGCAAGTTTAATAAAGGATTGTGCCAAACCCAAAGTATCTTTAGTTCCTGTCTGAAATGCCTTAACTATAGCTTTTCCAAATACTTTGTAAAGTTCATTCTTGTCTCCCTTATAGATAATATCTTGCAATTTAGATATTGCCTCATAACAAAATTTACCAATTTCTTGGTAAGCTCTTGTGGCAATATTATGTGTAAATCCATTTTGTTCGAGTCCACTAATCATCTGAGTCATTTCAGTAACTTCAGCATCATCAAGCTCATGGTCCGCATTCATTTGAACCCCTCCAAATTTGGTAGACATTGTTGTATATAACAAAGGAGCATCATCAAATCATGATGTTTTTGGATTAAGATTGGAGGTACCCACTTTAATAGCAGACTTATTTACTAATCAACCAATCATATAATCTTTCAGTCCTTGATCACAGATAATTTTATTAATATAATCTAAATTCTTTTCAGAATATTGTAAATCATTAGTTAAGGAATTTAATTCCATAGATCAAGCTCCTCCAAATATCTGATCAAGATTATAAATACTATCTGCATCAAATTGATCCTCCAGACCTCCTGTTAACTCATACCCAAATTTATCTACAGATGATAGTTTTCTTGTGGCTACCCCATCCTTAATAATTATTTGATTTATTTTATAATAATTACCAGTGTCCACATCCCTAAAATATAAATTGTCAAAGGTTTGTGAATATGAGAATTCATTTGAAAATTTAAAGTCATGCATCTTTTTAAATAGCTGTTCTAAACTAACATCTTTGGAGTTTCTACGAAGAGCATTAGTTATTTCATATTCAGCCCATTTAAGAAGCTTTGGTAATCCATAACGAGCGTCAATATCATGGTAAATGGTTTTTTTGTTTGCTCCAACAGCAGCATCTATTAAAGATATATTTTGTCATCTAGATAAAAAAGGACTTGTATATCCTGATCCGTCCATTGAGTCAACAACTGAAGACATTCCTGATATATTTTGTACATTAGAACCAATATCAGGCATTACTGCCATTTTTACTCTTTCTGGGACACCCTCCTTTAGACCCTGGGCATATGAGTGATATGTTGCCCCATAAATAACCATACGTTTTACCTGAGAAATTCACCTAGCGGCGAGCGAATGTTGTAAATAATTCTCAGCTGTTGGTTTTTCTTTATTTTTGTTTGGGTGTGCATACACATTACCTACCATCATTTTATTATATTCATTTGTTAAAAATGAGTCCATAACAAAATATGAGTATAGTAGTGGATTTATTTTACCGTCTGAGTACTTAAGTAGTGTATTTTTATTTACAAATTTTGGCAATAAAGTCTTAAATGATTCAATAAGATTTTTATCCCTAGAAATAGTTTCTCATGCTTTTTCTGTTTCTGTTAAAAATTGATTAAATTGATCAGAAATAAATGTATTAAACTTTGTTCTATCTGTAAATATATTTGCAAAATTTTCAACCGTTTCATTAACTGTCCAATTTTTCCCAATTTTGGATGCATGTATCTCATCCACAAATTCAACACCTGAGGCTGCAAACATCTTGCGTATATCATCTATTTTATGTTTTGATAGGTATGTTTTTAGCTCAGATATATTGTTAAATTTCTGTCCTGTCGCTTTTTCATAATCATCAAAAATGATATTTAAAGTCGATTCAATTTGAGATTTATTAATATTAAATCATACATCAACAATTTTATTTAAATCGTTAGTATTAGCTGTTTTAAAATACTGATCTAATAATGTTTTAAAATTAAATGACCCAAACCGTCCAAAGTTTCATGTTTTGTTAATGTCAAATTGCATTATAAAATGCTTATTTTTATCTGAGTAAACATGCGACTGTAATCCAATTATTCCTACCTGACTGTTTGCAGTATCAGATTGCGATTGCTTTGTAACTATATTCTGGTAAAAATCATATACAATAGCTAAATGCATTACATCTGATTCATTTAGTTTAGCAGATGTTTGTATATTTTTTCCAACTATAACTTCAGATCTAATTTTTGGATTTTTAACATGCTGTATATTCTGATATATTGCATTATCATAATATGGAGATTGAAGATCAGGGTTATTTTCTAATTGTTGAGATATCTCATTAAATATATTACGGTGAGAGTATGCTAGGCAAATCATTTGATATAATGGCAAATTGTTGCCTTCTGAGTTTTTGATAACATTGATTGTATCAGAACCATTAATAACACTTAGTACTTTTGCCAAGTCTCTACCTTGTCCATAATTAATTTTACTTTCACTACCAGATGTTACATTAAAAATAATAGTGCTCAGTACTGGGGTATATAACTGAATATCAGTCAATTCTCTATTTGGGTGGACTTGTTGGGCTACACTATTAAAATCATCAGCAACAACAAGTTGAGCAATATCACTGACTATTTGTTCAAAGTTACTTACTGGTCCACTGATAGATACTGCTCCTGTTGGGGCTCTAGAAATTAAAGCTTCTCCAATTCTAATTTTATCACCTAATACAGTAATATTATGTTTCTCTAATAGAGATTTAAATTTATCATTATTTGTTTTTCAATATGTTGAAGCAGCACTAATTACGTCATCAATAAAACGACTTTGCATAAGCACTGTCCTTTCTGTAAGATTCTTTACCTCAAGTGGACTATTTTCCCCTATTTGACTGTAACTTACATAACTTGAAAGTACTGTTTTTTCCATAAGATGAGTAAACATATTCTTAATGTCTTGACTCATTTTTGGACTATAAATAAATCGCTTAATACCTGCTAATTTTGTTCTTAGATATGTAATATGCTCAGGTAAAATATTTTTATTAGTGGATAATGCATCTTCATATTTATCAATCAACTTAACCACATCCATGTTAGTACCCTTTTTAAGTTCATCTTGAACTTCAGGATCAATACTATCTTCTGCTCACATTTTCAATTTACCCATTGCAGAATTAAACCCAGATAAGGAAATAGATGTTCCATCAATAATTTTTCCATTAATATTTACTTCAGGAAAATATTTTAACAAAATTTTGGCCAGATCCCCTACAGCATCCTTAATATCTGCATATTCATTAGTACTAAAACCAGTATAATGTTGAACATTAGGACCAACATATGTATACCTCTGTTTTGAATATAGAGATGCTTTTTGATATTCCTGATTAACTTTTACAAATGGAGTTAGCTCATCTAAAAGACTATCAAAAGTCTTTAGTGTTACATAGGCATTATATGCTTTATAATAACTTGCATCATGATCTGTGGTGTGGTTAATAACACTTTCAAATATACTTAGTATATGGTTAAAAGTATCACTTAGATCTACAGTGGAAAGAGAATCTAGATTACTTAAAGGTTCTCCTATATATTGTGAAATAATATTTAATAGAAATTTTTTATATTCAAGTATTCCTTTATTAAGTAAAGAACTATCCCCAACTATTTGATTAGGATTAACAAACGTTTCAGTATCTAAATTAAATACAGATAAGGATATAATAGTTTTAGCGAAGTCATTTGCCATTTTATTATATTGACGAGCTTCTCCAATATAATACTGTTGTGCCGAATTACTATCTGTTTTAACTTCTATACCAGTTCTACTACTAATCTGCTTGGGTTCAAATATAGGAGTCTGAGTGGAGCTTAGATCAACTCCACTCATAAACTTTCTATATACTGAATCAGGATCTAAGAAAGTATCATTAACAAATTTCTTAAATTCTTGTTTTGTTTCACTTACATCTTTCGAAAAAATTCCCATTAATAATGGATAATATTTGTTCGAATATCCACATTTAACACTCATTATTAATTAATTTTAACATTAAATATTCATCTATTTGTCTTCTAACAGTTTCATATATTGGATTTGCTGAAATAGCATTTCAATAATTTTTAGCTGTGATTAAATCTACCTCCTGACCATTAACTAATTCCTTAGCATATTTTATTATATCAGAATTATCTCTAATTATGTCATTATTTTCCTTTAAGACAGTATATAACTTAACATACTCATCGATTATTGGAAACTCCCTAATTGAAATATTTTCATTTTCATCTTTAGTCACCACATAACCATTTGTTTGATCTTGTAAAGATACATAAAATGGACTAAAGTTCCAAGTTCCAACATCAGGAAATGTTATAGAGTTGACAGGTACTTTTAAATAATTAGCAATCATATATTCTGTATAATTATCTTCTCTCAGTACTACATTCTCTCCATCAAAATGTAGTAAACTTAGCATTGATGTAGTTGCTGAATTAAGAATTTCCTTATTTATATCTTCAAGTGTACTTTCTATACTAGATACATCAGAGATAACTCGATTAAAACCTAGAGAGGAAAGTTGTAAATTTAATCTATCAATAAGATTGCTTTTTACTATTGCATCTGGTTTATTAATTTTTGTGCCATCAATTTTAAAGTCATTTCCTATTAATGTTTTAGTATTAGTTATATAACTATGACCTAAATCAGTGCTTCTATAAATTCCATTAATATCTCCTCTTCGAATATCTCTTGCATAAATTCCCTGTTTAAACTTAGGAGATTCTTTACATAGTCTATCAATTTCATTTAACTGTGCCTGATTGAAATTTTCAAAACCTCTTCTATTTTCAAAGATTCTATTTATAGTTCATTCTCCTTTAATATCTGGAATAAAGTGCCCTTTTGGGTCAATATACCCAAAAGTAATATCTATTTCTTGATCTTTATACTTTTCAAATACATTATCAACTGACTCTATGTTTGGAATAAGATCTTCTCCAACACGCACTCTTAAGGTATCATTTTTACTCTTAAAATAGTTCTTTATTCTTGATATAACAATTCCAGGAGCAACCTTATAAGCAATACCAATTATTTGTCCAGCTCTGTTTCCATTAATAATACTTTCTGCATGCCTATTTTTGCTATGAGTCTTTGCAATACGTAATATAGTTTCAAAATCAGTAACTCAGTTCATACCAATAATGGCTATAGAGTCATTATGTTGAGTAGTTCATGTGATTTTATTATCTGTAACAACTGGTTCTAAGAATTCTTTAAAGTCAGTATTGTCAATAAATGGATCATTTGTAACTAAGAAAAATGTTCTTCCATTGTTACCTGCTTTTTCTAAATCCCCTAAAATTCACTTCTTTTGATGTTCATCAAAATTCTGAAGATCTTGTTCATTTGCAGATATTACCACAGGTTCATCAAAAACTTTAAATAAGTTATCACCATTAACTTCTGAGTTTTTAAAATCAGCTAAATCAATTTGATAGACATTAGGGGCGTCTGTTACATATTTGAATTTAGAAGCAAGTTCAATATCTCCGTAATATTCTCCAATTTGAGGATCAGTTATTAATAATGGAATATCTGTTTGCCCAACTCTAGCTACTAATAATCCCTTCTGATTATAAGGAATAATCATAAATTGGTAGGGTAATTTTACTAGCTCTCTAATTTTAGCAACAGCTTTTGGATTAATACTTCTAACTAATTGTGGTATTTTGTTTTTAGCTTTATTAGATCTTTCAGACAGCTCTGGAGTATTTGTTTTGTAATATCCATAAACAAAATAAGCTCTGAGTAAATTAGTTAATTTTTTAATGTCTTCAGGATTATTAATACCTAAGTATTTTTGAAAACTATTTTCAGAAGTCCTATAGTATTTAAATAGATCATTTTGAATAAAATTAATATAGCTCTCTGCACTACTTATAATCTCATTTTCTAAAACTGCAGGCATGGCAACAATAGCTGACTTCGTTTCTTTTAACTCTCCAGGTTCTATTATTTCCTGCATGTTAGTAACAGGCGCTGGTTCAGGAATGTAAGGAACTTGATTTACAGGAACTGTGGTAGTTGTTGCTGTTGGTACATTTTTAATCTCTGGCTCTTCTTTTACTGGTTTTGGTTCTACTGAATTATGTTCAGCTGTTTCTACGGGAGGAACCTCTTGTGTAGTTATAGGCAGTACAGGAGACTCCTTTTTCTCTCAAGTAATCATCTCATTAGGAACTGCACCAAGTAAACTAGCCCTTCATTCTTTAAAGTCCATAATTTGAGATTGAGGTATCTCAATATTACCAGCAGAAGTTTGATCTAACTTGGATTTAAAAATGTCCCCTAACCCACTATTAATAATAATAGTCCCCCTTCTTGAACGTTGTGACAAAGTATACAAATCCTTTAGTTTATAATAATCTCCTCGTCCTTTTCCAGTATCATCTAAACCAAAATTTTTATCTATAATTACATAATCAAATTCATCTCCCTGAACACTATTCAGTGCTACAACCTTAACTCCTTTAATAGTATTATATTTCTCTGGTTTATCAGTTATAACAGCGATATCTTCAGATAAACGTTTAAATTTATCAATATAACTTAATATATCCTTCTCAGGTACAATTTTTTCTCCTCCAAATATATCTGCATCTTCAAAATATTTAAACTCTATTTTATTAGCATTTAAGTATTCTTTTGTAAATGTATTTAATATTGAGGGAGTTACAGCAGGATCGTTGTAATATTGTTCATAAACTTTATCTAATGCATCAGATAATCTTGTATAATTATCATATTTTGCAATATTATTTGGCCTTAAAGGAGCAATTAAGTCTGGAGTTTTAACTACATAAGTATCCTCAATTCCACAATCCTCATGTTTATTTTCATATATTACAAATGATGAATTTTGCTTATAGTCTCCTAAAGCAATTACACTAATATTGTTTTGTCTTGCCCACTTACTAATTAATTCTAACTCAATTCTATTATACCAGCTAACTTCATCAATAAATAATATTTTATTTGAAGCATCTCCAAAAATATTATCTGAATTTACCTTGATAGTAATATCAGATGTAACAGCAACATTGTCAATGGGTTTAACATCTGTACTTTGTAAAGGACGCCCTAGTATTTGTTCAATTAATTCATTCTTAGTTAATGATCCTCCTTGATGTTGTATACTTCTAGATAAATTGTCTGTCTGTTTTCTAGTAGGAGCAGATGTTATAATAGTAGCATTTGGTAGCATCAACTTAAGTAAATACGCTACACCTTTAGTTTTTCCAACTCCTGCGCCACCATAAATAGTTATTATGTTATTAAGAGGGCTCTTTGTTTGTATATACTTATCTGTTGTAGTTGTTTCTGCTAAGTTCCTAATTTGAGCTATTATACTATTAAAAATCTCTTTATTTAGAACTTGTGAGTATCCAACTCTTACAGCGTATTCTTGAGCAAATATAGGAGCATTTGTAAACTCAGGACTACTTATAATTTCTCTAAGCTTGTTATAAAAGTTTTGAGAAGGAGTTGCTATAATACTTGCTAAATATATTAACTGGTCAAAATCAGTAATAACTGTACCTGGATCTTTGCTTAATTTTGTGGGTTTGCCACTTATTAAATCCTTAGGATTAAATAATTGAATTAGTTTTTGTGCTATTTCTGTGCTCGATAAATTTAGTTTATCAATTTGAGTAAATATAGTTGTTTCTAGTTTTATAGCAGCATTCTCAAGATCCTTGTAATTTTCTTCTGTAATTTCTAGTGGTATATTAAGATCAGTTATTAGTTGCTCTAAGTTTATTCCAAATTCTGAGGCAAACTTATCTCTGATTAAAGAATCTGGGCTTACTAATAGATTAACAAACTTTTTACGCATATTAATAGCTATATCTTTCTGCTCTCTTAATTTTTGAGCCTGATTTCTTTCAGATATATCGATTAATGTTTGCAATTGTGTTGCAATTCTATTAAGATCTTTAACCAAATTAATATCTGTCTCAGTAGTTATAATTGGTAATAGTTCTTTTTGGAGTTGTTGTCTGAATGGGTTCATTTGTGTGGTAAATCCACCCTCAACTGATGCATCCAGAACTGCACTAATAGCATCAATAAGTTGTCTTGTTTCCTTTAATTTAATTAATGCATTTTTATCTCTAATAACATAGTCTTCAACAGCTTTAGAATTTAGAAAATTCATTTGCTCACTCTTGATTAAATCTAATATCTCAGAATTATCAGTTTCAGCAATTTTACTTGCAGCACTTATTAAATCATATGCTGGAGAGAAACTGATCTGGGATTTTAGGTTTTTAATATCATTAAGATAATTGATAAATGAATCTTCTCCAATTGATGGTAATAGTTTATTAATTAATTCTTCTAAATTAATGTCTAGTGCTTCCGCGGAATCTATTAACTCTGAACGAGAGATGTATTCATAATCATGAATAGCAGCATCAATATCATTCAACTTAATATCCGCAACAATATCTGTTAATTTGCTTGCTAACCCTTCGATAAATGGGTCATTTGCTTCCAAACTAAGTCCACTGTTATTTAATTCATTTTGAATTTTATAAACTCAATTTTGAACTGTGTTTTCTGTTAAATTATTAATAGAGACTCAACTCTGTAAAATACTTGCTAGATCACTATCAACCAAATCAAGATATAAGCCATTATTCCTTATATAATTAAGGTAATCTTTATACGTTGTAGCATAATTCAAAAAAGCAAATACTCCATCCTCAGTTCAATCTGGACGAGCTAGTATTTGTTTTCCTGGTTCACTTAAAGCTGTATTAAGAATTCCAAACTTGAAATTTTTAATACTTTCAAGATAAGATTCCAGAACCTGAATACTTGATCTTAATTGGTCTATTTCATCTGTTGTATTTATTCCTTCAGGAAGGGCTTTTAAAGCAGCTTCTAAGGCATCCTTCTTTTGCTTAATAATTTGATTTGTTTGCTCATATAATAGCTTATACTGAGTAGTTTCAGCAAGATAAATACCTGAACTATCTTTTATCCGTTGTGAAACATCTATGATACTTGGAGCCATCTTTTCCTGCATTTGAGTAAAGATGTTATAGGCGGTTAGCACTTTATTTTTTTCCTGTGTAGTACTATATTCCTGATATTCTTCATCAATTTTAGCTTTTTCGTCTGAGGATAACGTATCATAGTTTTTACCATATTTGTACTTAGTAAAATTATGTATACCAAATCCAGAGACAAAATTATTAACTAGTTGTGGACTTGCAGCAAATAAAAGTTGTCCTGTATAAAAGTCATTTCTTTCTCCATGTATGATAGAATCTCTTTCAGATCTTAAATTATCAAGTTTAAGTCTTAACTGTTGATATTCACTATTAGTTCTCATTGATGCTATCTTAGCATCTATATCTTTAGGAGTTTTAGGATCATCTATATCAGGAGTCAACATTCTTTCCAAGTCTACTTTTGTCTGTACTATTTGAGAAGTTAGATTATTTCAATCTTCAAAAATTTGACTATATAGTCCAGAGTTTATTATTCTTTCAGTTATAGTGTTCTCTCTTTGTCTCTGTTTGCTAAACAAATAGGCTTGTCTTATTTGCTCTATAGTTTGTCCTGATATTCCAGCTTGTTCTGATATTCACTGTAATTCTTCATCGTTTATATCTAATCCCTCTTCTTTAAGAACCTCATTAATTCTATCAACATAGTAATTCAACTGCTGATATACTACATCATTTTGGGATTTACCAGGTTCTGCCGCCTTATACTTAATAGTATTTTTACTCCCATCTTTAACAATCTCAAATTCACTTCCTGATAGATTTGTACTTGCTAATTTTCCAGCAGTATGTAACCTAGTTAATTCATTTCTTATATCCTGCTCCTTTCCATCTCTTAGAAGATAAATTATCTCCTTAAAACCATCTCCTCCATTTTTTATTGCATTATTTAAACTGGGATTGTTCCTGGATTCTCATCTGTTATGCAGACTAAATACAGCTCCTCCAATTCCTCCTCCAATAAATGAAGTAAAATATCTTGAAAGCATATCTTCTGGAGTAATTCCAAAATTATAAGATCTATCCTGGTCTACAATACCAATAGCATTTAAACCTGAATAAAGTGCTTTTATTGCATCTGTGGATACTTCTTCTATAGTTTCTTCTAATCCCTCGTTAAAGGCATCATACATTAGATCTCCAGGTTTTAATCTAGATATATTCTGCATGATGGATTTCTGCATATTTATAACTCACTGTGCTGCTCCTTTTTTAGAAGAAACTTTAGATAGTGTTTCAGATGCAAACTCTTTATCTGTTAATTTATTAGCTGCGTCTTTTATAACAGATTTTACCTTACTTCTATCAAGATAGGAATTCCTAAATCAAAACTCCTTAAAATAGTCATTATTCATTAGCCCAAACATTGCTCCCATTACTGATAGCATTCCAAGCCCAGCTACCCTATCAGATGCCCCTGCTTGCTTAAAAGCATCATATGCATCTGTTGAGGAAGTTCCTGCCATGTAAGCAAGAGCAATTCCCCTACCTCATTTGATTGCATTTGCACTAGCCTGCTCTCCTTTTTTTGTAAAAAGTAGCGGAATTTTGCTAATTTCTCGTTGCTGGAATAACTGCATAGAACTATCTTCAACTAATTTTCCTAGATTTTCTATATTAAAGAAACTTTGTCTTCCCTTGTCAGATAAGCTTCCATCAAATCTAGAAAATCATGCTTGAATATCAGTAGCCCTTTGTGCAGAGCTAGATGTTGAAATATCCCCTGTTGCTATTCCTTCAATACTCCTATATAAAACTGGTAAGAGTTTACCTAATTCAATGGCAGCGGTCATTCGTCCATATATCTTACCAACATATGGTATAAACATAGGAGCAACTTTAAATAGAGTTTTTGCAACTGTGCCAGTTACACTCTTATCTAGTCCGTCTGAGTCAAAAAAATCATACTTATTTCATTTACTTCCATCAACTGTTAATGTGTCTGAAATATGTAATATGTCCTTTCCTGTTAATGGTCTGTTACCTAAAGTTTCATAATAAGGATCTCCATATTCATTAAATTTGTAATCTCCAGCCTTATGTACAACTTCTCTTCCATTTACTATATGAGTTCCATCTTCATCCCATTGTGCAAGTACCAATGTTGGCCTTGTTATAGCAGAGAGTCCTCCCCATTCATTTGGAGTTCATTCTTCAAACTTTTGAGTGTCTACATTAAATACTTTATTTTGCTGGGCTACCTCTCTTAAGGACATTGTTGGAGCAGAAGTTTCTCGTAAACTGGCTAACCCTCTACTCCTTCTTTCTGGATTTGCAAAACTTACTATTCTTGGGGCCACATCACGTTTTTTTCCTGTACTAGGAGCAAAATAATCATATGGATCATAACTATAAAAATCAGTTACAGAACTTTCTAATTTAGCGTTATCTGTATCATTATATAGTTTTAGAACTTCTTGATAATATTTATCAAATTTTGCATTATCAAATTCTCCAGACTTTGTTTTAAAGGCTTCTTGAATTTGAGGAATACCTTTATAATAATCTTTTTCCTGTAAACTAGAATTATCAGTTGTAATACCTAAATCTGCTAAATCTTGTGGAGTTTTATCTGGCGAAAAAAATAAAGTTGCCAACCAATCGTTTTTCTTCTGCTCTATCATAGATTAAAAATTTGTTTGTATACTTTGCCTTTCCTCAGCAATATTTCTTTTATTTAAAATGTCTACAAAGTTGTTAGAACTAGTTAATTGATGATTTGAAGTAACTGTGGCAATAGCAGCATCAGTTATTGGTAAAAATATTATACTTTTATACATAGACCCAGCATTTCCAAACCACCCACCACTAAAATCATCTCTTCGTTTAGACTTACTTGCTACATTAGATCCATAGTTTATATATTTACTATAAAGATCAAAAATTCGTGACCCTTGTTCTCTATCTACATGATCTATTCACTCAGAATTATCATCTAAGTCAACAGCTTTATCACTAGCGTAGCCATTAACCATAAAAAATGGTTTTATATCTCTAAAAACTCATTCTTTAGTATTTGGGTCTTGCACTAAATCCAAATTTAGTTCTGCTAACTTTACTGCAACACTGTTTGGAAGGATACCATATCCATCATTAAGTCATTCTTGAAACTCTTCATACCTTCTAATAGCATCTAAATCAGGAACAATTTTACCTGTCGAGGCATATATAGTTTGATTTATAGGTAAATACGCTCGTTCTATATTACTAACTCCATCATATACTATATGATCTAGATCATTTTCATTTAGAATTTTATCTCCATATGATACTGAATTAAGTGCAACACTAGATCCTATTCTATCCTTTTCTCCAAAGACATCCCTTATTGTTCCCATTCCGATCTGATTACCTGAAGTATCTAAAGGTTTCCCGTATGGCTGAGCTAATATCTTTATCCCATTTCTAGACTTTGATGATGATATAACTATTGGGGTATATTTGACTCCTCCTTCTCCTGTTGTCATCATTTCCTCTCTAGTCATTTCTTCTCACCTTTCCTTAGGTCCTCCAACTCCTGACTGTTTACTAGCTGAGGAATCGTAGTCTAAATACTGTTCTACCTCATTGGTATGATTAGTATGTTCTACAACAGCCATAGTTAGTAAGCTTTGAACATCCTCTATATTACCTGGGTTTAATCCTTCGGCTGCTGCATTTGCCCTTAATATGTTTTTCATATTGTTAGGAAGAGTTCTATAGAGATAATTTACTGCTATTTTAAGACTTTCTGGGTCATTATACCCTTGGTCATCTTTAGATATATTTGATGATACCTTATAAACTCCATCTGGAGAATCGAATCCAAGCAATTGTTCAAACCCCTTTTCAATTGCTGCTTTCTGTTTTGATGTATATCTATCAAACTTGTTAGATGATTTATTTGTACCAAAGGATCCAATAGTAGATTTTACATAATCTACTATTGATTTCATTCCTACTGTATTTGACAAATCAGTTAGAATCGATCCATTAAAAGCTAATTCAGGTTGTTCTTCTCTTAGTCGAATTAACTCTGAATTTGTTAATACTCTATATTTTTCACGATTATTATAATATGTATCTGTAGTAATAGTTTTTATCTCTTTGTCTTCGTCAACAACATATAAGTCGCCAGTATTAGTTATAGCAGCCTCAGAGCCTGATCCTTCATCTATAATCTGGTTACTTGCCTGTTCATATAACACATTATTGTGTTTTATCCTATTTGCTAATGATTGTAGCCTGATTAGATCAGACATATCATATGTAATATTTTGACTTGTATTAAAGAGAGATCCTATATTTTGAGACTTTTTTAAGAATGTATCTGCTTTTGACAAAAAATAATCAACATCATTTGGAAGACCATTCTCTTTTAGTACATTTATAATTTCCTTCTGGACTAGATTATCCTCTTTATCTTTTCGTGAAGTAGTATTAACTATACCCTGAGATTCTTGTTGATTTATGGAATCTCTGAAAAAGGGGGTATAATAAATACCCCCTGTTTGATATCTCTTAATTTTCATACTATGATGTCATTTTTATAAAAAGCTTAATAATATTATTATTAAGATCCCCTATGGCTTTATTAATAGCCTTTTGCTGATCTAGAAATGCTTGCTCATTAGTACTTCTAAATCTTGGAATAGTTCCTCCACTCTTTCTGAATATAGTATTTGTATCCTCGACTCTAGAATTATATTTGTAAGGAGTGTCATATAAAACTAATTTTTTTCTACCTCATCAACTATGAGCAGGACTGTCGTTGTATGTATTAATATACAGATTAGCAAAGTATTTATTCTTTAGATCAGAATATTCTCTAGGGTACTCATTTAACACAAAGTCTTCAAATGTTTTATATTTATTTTTCATTTCTGAACTATATGAAGGTCTGAATTTAGAGCTTAATTCCGCCTCAAAAGCATTTTGAGAGTGTAGTTGTTTACTTACTAATTCTGCTTGTTGTCTTTCTTGGATATCCCTAGCATTATCTTGACGGAACTGATATAATAGATTTTTAATATTCTGTGTTTGTTGTCCTATTCTATTAGCTTCAGTCATATCAAGTTGAGCTAGTCCTTGTTGTCATCGATTTTTATTCTCATTAGCAATTTGAGATCTTATATTTGCATACTGCTGTTTTTGAGATAATAACTTGTCATTATATTGATCAATCATTTGAGAAAACTTAGTATCTCTTTCATTTTTCATGCGGTCAATATTTAAATCTCTCATTAAATGCTCTGCTATTATTTGATTTGGGTCATTTGAGGTAGTCTTGTATTGACTCATAGCTTTTATTCTATCATCATACATTTTATGTAACCCATTATCACTAAATCTAGAATAGTATTCAGCAGGGAAATCCTGTTGTGATCCTCTCATTCCCTTTCTAATTGCTTCTTTCATTTTGTCTGAGGTTCGATTAATTCCTCTTGTTGAAGCTATAAAATCCCCTAATCCTAATAATGAATCTGTACTTATTCCTAATCTAGTACTGTTATTAGGGCTATGGCCATAGATTCCAGAAGTTGCTTCAGGAGATTTATTTATTATATCTAAACCAGATTTATTCACATTTTGCATATCAAGATCTAATAACCCCTCTTGGTATGTGTTATTCATTTCCTCTTGTAGGTTCCTATTATTAACTATAGGTTTTCCAGTAACCACTATAGGATCCCCTTTTATTGTTAAAGGCTTGCCTGAACTATCTAAGAACCAATTGCTATTTGTCCCATTTTTTGCTTTGGATATTTTCCCTCCTTTTTTATGAAATCTTAATCCTATATAATCATCTATAGATTGAGTATAGGGATCAATATTAATAACTTCAGTTGGACTAATCCTACCACTTAAAGTAACTGGAATATCTCTAATTCCAGATCCCTCTGGCAGTAGTGAAGTTGTGGGAACATTTATTTTTAAAAATCTACTAAATATAGGACTCCTATAAAGTCAGTTTCCTCCATGTCTAGAACTAAATTGAAGGGTTGTTGGAAGTATTCAATTAGAATCTTGTAACTGTTTTGCAATTTCAGGATTTTGGTTGACTAATCTACCTAAAGTTCTTAGCTTAGATGTATGTCCCGATAAGGAAGATAAATTGAATTCTTCTGGAAGTTGTCTATTTGACATCCTAAATCTATAATTTTTACTAAATGGATTATAACTTCCAGAAATTATGTTTGATAATGCTGCGTCTGTTTTAGATTTTGCAGCTTGTGCTGTCCATTTAGCTTCCTGAGACTTAGATATTTTTAGGTTTCCTGACTTAGTTAAGTCTTCTATAGCCTGATTATAATCCTTAACAGTACCATCTGAATTTGCCCATCTAGCTGGATTTCCATCTACAAATCCTAATTTTTTACTAGATACTATTTTATCTATATATTCTTTCTTTAGATCTTCCTTAGTTTTACTTTCTGCTTTGGGAGCTTTTCCTTTGTATTGTGTTGATCGTATATTCTGTACTTCGTTTTTTATCCCCTTTATTGCAAACAGTCCTGTTGATAGACTTTTTCAGTCATCTAAGGTTCCTTTCCCAGAAGCAATATTGTTTACTGCGTCTACAGCATTTATGGCTCCTGCTGCTAACAAGGTGTTTTTTAATAAAGAAGCAGATTTCTTAACGGTTTTCCCCATTTTTGCTAGCTTTCCGCTAATCCCAATTCCAGGAAGTAGACTTATAGTGTCTAATCCTAATCCTAGTGCTAAGTTTCCAAGGTCTTTTAAATCAAATCCATCTCTACTAATATCAGCCCCAAACTGAGCAAGGGTTGATCCATACCCTAAGGCACCTGCTACTGGATTACCTCCAGTAGGTATAGCAGCAATCAGAGATGCTACGTCTCCAGCAATACTTGCAATTTGTAACTTATCTGCATGAGATAAGCTTCAGTTATCATTAATTCCAGCTGTTTTGCTTGGGTCTTTATAAGAGGAAACTTTATTTGTTTTGTTATTTCCAACCGCATCTTTTGTAGTGCCAATAACTCCTCCTTTTTGGTGTGCTGGCACAACTGGCTGATATGGTGAAACTAATCTTTGGTTTCTTCTAGTTCACAGACTACTTCCATTTCTATCTCCATAATTATTTTCTAGATAATTGTAAATTGCTTCTGCTACGTTACGGTCAAATCCTAATTTTTCTAAATCTGAAATTTCTAATGTTGAGGTACTAAGTGGGTTTACTGTGGTTAAAGCATCTCCTACTTTACTTCTAACTCCTTCTGCCAGGGATCTTATAAATCTATTTTGTAATGTCTTATTTTGCATTAAATTATTTCAGAAGTTTGGATTGCTATTAATTGCTTTTGCCAGCTCTTTTGGTATTCTAATATTTTTACCCTTAGTGGCATTTCAGTTGTTCAATTCATTGCTTTTTAAAATAATATCATTAGGATCATTTGGGTCAATATATAATTCATAATCTTCTATACTACCACTTGGGTCTGAGAAATTCATTATATATCTTCCATGATATGGACTTCCATGTTGATTTATTTTTTGTAAAGCACTTAAGCCAACTTGTTCCCCATCATCAATAACACTAAAATCGTTTACATTAACATTGTCCTGAATCAAGTTCCCGTATGAGTCTAATAATGCATATTTATACACAGAAGGCCTACCATACATATCCTTATCATTATTATCTCAATATTCTATTAGTTGTTGTCCCTCAGGTAATTGCCTAGTACCTGTAAGGGGTCTATATCTTAAATTTGGACTTTGAGAACTAAATCATGAGCTATATAAATTATTATTATCAAATTTGCTTGAATCATCAGATTTTCCTCATAAATACTCCAAAATAGAGTTAGCCTCTCCAAATTTATTAGAAGCATTTAAGTCATAAAATCCACCTTTTTGTCTTGCAAATTTATATAAATCTGAGTTTTCATTAGACAAATCGCTAGTTTTATAAAGTCTATTACCTAAACGCGTATATCCATTTAAAAATGAAAAATCAGGATTTCACTGGTTTGTCTTTGACATATATTGCTGTCACCAATCATTATAGATTGCGTTTTTGTCTCCAAAAGTTTGATTAAAAAGATCAGTTACTATTAGATTCCCATTAGAATCTATAGTCACATATTTACTACTATTTGGGGAAGATATGCCTTTTTCTTCTAACTTTCTATTTAATTCCTGCTCAGTTTGATTTCCTTGGGTGTTGTTTCTATTAACAGAGGGATCTAGAAAAATACCTATATCATCTAATGCTAGTTTATCCTCATTAGTTCAGGTACCTGTCTCTATACGATCCCGTAATGCCTTTATTCCTTCAGGACCTAACCTATTATACAGGTCTATATACACTTGCTTTTGTAATCCACCATACCCCTTAAAAGTATCATTATTTGTATACTCTATAATCTCTGGTAATGAATCTAATCTTCTTAATGCTTGTAAATTATTAGCTCCCTGAATAAAAACCCGTTTTCCATTATCTAACTCATATTCCCCGTTTTTATCCCTTTTGTATTCTACATTGATCCCTTTAGATCAATCATACTTAGTGCCTCCAGGAGTTGGTTTTATATAAGTAAAACCTTTTAGAGCATGAATAGCATTTCTAGCTGTATTTTCTTTTCCTCTTCAGGAGTTACCGAATAACCTCCCTATTCTGCTCCTGCGTTTGGTTAAACGACTGTCTTGTGAGTCAGTAACATCAAACTGTACGTTTCCATCTAATCTATCAGCATTTGAATCATATGATAAGTTTGCTCCAGACTTTAAAGCATCTGTTATCTTACTAAATTGATAGGCAGTCTCGTTATCCAATGATTTTCCATAATTTGTTATTTGATTTAAAAAATCATCATCAACCTGATACTGGTTACCATCAATAGTAAAGGTACCATATCTTCTAGAAGTAGACCCTCCTGTTTGGAATTTAATTATTTGTGCCATCTTGTACCCTTTTTATACTTAAAAGGGGAGATTGATCATCTCAAATCTCCCCCTTATCTTTCAATGATCTACTTGCTGCATTTCTTACGCTTAACAATCTTACCTCCTTTTTTGAAAACTGGTTCTCCTTCAGGAGTTTGATCTACTGGTCCCTGTGCTACACCTTGTCCCATAGCTTGAGAAACAAGCTGAATAAACATTTGGGCTCCCTGTGCTAACATGTTACAATCACCACTTTGGAGACCCTGAGCAAAAATATCAGCAATTTGCATAATTACATCCTGCTCTCCTTGTGGAGCTGCAGGAGCTACGGGGGCAGTTCCGCCCTCTTGCATAAACTTAACTATTTTCATATAAATATTTGTTTTGTTTGTTTAATTATATTATAAACTTCTCTATAGTTAACCCGTTCATTATCATATATTCATTTAATGCCCAAAGATACTATTTTAGTTTTTAAAATCCAAATAAAATTATTAAAATTTGTGTATTCTTATATTTTTATTCGAATTGTTTGTTATATTAAGTATATATTATTACCTTTGTAGTACAACCCAAGAATAAGAATAGGAATCTATTTCATTCTCTAAGGAGATGCTAGATTAAATATGAGATAATATAGGGTTATAAAAGATAGTTAGTATCTTTTAAGGAGAGTAACTTATTACTCTCCTTTTTTATTATCTGGTCCAGAAACATATTCTGCGGGCCTTTCATTTTGTCTCTCTAGTATTTTAAACATATATTTACCTAATTTCTTGTAAGCATTTTCAGTTTTTTCTTTGTTAGCTTTTTTAGCTTTCTTTATTAACTGTTTGGTTTCTAAGCGACTAACAATGCGTTCACCCCCTACAAGATCCATTTGAGGCTTTCCATCAGATCCTAGAATATACATTTTATCTATCTCTTCTTCGCTAATATCATCTTCTCCATTCTCAAAATCTAATTCATCTCCGATTTGAATCCCAGAATTGGAATTAACCTCAAGTACATATTTAGTTATATCTTCTGGATTAGAAGGTTCAGAAACTATAACTTCTGAACTATGTGCCTTTCCTAATACAACATTATAAACTTCATCATCTTGATTTATAAATACTAGATCAATATCAAATTCCATTTCTTCTGTGTTAAAGAGAGCTTGCTTTTCTCCTTCTGGAAGTATAAATATCATACCTTCATCATCATCCATAGATTCTACATTAGAGAGACCTTGAGTTCTTTCCTCTTCTGTTTCTGCAACTAAGACTTTATATTTCTTATCTGCTATTCCAATTATCGTTTCTTTCATAACTTTCCTCCATTTTTTAATACAATATTTTTAGATGTTTTAACTCAAGGCATATTGTCCAACCAATCAATAAAATTTAAATCTGTATAAGATGCCAATTCAGTTTGAGGAGTTGGTTTATATGAAGAATTAGATGTAACTCATGGTGCTGAAATACCTTTGAAATTTAAATCACGACTTGCAACATCATTTGGAGTCAAAGAAAAATCTCCATCTGCAAATCAATTATGTCTATTCTCCCCTAATTTAAACGGCCGTCTAACTATTCCTACTCTTCCTCGCTCTCCATATATGCTTGCATAATCTTTATATGGAGTAATTCATATTGTCTCTCTATTTCCAGTTCTCTTACTTGCTGCAATCTTTAGATAATCTGTTACAGATTTAGGATTCACTGCCCTTATCTCTCCAGGACGTGCTTTAGAGAGAGATATTCCTCTTACAAAAGTATTATGTCTATTTAATAAGTTTACAGCCCTGTTATTCATTGCATTAGTATCTGTAACTGGAATTTTAGAAATATTATATCCATATTTACTTTCAAAACTATGTAATCTATCAAGAAACTCAATATTATCTGCAAGCTTACTAAAATCTAAATCGATAGGATTTCCTTCTAGTCTATTATTATAATTAACAGTTTTTGAATTTCATATTCCTGTTAATTGACGATCATATATAGCTTTTTTACTTAAATCTTGTAAGTATTTAGCTCGCCAATTAGTTGAATTAATAGTAGATGGTTTAACTATAAATGGGGCTCCTGTTGTTATGCCCGCGGCAGTATTTATTGCTGTACTTAAATAAGGATGGTTATTAGAAAAATTTCTCGTAACAACTCCAGGAGAATTAGGATCAAACATACTATGATTATTTCATAAACTTCCAATTGCTCTTGGTATATACAATCCTACTAACCCAGCCACTCCACCTACTGTACTATTTACAAATTGATTTAATCCTTCATATCCTCTTCTCTGTCTGGCGGCATCTTCTCCTATTTTTCCTAATAACTCTCTGGCTTCTTCATTTCCACTATTTGCAGAAGATGTTAATGTAGAAATGTATTCTCTATATTTATTAGGATTAGTTTCTTTTAAATTATTAATTCTTGTTTCTAAAGGTGTAGTTGGTTTTAGAGGAGTATACAGCTCTGGATTTTTATTGACATTATCCAGAGCTGTAACAACTTGTGATCTTATATCTAATGGCATATTACTCTATACTTTTAATTAAACCACTTCTGTCATCAGTATTTTTTAATAATTCATAACAGATAAGTTTACCAGCTTCTATAGCAATATCATCAGATGAATTTTCTTGATACTGCCTGTATAGATTCTCTAATTTATCGGTAAACTCTTTACGAAAAACAACCTCTTCTTTTTCAATCTCTGCTTGTTGAATTACCCCTCCATCTCCCTGAGCAACAACTGGAATGCCTTTGCTGGTAATTTGCCCTTCTAATTCAGGATTTACTTTTTCTAGGTTATGTTTCCTAGCATGTAATGCCCCTTCTGGAATTAAATTCATTTTTCCCCCAAGTTGGAATTTTTGAGGCTCCTGCTTTTCTGAGGATTTAATCGATCAATAACTAATGAGTTTTCTAGCCTCTTCTAGTTCAGGAAACTTTAGTCCATTTTTACCAGCTAATGAAAGAGATCCTTGTCCTCCTGAGTATTTAAATAGATTCTGAGAATTGTACAGATCAGAAACATTATTATTTAATCGTTTCTTACCCTTTTCAGTAATATCTATCTTTTGGTTATACATGTTTCAGGCATCACTAATCTTATTTTTTAATTTATTTGCCCCAAATAAAACAGTCTTCCCTCCTAATTTATCTGCAGCTTGTTCTTTATTAGTTGAGTACTCTGAGGAAACTTTACTTAAGTCAAAATTTTTATCATCTAACTTACTGCTAAATAAACTAGCTATATTTCCTACAATAGGAACTGAACTAATAATTTTATCTCCTGTAGTTTCTCCTGAAAGAGTTTTACCTGATATTCCTGATATGATTCCAGTAACAGAATCCGCAACTCCTATAACTGAACCTACTCCAGGAATAAGATTTAAGGCTTGTTTCGATAACCCCTTTATAGCAGCCGAGTCTTCTCCTCCGTTTTGGGGCATGAAATTAGATACTGTATTCATGAGGTCTCCAAATGCCCCTGTCGCAAAAGATCCTAATTTCTGACCAAAACTGCTTTTAGTACCATTTAACGTGTTTGCCTGCTTAGTTATTTTTCCCAAATCTCCCTCTATCTTTTTTGAGGAATTCTTCATAAAAGTATTATAACTTGGAGTAGAAAGGCCACTCAAATAGTTATTTCCAATGCCTATATTAGATGTTTTCTTTATTATATTAGACATAACTTTGAGTCATTAATGTTTGTAATGCTGTTATTGTAACTAGCTTATCTCCTTTATATTTTATTCTTATCCTAGCATATTTATCTCTTACTCTTGTGCTGCGCCATTTTCCATGATCTCTATAATATATAGGTTGAATTACTGTATATCATACATCATTGTTATAATATATATTTCCCAGACGTCTTCCATACTTTTTATCTCCTATATTTAAACAGTCTTGGTGCATTTTCAAAAAATATTCATTTTTTATATTATCATATACAACCTCAGTGTTATAGTACTTTCCATCACTGATAGACATTTCTTCTGGAATAATATTAGGTTTTACAGAAGATTTATCCTTATTCTTAAAGTATTTATATATACCCTGTTTATCGAAATCATAAACATCTCCCACAATTTCAATTTCCAACGAATCTGGTTCTACATTATTTGAAATAATAACTAAATTATCAAATATTTTATGAATACCTTTTGGACTATTTACTATAAATTCAAATTCAAAAGGCTCTTGCTTATTATACCATTTTGTAGGTAGAATTTGATTATCAGGATTATCATCTTCATAATTTATTTCATCAATGATATTTGCCCTTCCATGTACAAAAATACTACTATATAAGGCATTATTTCATCCATTCTTAAAACTATCTTCCATAGCATTATAAGGGATTACTAATCCTACATTATATGTTCTATCAGCAGAGGATTCTACATACTCAATAGTTTCAGTTGAGGTCTGTGCAAATAAATAAGGTCTATATGTAATATTAATAATATAATATAAATGACTGGGATCAAAAGGAGTAGACTTAAATTTTATGGTAGTAAACTTATCTTTAACACTATTATTATAAAACTCATATTTAGCTTTAACGGAGCTATCTTCATTGATGTCTTTAGACACTATATCTTTAGGTATATTATATACTATAATATTAGCAAATTCTTTTGTACCATCATTGGTTTTTATTATAATAGGATTGGATAAGTCATCTGAGATATCGCTGTCATACACTACTTTTTCTTCTATTGAATTTGTAGTATTATTCCATGAATATCCTGTGATTTTTATATGTTTTGTATTGAAGTAATCATACTCTGAGTTCATAAATAAACTTAAAGGAGTTTCTGTAAGAGTTTCATCATTATCAGAATATATCCAAGTACCATTTCACGGTTTTCCAGGCCAAATTTCAGATGATTCCTGATTCCTGAGATTGTTATTAATAATACCAAATACTCTTGTCTTTAACAGATCAAAACTAAAGTAGCTGTTATCTATATTATCAGAGAGTAGAGGTGTTCAAGAGTATCTTGTAACTCATTTATTAAGCACTTCATTATAACATATGTTTCATATTTTATCTCTATTATAAAAAGTAAACATTATATCATTTTTATACGCGTTATAATGAGTTTTCACATTTCTATATCCCAAAATAACTTCTTTTTCTAATTCTTTTAGATTAATGTTATCATGTAAATATCTCTGGATATTAAAATCTGAGATGAGTTCAAGACCATTTCTTGATAGCCTTCATATCTTTTTTGCATAAGTATCTACCCCATATAATGAATTTGGAGTTCTTACAATGGAATCTTTTCATGTAGAACCATATTTATCAGTAATAATAGTAATTTGTTTTTGTAGTACTCCAGCTCCATACATATGAATATTTTGGCCAGTTGTTGTTTGTAATAGAGCTTTTTCATTTACTGGAATAATAGCTATAGCATGTTCGAATACACATAGAATTTGATTCTCCCATGGAAGAATTTTAACAATTCCTCCATATTGACGATCAAAATCTTGATAAGATAATCCCTGAAATATTCTATAGGAATTTTTAAAATCACCATCTACCTCTATGTTACTGAACATTATTCTAGTATCGAATATATCTTTTACATAGGGTATCTCCTTAAATGCATAATTACGTTTTACTCCTAAAGTTACATTATACCCAGAATTAAGTAAGTTTGATTCTGGAATTTTGTTAGCTGCCTTTGTCGAAATATCTGAAAGCGGATAAAAACTTCTAGGATTACCCATTAAAGATATTTCATCAGTGTTGAAGGTATCAATAGACCTTAAACCTAAATTATAGTTTGAAATACATTTATAAATAAACCAAGTTCCTATTGGAACAGCATCAATATCTGCTTTATTTATATAATCTCAGTTCTCAGTACTTCTACCTCCTTTAAAATTATCCTTTCAGCAATTAATATCAATTATAGTATCGTTAGTAGGAACCGTTAGGGAGGTGAAATTCCTTTGCATTCTAATACATACTGTGGATGTGAAACAGTCGCCTCTAAATACTAAAGGAACTTCATATAATTTAGTTTGTAAAGTATATTGTATTGAATCAGGAATCTTATTTGTATTGTATAGCTCAATAATATCAGCATCTGTTAGTTTTTCTATATCCTTATCAAAGAATTCTTCGTCTAATTTATCATGGTTATAACACTCATTTAAATACTGACGTATATCTATAAGTCACTTATAATCAGATAAATATGTATTTCTAATGGGGCAATTTAAAGTTACTTCTGGTTCATATTCTACTTCAGTGAGTTCAGTATCATTATTAATACTATATCTTGAAGACACTGCATAAAATGGAGATTTATCATTCATTCTAATAGTAAAATACTCTTTGATAAATGATTCATTGTAATTTGAGGAATATATATTATAAATACAATTATCCTGTAAAGTGCCCTGTACCCCAAGAAACGGAGCAAAAATCCCTCTTATATACCCATAAAAATCTTTTTTATCTGTAACTCCTTTTCCAAAGGATACAAGATTCTTTATTTCTTCCTGCGAACCTGCTTTTGTTGAATATGAATAATTATCAATTATTCTACTTGGAATCTCAGAATCTACATATACTAATTTTGTTACAGAAGTCTCATTTTGTGCATTACTCTTATACTTAGGATAATATATTCTTGTTTTAGTAGTTTTAAGTTCATTCTCAAATTCTGTAGACATAGATATCCTAAACTCTGATCCATCAAATAATGATTGAAGCTGCTTATTAACATATGAGTCTAAACATAACAACCCAGAACTTGAGATAATATTACTCTTTACTACTCTAGATTTGTATTCAGTAGTTAATATTCCTGATTTATTTATAAATGACTCTGATATATAAACTGGAGACTCATTATCTGTACCATTTCTTAACGCGGGCACACTACTAGCCTGATCGACACCTATACTAAATCCTTGAGCAAGGAAGTTAGGTATCCTTTTTTGTCTTACAAAAAAATATCCTTTAATATTATATTTCTTTAACTCATTTATTACTAATTCAGGGATAGAAAATTTTATTCCTAGAGGTCTTACATTTTCTCTATTTTCAGTATAATCTATAATATTAGTGTTCACACTAAATCTAAACACCCCATAAGTATTTACAAGATTAGCGGTATCTAAGAAATCTGTAATTTCAATGTCTTCAATTTTACCCTCAAATTTATAATTTTTTTCATCACTCCCATTTTTGTTAAAATCACATCCTCTTAAACCATATACAGGAGATAAATGATCATCATTAAATATATATACTATACCAAATCTATATAGTTCTCCTGGAACATATCCTAATTTATAATATATATTTAGTGGCGAATAATACTCAGTTTGAGACTCATCTTTCTCTTTTGAAATCGTGAAGCTTTCTGGAGATATAAAGCCTATACCTGTTTCGTCCTGCATTTCTTCAGCTATAATATGTAAAGATAGGTTTCTCAATTCCTTAGTTTTATCTAAAGGTTTATCTACATTTCCAAAGAAAAGCATATTTTGAACCTGGGCTTGAGTTTTTACATTATCAACATAATTGTACTGAATATTTATATCTTCTACAGAAATTTCTTCTATTTCTTCATATCCTGTAATAGATATCAATCTAGATTCCTGTTCAATTTCATAGTTTTCAAGTATCTTAAATGCTTTTTGGACTAATATTCCATTTTTATCACAGGTATTTCTAATATAATAAAGATTGAAATAAGTGAAGGAGGTATCAATATTAGTAAGAGATAATACTATAGATTTATCAGTTCTCTCATCTATAACTGTTCCACTACAAGTTTTGGGTGTATTAGTATTCCCCTTAAATACTGATATTATTCCTGTTTCAGCAACAATATCAGTTTCATTAAAATCACTATCTAAATATTTTAAATAAAATATATAATTACCTCCTTGCATCTGTCCATATGAAGATACTTTATTTAAGGTTAATTTAGGAATAACTTGAATATTTCTAAATAACCTGGTCTCCTGATCTAAGAGATCTTCATCATATAAATTAGATTGCTTTTTTTGATTTCTATTAATTATTTTATATCTATTATTTTCTAACTTAGTAATTCTACTATTAATGATTCTTGGTGGATTTTTATCATCATTAAGTATAAGATTGACAGAACCATCATATGATTGTTGACACTCAATATCTACTGGATTTGACAAATCCAGTTTTAGTTTAGAATTATCAACTATGAAGTCAGAGATGGTTCCGTCGCTCTTTTTTATATTGTGCAGAGGATTATATTCTCATGCTATATCTCCCTCTGTTTTATATTTTTTTACTTTTAACTGTACCTTCATTTTAATTATTACATAATAGATTCAATATATGTATTACCAACATGTGCTCACCATTTAAAGTTCATAAAGGATATATCAGTTGTCTGATTATAGTAGTTGCTATCATTAGGTAATACAACAGTGCCTCTTGACACTCTCATTGAATTTTTTAAATTTGTAAGATTGATCATATTTTTATCAACATCATATTCTGGTATTAAATATATACTATTTGGATAAACTTCCTCTTGTTTCTGTTTTATAGTATATAATTGATTAGCTCTACTATTAACCTCTTCTATTATCTCTTGTAAGAATATGTTTGTATTTGTATCATCTTCAAAATATATATTAATTGAAACTGGTATTCTGTAATTTATGATTCCCGCTTCCCCACTTATATTACTCTCAATAGATTCTATTATATTATCTAAAGTTGAATTTTTCTTGTCAGGAACTTCATCTCTTTTAAAATAGTTTCAAACAATTTTACCATTGAGATTTATAGATTTTAAAGTAAATTCTTTGAATGCATTTAATGATAGACTTAAGCTAGTATAGTTGTATACTATAGTTTTTACAGTTTCAGCGTATCTTAAATAATACATCATAGCACACCATGCTGCCACACTTACCTCAAAGGACTTCTTACTACGACCTGGGAAAGATTCAAGACCTCCATCAACTAACCCCATAGGAAATAACATTATAGGTCTATGATTAGAAGTTGTAGGTATAAATATACCACAATATCATGTTGCATTAATATCAACAGTTCCTCAATGCCCAATCCGAAATGGCTTTTTGGTCTGGCCTCTCCTTTCCATCATTACGATTTGTGGATAATGAGACCCAGAAGTAACAATTTTACCCAGATCATCTACTCAGCCATCTCCACTAGCCATATTGTGTTGTTCTATTTGAACTCTTGAATTGTTTCATTTTTCATTATCTGGAAAATATAATATGTTCTCATTATATCCATCCAATGAACCATATGTTATTTTATACTTAGACCATTCACTAATATTTCCTCCAATATTAATTTGGCGGCGTAAAGATTTTATCGTAGTTTCGTCTGAGGATATATATAAGTTATTATCTGTATCAAATGTAGCATACATATCTTTACTAGAAGACATAGTGTTACCATATAGTTCTAGATAAAAACTATTTTTATTAACTACGCATAGATGAATATAGCTTCTTATACATATAATTCCAGAATCAGCGTCAAACTGAGGAGGAGCTATTATGGACCCATTATACTGTTGTTCCTTAAATATGTTATGAGCATTATAATCATTTAAACATTTATATGTATCAGGCTCCTGTTTAGGTACTGAGTTAAAGCCTACTGTAATATTATATTCATCATAACAAGGCAAATTTATAATTGTTCCACTAAGAGGGACATATTCCTCATTTGAGGATATAGATTCATTTATTACTTCTAATTTATGAGATTTACCTAAAGAATCTATAGCATAACATTGTTCTTTAGAGATACTATCTAAACTAGCATACCTTCATAGTCTGCCGATTGTCTTCCCATCTTGAGCTGTTGGTAATGTTAGTTTTACCGAATCTATATTTTGTTTTTTAAGTACTATATTTTGGCCAACTCTATATGAAGTAATACCTGTTATCAACTCTGTAGATTCTACATCTACAAATGGATCTCCAAAATATTTTCTTAAATTATTCTTAATATCTTCTTGGGGATTTTTATCCTCTGAGGAATCCATAGGTACAGACTTATACTCTGTGTCCCCTACAGGTTTAATTTTTATAAAAGGACTCCTTGTTGAGTTTTCAATAGACGGATTAATTTCTACAGATACAATATCTGTAATCTTTTCACTTCATACTTTCGGAAAATCTTCAACTGTAACAAAAGAATCATAAATATTAAAGAAATAATTAGTTATCTCAGAAACATATAATGGATATGATTTATTTGTTAGTAACTCTGTCCCAAAATATACTTTAAACTCTATGATATAAAGATCTTCTTTATCAAAGCTATCTTTTCCAATCTGAGAACTAAATGGAATATCTATAATATTATTACCATTATAATTTAAATCGGTAAGTTCTACAACTCCATTATCAGAGTCAGGTAAAGAAACAATTTTGTAATCACAGTCATCATTATTATATCTTGGATCTCTATATCTAAATATACTATATTTAATGGTAGTGCCTGGATATGAATTATAATTAAAGTATAAAGTAAAAGAATTCTGATCAGTATAATATTTAAAGTAATCATCCCCAATAGTGATGTTATTTGGATTTATCTCAAATATCTCTGGAACAATACTAGTTTCAAACTGGTCCAAAATAATATATTTGTTATCATCCGTAATTAACCCTGGGCACACATAGTTATACTCACTTATTTTTAAGCTATCTGAACTATTTGATGTATTAGCATCAACAGTACAATGTATTATTGTTTGAAGATCATTATAACTTAAAATGTTATTAGTTAGAGGCTTCACTATTATATCCCCACTAGATATAGAAGTACCAATGGAATTTTTATTTATATTAGTTATAGAGATTTTGGAAAAAAAGTATACTAATTTTCCTTCACCTATCAAATACTTTTTTATTATATTTTTATATATTGAATTATTTCATACAGTCTTTAGTTTCAGATTTCCTGAAGGAGTAATAGTATAATTACCATTTTCGTTTTTGGAAGTATCTAACTTATATGAGTCAAAGTATACTATAAATTCTTCAGGAATATTTACCTCAAATTTTGAGCATAACCATCCTGGGATCTCTCATTTTATCGGAGTAAAATCTTCAATATGTGTAATATCTGATTTAAACCTTATATCTACAATATTACTTATATCATATAACTTATTATCATTTGTAAGTACATAAGTGCTTAAATGCTGCCAGGAATTTTCTGCTGATTCCTCCCCATCTGATATTCCTAGCAAATACTTATCCCCTGGATTTAGATAAAGGTTTTGATCTTTACTATAAATAGTTAAAGCTTGAAGATCAATATCTGAGTACTTATGATAAATAGTATTCCCAGTCAATTTTATACTCTCAAGAGAATCAGAATCTATATTATTATCAGAAGGAGTAAATATAGTTTTTTGAGAGGGAAATGTCCCGACTTTAACTTTATTATCTATAGGATTATAAGCAACTATATACAAGAATCCTCCATGTTCCTTCATTCCAATAGGAACATAATAATCACCCAAAGCTCCATATTGCATAGCATAGTTACCCATATCATTCTGAAGAACAAATTCATCTCCATTATATGTTATTAATGTACCATTTAAGCAATCTGTTAATACTGTATTAGGAGTCATTAAAGGATGGAGGTCCTTATTCATTCCATCATTAAATTGATTTACTTGATTTAGTTTTCCCATGTTCTATTAATTTTACTGTTCCATCTTCTTCAACAATTAAGTCTCCAGATTTATCTCCAATATCAACTTGTCCATCAGAATATATTTTAATGGCCGCTGTTTCAAATATTCCATTTGGTCATAATTTAAACCCATGCGTTCTTATTACTCCCTGCCCATCTGTTAATACCTCAAGAAACGGGGCCCCTGTTGAAGTTTTGCCTATATAGCTTGTATCTAAATTTGTTAATTTTATATATGGTTCTGTATTGGCAACAATAATTTTTGGATTTACTAAGTTTGCATTTCCTGTATAAAGACCATACCCAGATAAATCTCCTAAAAAACTGTCTGTGATACCAGATAAATTCCCAATAATTCCCGATTTGCCTGATAATGACGTAGTATCAAATAGATTATATCCATAATTAGGATCTTCTAAATCAGGGAATTCATACTTTTTAATATTAGTGGTATATAACACTAACTCGGCACCATATTCATCATATATACTTATGTTATATGAATTAGTAACTTCTTGTGCTTCATCTAATGCCTGGCTTGTAAAGTCTGTAGAAATACATACTTCAGTTTCTCCCACATATGTTACTATAGCAGATATATTTATAGGATCTACTCGTGTTTCATCAACTTCCTGGTTTACTTCAATACTAAATGTATCTCCAGGAATGCAAGTCCCCTGTGAAATAGTTAATATAAAAGCAGATCCGTCTAAAGGATTCTCAAAATATATCTTTTTAGAGAAATAATCATATAAACTATCCCCATTATTTAGAAGTATAGTTTTTCATTGAGTATCTACATCTTTAGGTTTGAAGATAATATCAGAAGTTACTAAACTCTGTATAAAAGTATCAACATTATCTCCTGGTAATTCTCAATTATAATCACTATTTTCTACATTAAAAAGAGTTTTTGCAAGATCAATAAATGATAGTTCTGTAGTAATACCACCAGAGATATACAAGGAATACACCTCATTAATAACTGAATAAGAATAAGGAATATACTTACTACCTTGTCATTCTGATCATTCTGCAATGGAAATACTCCCTCCAATACTTATTGTTCCAATTACAGTATTAAAAGAAACACTATCTGTAACAATAGACTTGGACTCTATTGAGTCTACTGTAAGTTTACCATCAACTACTGTAAATTTACCATCTGATGTTGATATTGTTTCAAAATCTATATCATCACCCTTTTTTAAAAACTCATAGTAGGAATGACCCTCCAAATATTCAGCATTTAGTCCTTTAATAAGACTATTATTTCCTAAAACTAAAGGAGGATTACCATTTAAATAAATAGTTTTATCAAAGATATTATTTAATGTATTAGTAGAATTACCCTCCGTTGTTGATGATTCTAAAAAAGAATAGTAATTGTCCCCAGAAGTATAGTATATTGAATCTCCTGGAATAAAAATAATCTTGTTATCTCCAGGATACTCTATGACTCCATTTTTATAATCCTCAATAGAGGATGCGACGATAATGTCTTTTTCTAGAACCTTATCTTTATTATTGTCCTTATCTGAACTTTCAGTATCACTATATCCTAAAGAATAATACTTATCTCCAACTAAAACTCTAATATTTCCTGCAGTTCTAAATACTAAATCTTTATAAGGACTTCCTATTCTCTCTTCTCTTGCCATATTATTTTATATTTATAATTTTACCTTTTTCGTCTCTTTTTGCAAAGTATCTAAAATTTCTAGTTTTAATTTCTTCTTTACTAAAACTCCACCCAACATCAATTGGGTAATTTAGTTCAAAAAAGTAAATTTTAGATTTATCCAAAAAACATTCTTCCTTTATTTTGTATAATTTAAGATTTAAAAATTTTATTTTGTTCCGTCTTTTTGAAGTTATTTGAGAATTGTAAAACTCCCATTCTGCTTCACTTAATCCAAAATAATATATTCCATTATATACTTCCTGAGCATACTTATAGTTTAATCTTAATCGTATTCTAGATTTTATATTATTATATAATACTCTCTTGTGGTCATCTAAAAACATTTTTCCACAATATGCAGTATAACTTCTATTATGTATTTGTATATCTGCTCCTCTTTTTGTAAGGTTATAAAAAGTATTGAAGCCATGTTCAAGAATCTTTTTTAATTCAGTTCCTGAAATATGTGGATATTTGTCTTTTATAATATCTAAATAATCTTCCAACTCCTTAGTCATATTAATAGTATTGCCTTGCTTCGTTTGAATATTTTTCTATTAATTTCTTTAGATCTTTATTTACATATATTGGTTTTTCTTTAGTGCCTGAGTTTTTTGTGCTATACCTAAATGTTAACTGATTCCCAGTAAACTGTGATAAAACAAAATCTATATTGCTGAATTTTCCTCACTTATATAATTTTTTGAACTCCTCACCAGAATACTGTTTCATACAGATTTCAGCATAATTTCCATATTTTATGGGCAATACAAAGGTAACATTATTATTAATAATATCCAATAATACTTCATAAAAACAGTCCTTAAAAATATTTGAAGCAAGCTGCTTTCGATCTTGATATCTATTTTTTACTCATCTTCCTCTAAGTAATTTTTTATTTAACCCTGCATACAGTTCCTCCGCAGAAAAAGCATGTTTAAACATTCCATAGTTCATTATAATATAGGCTTAAAATTTTTAGAGTATATCTTCCTATCTCAACGGGTTTTTACATCTAATACATCGTTTAATTCATTTTGAGATAAGTGATTTGGAATTCTTGCTGAATTACACAATCTTAATCAATCACTTTTAACTGCAGTTGCTAATTGAAATAAATTTCCATCCTTTTGTACTAAACTCTTTTTATATATATCTATATATGCACAATATGCTGCAAGAGCTTGTACTTCTTTATCAGTTAGATAAGGCAATCCTTCTTCATCTACAACTATTCCATGATATAGAATAGTTACATTTGGATAATCTCTATCAAATACTAAATAATCCCCTTCTTGTCTATATTTTAACAAAGCTCCTTTATCGTAAAAAACACTTTTATTATTTTTTCAGGATTCTATATATTCTTCTATTCACTGATTATATATATTTGGATATATACTATAATTAGTAGATGTTTGAGCATCTACAAATGGAGCAAAAACTGCTTCAATAACATCTACATTGCAAGGTAATTGTATTTTTCTATGCTCAGTAGAAGTTGTGTACTTATATAGGGTAGTCTGTCTGTTTCCTATTAATTCTCATCCAGAAAGTGCAATATCCTCAAAATTAGTAGTATCTAATGTTGTTCCGTATAAGATATGTGCCTGAGAATATACAGATTTAAAATTATTTCTATTCATAGCTATTCTTTATTTTATTAACGTGGAACCTGATCATTTGGAGTAACAGGTGACGCAAATGATCTATACCATCTTATGTACTTCTCCGTTAACCTACGTATAATTTCATCACTCAAAATTCCGCAGTCAAGATATGATTCTGGGTTTTCAGAACAGCAGTCTCATTCTAATAACCTGCGTGGATCTTGAAATAGTGCTATAACTGATATATACTTAACAAATGGCACATTAAAAATGTATCCGTCCATATTTCCATTAGAATTTATCGCGGTGTCTAAATAAACATATGGACTGTCTGATCCACGTCTGCGGTGCTTATGAAATCTATAAGCTTCATCTGTATATACATTATATTTTACTTTTCTATCTATACTCCCCACAAACCGTACTGTATCCACTCCATTAAGGTAAATTATGGGAGGAATTTCAAAATGAAGAGCTCTTTCTCCAACATTTAGACTACAATTACATTTGGACATGTAATCACAATTAACTTCAATACAGTTAATTGCTAGAAACAATTCATCTAATGTCAGAACTCCCTTTAATAGAAATTCTCTCATTACTTGATTACGTTCTGCAACAACCTCATCTTGCAACTGTTCTATGGAGACCTTAATATTTGCATTAAGTCCAGATAGCCCAGTATATACATTGTTTAATATAGCTGAGCTAATAGCCTCTATTGTCATATATGTGTATATAAAAAATAAAGCAGAGTGAGCGATAATTCGCCCGCTCTGCTATCTATCTATTCTTTTACTGTAAATTTTTTTGTTTTTCTAACTAAGTAGCCATAACTATTTTTATATGTAACTTGTACTGTAAAAGTTTCTCCTAGTTGGGGGATATAATCAGGTTTTGCACTAACCCCTCCAAACTCGTCAATAGTATAATTATTATTGTCTAATATCTTATACTCAAACTTTGCATCTCCTGTAACATATTTGTCATCAGTTGTGGCTGATACAACAAATTTTGACATATTGTTAATTAGTTTTTGGCTTGAAATTTTTCATCTGCCTGTGCTTTAGTATATACATCAGCGCTGTTAGCCTTTTTACTGATCTCAGTATCCTGAGAGGTATTCTTTGATTCAACAGCTGTTACTCTAGATGTAAGTTCCTCGTCAGCCTCTCCATTACTCTCTATAGCTTCAGCATTTTTTTTAATATTAGCAGCTGCTTCAAGATCCTGAGACGAAGCATACAGATCGGGTAAAATCTTAATCTTATTATCACCAACAGTTATATCCTCAATGGATACTTCAATTCCAGCTGGGTCTCCCGAGCTATTATTTTCTAAATATTTTTCAAACTGATCAACTAAATCACTCTTTACATAGAATGTGTGTAAAGTGGTCGAGTAGTTAGTTTGTCCAGCTACTGACATACCTCCAAAACCTACACGGGGAACACAATAGGCAAATGAATATTGCTTGTATAGAGCTCCTTTAATAGGCATCTCTGGGGCTGAGGGAGATGTGAATCTAAGATTCTCATGGGTTGGAAGACGAAGATTATGTAAAACATAATCATAGGTACCAAACTCAGCTTTATTACGAGTATACGTAATATAGTTGGCTGCGGTTCCTGATACTGTGGAATTTCCATTGAAGGTTAAAAGATTATTAGTTCCTTCTGAACTACCTGCGCATCTATCTTCACAAATAATCTCATTAATAACTACCGAACGAACTTTCATATACGAATCAGCGCCACTAATGTCTACTGAAGTAGACCCAGATGCTGTTACCTTAACAAACTTATACTCTTGTGGAACTACAGTTGAAATTGCTTTATATAACATTGTTACAACATCACTATCAGCACTTACATTTGTAAGGTCAAGATCAACAAGAATTGGTTTTCTAAAGTACCAAAGAGCTGATCCAAAATCACCTCTATAATCATTATCCAGCCCAAGTTCTATAAGAATCTGAATATGCTTTTGTTTTAGGTTTGTGGGTAGGATCTTAATAGTAAAGACCTCTCCCTCTTCAGGCTCAGTCCTATATACAGTTGCATCTACAATATACTTTTTAAAATATTCTCCACCATCTGGAAGTCTAAGTTTAGGATCTAATTTTGTTCCTGCTGTGTTGGGCGATCCTTTAGCAGGTGCCTTAACTACTGTAACATTATCTAAGCTGTTAAGTACTACCTCTTTTTGAAAATTAAACATATTTGTATAGTTTTAAATTAATAATTAATTATTCCCAGGAATAGCTATAGTCTGATTAATAGGTACGTTAGTCTGCAACCTGGGATCACTTGCATTTTCTAATAGTAAACGTACATATATGTTAATTATCTCATAACATACATAATCAGGAAACTCTAATACTTGAGTTTCATCATCTGCTGCTATTAAATCTGCCTGTTCCATAGATACATACATTGGAGATTTAATATATGTAACATATAGTTTATTTAATGTTCATAATGAATTTCCACTGTGTATCTCAATTTTTACATCAGATCTATTAGATGTTCTGTTATAATTATCTTTTAAGAAAAAGTCTTTTTTCTCAGGACATTCTTTTATGCTATTATCCATAGAATAATTGGTGGGCACTATATTTGTTCCTTCTAATACCTTATGTTCTGAGTTCTCATTACGATTAATAATATAATAATAAGGTTTTTTATGAGAAGGTCTCATATAATAATTATTAATTATTCCTGGATACAAATTAGCAGTTAATCTATAACAAGGCGATGTTATCACCTTTGTAATATTATCTCCACATCTTGAAGATAAATTAGTTCCTTTAAATTCTGCTACACAATTTAACAAATGAAGATAATCTTTTGGAAGATCCAATTCCCAAACTGTGTCATTAAATTCTTGCCTCGGATTACTATCTACCTCTATTATAGAGGTAGTTTGTAAGATTCCTAAATCATCAGAGCTCTGTTGATTATATTCAGCTCTGTTATATACAGTATTTACATATTGTTGAATAGCTTTATTGAATAAATATATAAAATCTTCTAAAAGAATAGAAGGTGCCTTTAATTTATTACATTCAATTAAAGCATATTCGTATGCTTGCCTAAGTCTCATCTTATTTTCATTGTTTATGAATTATTAGAAATTTATATATTTTCTACTTAACATATATTACATACTGTATACTATGGAAACTTAGGATGATTTATATTAATTGTACTTTTGGAAGTATACACTATGTATGATTTATATATTCCAAAACTATTATATAATATTCTTTATTTCTTAGTTTCTTTTGTTGACCTTCTTGTGGTCATCTCTGGATATGTTAAATTTTTAATAGCATCCAGTATATTTTGATTCTCTGGATTCTTTAAGTACATTATGATAGCTTCATCAGTTGCTCCAAGCATTGTCTCACTAAACATCCAGATTCCACTTTGATTTGTTATAACACTCTTATCTTTAGCATCAATAATAAGTAATTTTATTGCTTGGTCAGATCCAGTATATAAATCAATTATCTCTTGGGGATTTTTTTCTGCTCTTGTATACAAGTAATCCTGAACATCGGTATCAGGAGCATTTCTCATGGCTTTGCCTAGAAGCTTACATTTGGTTAGTCTTCCTGTTGGAGAATCATTTTCGATATATACATAGGCTTTTGTTACTGCTTGAATTCTAGCAACCTTCCTTCTTGAATTTTCTCCTTCTTTTTCAATATAAAAATCTGCTCTACCATATCTTTCCTTTGTACCATCTATAAGCAGCACCCCGTTTTTATCTCTAGAAGTACGCTCCTTTGCAATTAAAGGATTATTTTCAATGGCTCTCCATAAATTAGCTTCATATGGATTATCTAAATCAAACGTCTTTCCTCCATAAATTTCTATTGGAAAGTCTTCTGGAATAAAATAATCTCTGTCCTTACTATTTAATTCATCAGGACTTAAAATCATTTCACTATCTCCATTCTCATTATAACGAACCTTTTTCACAAAAGGTAAATTAACTCCATTTATATCTTTACAAGGCTGTAGAAAATATTTTTTCTCTCTGCCATATACATTTCTAAGTGTAATTTTCATGCTCTTTATAAAAAGTTATTTATCTATATAATATTACTATAATATCTATAAAAATTTTTATAAAAGTATCTCTCTTATAAGAGATACTTTTATAAAAATGTTAATATATTTTTTAGATCTCTTCAAATATTACAGATCTATAAGGATTCATTACGCCGACGCCATGGTACCCCCAGTTTACTATTTTTGACCCTGCTACGGGACTTGAAACTTCACCAGAAGCAAGACCTGTTACTCCACCAACACCAGTGATGATATTATGGATTAACTGGCCTCCCTTAAATGTAAAGAACATAATTCCAGGTGTTCCATTTGAGTCAGAAGTTAAATCAAGGAATAGTCCGTAAGCTTTTTTACCAAATTCAAGATCTAAAGATCTGTCTAAGACAAAAGCAATCTTGTTACCTGCATATTCATATGACTGGTAAGTAGCTCCTAAATCTACATAATCCTTGGCACCTTGTGACCATACAAAGCATCCAGTGGTTTTCCAATCACGAATCCAGTTAGACATTCTACGCTGTACAAGATTGTACATACGGCTATTGCATACAAATGTCCATACATTTCCTTGGGCTTCTTCACTCTTAGCGGCCATCTCTTGCATAGCCTGCTCCCATAACCGTACATTAAAACCACTTTCGTTAAATGCAAACTTGGTAGCAAATCTCTCAACCTGAGGAATAATACCATCAGTGGCTATAATTGGGCGACCTAGTTCATCACTAATCGTAGATTTTCCATTAACATCGACACTTCCCTTTGAGAACAAAAGTTTGTTATTTCTAGCAGCCATATAGCTATCTAAACAAACTTTTTCAGCTCCTGTAAGTTTTAATGTAAAATCTTTGTCTTTTGTGGCAATATTGATAAATTGATCCTCCAAAGCTCTATATTTTGCAGAATAATCAATATCGCATCTTGTTGTACCTATATAAGTACGATGTTTTTCAATATTTGATTGGTACTTTGTAACGCTTTAATACAGCATGTTACCATACTGGCTAGACTATATCTTAAACTTCTATATATTTAAACACATATCCTTTACAATGGGTTCTTATTCCTCTTATTACAAACTTAGCATTTTTGTAGCCATCTTTCACGCACTCACTTAAACAAGAGTATACTTGAAGTAAGTTACCTGATAGATCATATCTGCCAATAGGTTTAAATTCTTTATTATAAGGAATATTAGGAAGATTGTTAACTCTTGTAAATTCTTTAGTCTTTCATTCTTTCATATAAGGTAATTTTTCATATGAAAATTGAAATCCTTTAACTCGTTGACCAAGTTTAATTGCTCTTCCAATGTGACTGCCATTTTTAGCATTTGGATTGATAAATCTTATGCAATCATTAATACAGTTAAATTCTTTTACAAAATTACCTGACGAATCATACATATAAACTTTTCTCTTTAATACTTCAGGACATCCGCCTGAACCTCCAAGTTTAACATTATATGTATCAGTTCTTTTTATAAACTGTTCTGTAACAATGTCAGCCTCTAATTTATAAGCATCTTCTTTAGAATCAAATACTCTAAGAGTTATTCGTCTAAAATTATTAATGCCATATTTATTAACCGCTGCTTTAAAAGGTGTTGTGCTTTTTTTATAACTGGCGGGTCTTGTTGTATATACCCCATTACCTAAATATCCATCAAAAACATTTGGGTCTACAGTTTCATGTACTCCTACATATATTTTATTATTAGAAATACAATGTGTTAAATATACTAAATATTTCATATTTTATTTTTTGAAGTTTTCCCCCATTTCAGACAATTTGTCTTACTCCTTTCGGATAGTCGTTGAACCTTACTTAGAGCTTCGCCATGCGATTGCTTTATCTAAGTCTTGGCTGCTGATTGTCCTATAAACATACCAAATTTATAGGAGTTTCCAGCAATTAAAGGGATTTTCATTTATAACTTACGCTATAACGGGACTTATTTTAGTATTAAATATTGTGGTAAGTAAATTTAATACAGAGCTTAAATTTAATCCAGTCTCGTGCAGTTCTGGCATATGATTAGTAATAAATCTAGTATCAGTACCCACAAGTGCTCCTGGGTCTACAATACTCTCTCCGTAATCATTATCAATTATTCTACATACATACTCAGCAACAGCATCAGAACGTCGAATTGGAGAAAGCATAACCATACACTGTTGGCGAGTCTCTTCTAGTACAAATACATCGTACATCTCATAATAACGTTCTGGGAACTGAAAAATAACCTCAGAACCATTTGAGCCATCTCCCTCAATAGCAAGAATAGGAATTCTTTTAACAAAATTAACATCAATGTCCCATTCAACTAAAAATGAATCAAGAGAAGTAAATCGATCAGTTTTTCTGTAATCTTTTGCATAAACATTCATTAATGCCTCAGTAAGACTTGTAGCTGTGTATTGTTTATACAAATTAGAAACAATTCCTAACCTCTCAGGCTTTTCCCCAACCCATTTATGAAAGTCTTCATATGTACGAGTGCCACTCATCTGGGCATGGGAAGAACTAAAACTTGTAATTCTCATATTTTATTTAATTTTTAAATTTATAATAAACTTTCACCATATTTAGTTTCTACTGACCTATGGTGACTAATAAAATTATCTTTTGGGGCAGAATCTCTTGGAACTACTGTGGTTTGTGATTTTGTTTCAGATTTCCGTAAACTCTTAAGTTGAGACTTTCAATAATTACTAATATCAGAAATAGCATCTTTTCCATATAATGCAAACCAAGCTAGTTCCACTAATATTTTCGGATCATTTAAGTCTTTAAAGAATTGAGTTCTACCATCTTCATCTTGATTTAATATATACTTATAAATCTCTTCTTTTTCAGAATCTTCTATTTGTAAACAGTCTGATTTACTGTCTTTATAATCCATAGAAATCTCATTAAACTCTGATAACTTATCACTTATTGTATTCCTAAAATTATTAAATTCTTCTTCTTTTGCCTCTATTTTTTCTTTAGCCTCTTTTTCCTCTTTCTCTTTATATTGTTTTCTAATTATTTCTGCCTTCTTCTTAAAAAGCTCTTCATTCTCCTTAGCAATCTCCAGGTCTGCTTTAATATCATCATCTGTCATATCTGGAAATTTAGCTTTTAGATCTGCTGTGTATAATTCATCATCAGAATATTGATCAACAGAATATTGTTTCTGTATTTCTCCATTTTCCTTTATATAATCTTCTATAGCTTTTTGTGAATAATAAGCAATTACATCTTGTATTGTTGCATTATTAGCTCTAAGATAATTAATTACTTCTATTTCATCCTTACTTAGATTTGGAGATGTTAGACTTTTTAAGATATTTATTTTTTCTTCTGAATCTAAGTCATTAAAAGGAACTTCCTCTGTATTACCATCTTCATTTTCATAAGCAACTTTTCCATCTTTAATGCCATACTCATTTAAAAATGATATGATAAAATCATTATTATTAGAATTAGTTTTATCAGAAAACTCAGTGGTCGTATTTTTAGTATCTGAACCAGAATCAGAATCAGAATCAACTATATTATCAATAGATGAAGTGACAGATAGTGCGGATTCATCTTTTTTATCATTATATGATAATTCTTCTGTGGAAGAATTATCAACTAAATTGTCAAATCCTTCTGCATTAATTTCAAAATGATTTTTAGCCATATTTCTTATTTGTTCTTATATTTAAATATATCTTTGATTTAACGGCAAATATAATAAATAAATTATATTATTACAAATAAAAGTAATAATTTATTCACTTCCTAAAATTTGTTCACAAAAATCAAGGATATTATCTGTAATACTACCAGCTTTATCAAGCTTGTCTATAATAGTCTTAATAAAATTAATTTCTCCTTCAGTAAACTCTACCTCTATTGGAGTTACTTGTGGATCTCATGTAACTTTATCTTCCATTACATTCAATTTCGAACTTTCCATTTCTTCACTTGAAAAATCAATTTTTCGTCTAATGTTTCTTTTAGAAATCATGTCTACTACAGATCCATGCTCTGGTAGATTTACTAGTAAAATTAATCTTGTGGCAATGTTTAACTTAAATTTTTTCATATTTGTTCATATTATATATTTTATATTTTTGCAAAAATATATAATAATTATTTAATTACCAAATTTTTATTGAATAACTATAAAAAAAATGTCACCAAAATACTTTGGTGACATTTATCTTTTAATACTATTTTTTATTTGTAATTTCTATAGTTAACTTTTTTCTACAGTCATCACATAAAAATCTCTTTGCAACTTTAAACATTTTTTGCCCTACTTCACCTGCTATATATTGATATTCTTCACTAAACGGATCAATTTTATAGGCTGAACTTATATGCATAACTAAATGACCTTTCTCATGATCAAAAGTATTTTGAAATTCAGAAGCCGAGGTAGTTATACCTATAACTACTATGGAGCATTTATGTTTTAAATTAGAGTATGTTAACCCTATATTATAATTTCCACTTAATAAAGTATCTTCTGCCTTTACTAGCTCAAATCTACTACAGTCAATTAATTCTAGATCTTCTAAAATTTCATCAACGTAATATGTATCAACCGCATAATATACCGTTATATGTCAGTCTCAATCTTCCAAGTAAAAGTTCTGAACAATCATATAAACCTAAAGCATATCTTCCCACATGATTGGGGTTCCCGATCCAATACAATCTGCATAAAATCTAGTCATAGGAAGCCCATCATATCCGTCAGGATCATCAATATAATCCTTTACAAACTGTAAAAGATTTCTGTCATTAGTAATGGATTTTCCAAAGTAATCAGATTTAGCCATATGATATACATATGATACATCATATCCAACACAATTGTCTACAGTTATATTGTAATTTTTAAATAATGTTTGAATTTCGTCTTTTGGAGTCATTTGAATTCTTTCTTTTTTACCATCTTGACTTAATTTTCACATTCTAGAAACTGCCCATTCACATAACTTCTTATTAAAGTGCCATCCATTCTGGGCCAGATATTCTTCCATACCAGATGGCATCTGATCTCTAATATCTAACCGATCTCTTCTCATGGCTATCGACCTCTACGTTCACCCATGCGATAAGAAGATCTATATCCAGATCGTTCTCCCATCATCTCATCCATGGCTTTTTCGTATCCATCCTCAAAACCACATTCATATGCTTCTTTCTCAGCTTTTTCGTATCCTCTCATTCCCATACGATAATCTGAGTCACGATCTCTTCCTTCTCTAATTTCCCACACTCTCATATATTACTCCTTTTTTAATTGCAACATAATTTTCTTATTTAGATCCATTAATTCAGTAATACTCTTCGACATCTCCCCCATCTGAGTTTTTAGAGAATTTATCTCTAGCTGTTGTTGCTGTTTTTCTGCAAATTCTGGATTCAATTCTGATAATATACGATCACAATTAGAAATCATTTCCTTATGGAAATCAATACTATTTAGTATCGTAATACTTTTTTGCTTAAGACTTGTAATTTCTGCATTCATAGCTTCTCTACTATCTGAAAGAACTATATTACTATTACTAAAGTCAGCAATATCCAAATTAGCAGGAATCTTTTGATATGTAACATCTTGATTATTTACTTTAACTACAATATCCACAACCATTTCTTGAGGTTGCCCAAACATAGGTTGTACTGGATATTTTGGGACAGGCATCGAAACACTAACTACAGAGCCCGTCTCTAATAAAGCTCTATCTTTATGTAATATAAATACTTGATTATTGGGTCTAAGTGATTGAAACATGTTATGCTGTTATTACTTGTAAAACATCTGTTAATCTATCGTAGTAAAATAAATATACCCCAGTTCCAGGAATACCTGATACTGTAAGATTAGCTCCTCCTGTTGTGGTAACATTATTTGTTCCTCCAATCTCAGAAGTAAATCTAATTGGAAGAGTTGCAGTTGTTCCAGTAGGAATCTCTTGTCCTATTTTTACAAGCAATAATCCCCTAAATGGAGTATTAAAAGCAGCATGATTTTTAAAGCTAAATGTCACTGCATCTGTACCTACAGAAACTCCTGTAGTCTCTATTGTAGGAATACCTCGTGTATTGATAAATTGATAAGGATATATTGCCATAACTACAAACTTTTATTAACCTCAATAATTACCATTACCATGTAATCCATAGCCTAATCCATAACCAAGGCCATACTGTGCAGCTACACAGGTAGGAATTCCTACAACTGGAGAATAAGGAACAGATACTGATTCAGGAAGTTTACATTTTATACTATCTATTTCCCTTTGAAGGGTAACCAGGGCAGAATTAACTGGAGCAATTGTTTGAGCTTGGTAAGCTTGGATAGCATTTGTTTGATGCTCCTGAGAAAGCTGGTTGATAAGAGCAGACTTATCCTCACGCAAAGCATCGATTTTGTTCTGCATTTCTCTCATTTCAAGCTGACAAAATTTGTCGTTAATAAGAGTTGTCTGCTGATCAATTTTACTACCTAGAATATTTGTCTGATTTAGTGTAGCTAACTGATTCTCATATCCTTGTTTTGTTATTGCTTCTCTAACATCGCAGCAGCATGATGCTAGCTGTGATGCTATTTGGCAGTTGCCAGACTGAATAGCATTAATAATTTGCTGCCCACTCATACCTACCTGATTTCCAACTGATTGAATCTGACTCTGTACAGAATTAATAGCTGCCTGAACAGCGTTAATATCACAGTTTAAAGTTGTAGCTAACTGACCAATTGCATTCCCGTTACCATTAATTGCTTGTAATAACATTTCTCTACCATAATCGTTATTAATCTCGTTTGCTAAACCACCACGGTTTCCAAAACCGTTTCCTCCTCATCCCATAAGGAAGAAAAGAAAGATAACTCAGATAAACCATCCTCCTTCCCCAAAGCCATCGTTATTACGCATAGCTAAAAGAACACTAGGATCAATTCCTCTCTGTTGCATCAGTGGTCCTAAAAGTGATAACATACCGTTACTTCCAGCAGCATCACCAAATACATAAGTTTTTTCCTCTGCCATATAAACTTAAATATTTAAATAATTAAACATCTATATTTTGTGTTGATCAACACTACAAAATTAAAATAACAATGAAGTAGAACCTAACGATGCTATTAAAAACAAAAATCTCCTCAAGTATTTATACCTGAGGAGATTAGTTTAGCTAATATTTATCCTATTGTTACTAATTATTTAAGTAATTATCAAGATCTTTTTTATACCAATAGAGTTCTTTGAATCCTTGTTGTTTTCTTCCAGAAGGAATTTTCTTTGCACGAACATAGTTATCAAATGTTGCTCTACTTACTTTTAAATATTTGCATGCTTGATATTTGCTTAATTTTTCATTTCTATTTGTTATTCCAGAAAGATAGTCTATTACTTCCTCACATTCCTCGGAAGTTAGATTTGAATTTCCTGTATCAATATCATTAATTATTTTAATTAACAATAATTTTATTATATTCATCATAATTACTTAGCAAAATCTTTTTTTATTTTACTTTTTATATCTTGAACTAAAGTTAAGTAATCTTTATAATCCTGTTCTACGGTCTCTTTAGATTGTAATCCAAGAACTTTACAGTTATAACTATTAATTAAATCAAATTCCTCAGTTTCACTTAAATAAGCTCTTATTATTCCTTTAACACAGTCTTTATAATTAGGATTGCCATGCAAATGTATTTGAATATAGGAATACTCTTTAGGATTATTTTCTAATTCTGTATTTTCAATTTCCTGAATATCATAATTGTAATAGTATGTATTATTTCCGAGTTTAATAAATTTTCCAGGATTTTGATCATTAGTTACTCGTATTGGTGACTTCATAGTTTTTAAATTTATAATTAATAGGCAATTCACAATTCTTCAAAAATTCGTATATATAATAATTATTACTAATTGTGTAACATGATTTATTCTTATACACAAATTCAATTCTAAATGACTTAGAATAATCAGTTATATTTACAACATAGACGGTTTTATTTGATAATTGTTTAATACTAACCTTTTTACCGTTTCAATTAGAAAATTTTATCCCTGTCTCATTTTGAATTTTACGTAATAAATTCTTGGAATTACAATACTTTAACCATCCAAAATATGATTGAAGTCTAACTTTTAGTTCCTTAAACTTAATTTTATGGTTTTTATATTTATTAATTAAGGATAGTAAATTGTTTTTTATAGATTTTCTTAAAAGTATGTGAGTATGATAAAATTTATACCCAACAAAATCTATTCCTCTAGATTCTACTGGAAAGATTTGATAGTTATCTTTTACTTCTAATTTAATTTCCTTTAAATACAATTTGATTAAAATTAATATTTTCCTTAATTCATTTTTATCATGATGTAATATTACAATATCATCAGCATACCTGAAGTAAAACTTACATTTTACCTCTTCTTTAAGTCAATGGTCAAAATAAGTTAAATACAAATTAGCAAAAAACTGTGATAAGTAGTTTCCTATTGGAACTCCACTTGTTGAATCAATAATTTCATCTAATAGTATTAAAGTGTTTCTATCCTTAATTTTTTTTCTTATAATGCCTTTTAATATACTATGATCTAGAGATGGATAAAATTTTTTTATATCTAGTTTAAGACAATACTTTGTATCATTTGGATATTTATATAAAGCATTTCTTAAATTAAAATTTACTTTGTGAATACCTCTATTTTTTATACATGAATAGGTATGAGCAATAAATAATTTAGTTCATATTGGCTCCATAATATTCATTATGGCATGATGAGCTATTCTATCGGGATAATATGGAAGTCTAAATATAAGTCTCTCCTTTGGTTCAAATACCTTAAATGTACTATATTCTGAAGTTTTATAAATTAATTTTTTTATATTATCAGATAGTGCCTCATTTTCAATATTTCTCTTTCTATCATGTTTTATAATTCCCCATCGTGTCTTTTTATGTCTTCGTGCATTATTATCTGCTATTTCTATATTAAAAGGTTCATAGATTTGCTCATGTAGATATCCTATTCTTTTCATTCTAATATATTTATATGGAAATTTTCGAGTATTATATACCTACTAATATCCTTTTTTGTACTACGTATTTTTTTGCCAAGAGGCAAGGATATAGATTTTGACATTATAAATTTATTTGAAATATATTTTAACCTAACATTAGTCCAGACGTTGCTAACCCCATTATTAGAATTGAAATAGCTAAGCCTAGTATTAGAACCATTATTAGCGTTGCTACTAACAAGAACTAATAAAACTACAACGTAACTAACTTAAAAAAAACTATATCCAGTTTATATTATTATAATCTTAATTATCAATGAGTTACAAGGGAAAGGGAACGGAACCCAACATTAGTCCAGACGCAGCCAACCCCATCAGCAGAATGGAAATAGCCAAGCCCAGAATAAGAACCAATATCAGCGCGGCCACCAACAAGAACAGTCCTAAGAGAGGTATCTTTGTTTCCACATCAAGCATAATCACACATATAAGTAGTAGAAGTTGCTCCAACACTCAAAGGAATAATTTCCCCACGTTCTCCCAAATCAAATGATTTAATATACCCATCTTTATGTATTTTAGTTCCTGCAACCTTCATATTTCCTTTCTGAGTTTCTCCATCTCCAAAATCTTCAGAATTTGTAGTTGTATATACATTACTGTATTCTTGAGAATCGTCTAACTGTACTAATATTCCGTCTAAATTAGTTCATATATCTCCAAAAGGACTATCAAACCCTCTTCATCTTGGAACTTCTAGGGTTATTGTAGTACTAGAGTTTGATACCTCTAGTTCTTTTATACCTGTAAAGTTTCCAAATTCATTACAATAGCCACAAGGTACAATAGGATTAGTATTATTATAACTATTTCAGTCAGTCATATTGGAAACTCCTTGTCCAAGACCTCCCTGATGATACCCTTCTGGAGTAAGTTCAGGATTATAACTTTCTTGACAATTAAAGTTAGCATATTCTATTACATAAAGTCAATAAAATATTCATTTATAATACTCATAACATAATAATTCTGACCCAGCATTTTTTGCGTATGTTCTAAAGGTAGCTCTAGATAGGTTAGTCCTAGGTTTGCCTAAGTCTGTTTTTCCAACCTCAGATTCTAGGTATTGATCACTATCCTCTCTATTACTTCCTCCTCTAAAGGCCGCGGTGGTATTAACTACTGATACTGCTTTTGGGGTTTCTGAGACAGTAGTATCTACGGTACATCTATAGGCATCTATTAACATTTCTGGTATTTCTACCCATGAAGAATCAATTTGTACTTCTGATACTCTAACTCAGTGTTTTGAGCCTCTAGTACCTGACTTACCATAAAACTTTGGGGTATGAACTCTTACAGTCCCATCTGTTCCATCTAATACTGATGGTTCTCCGTTTTCTTTTTTTGATCAATCATTTACATCTAAATAATAGTTCACTTCCCCTCCATTGGCTACACAACCTTTAAATGCAGATTGTATTGGCAATGATTTATGTAACAATGGATTTCCTATTCGAGTTAAATGAGGATCTGATATAGTATCATCTCATTCTACCCCATAAGATAATAAGTCTATAGCAGAATCAGTATTAAATAAATCTAGATCATAAACTCTTTCTGTACTAACAGATCCATTTGTATTATTTATTTTAAGAACTGTAATATGATGTATAGAAGAGTTATATTCTACATAAGTATATCCGCCTTCTACAGATAAATCTCCATAAAAGAAAACATTGTTTACATTTATTAAACAGGGTCTTCTTTGTGTTAAAGATGCTAATTTATATGAATTTATTATACCTAATCTACTTTCGTTAGAATCCTCGGGAAATATTATACCTCCTTGTGCAATAAAATTATTATTTTTATAGGACTCATTTAAATTAATTCCAATACTAGAATCTTTATAGGCAGCGACTATATTAAGATCTATTTCATCAAATTTAGTTAACTCTCCAGTATCAGGGTTAGCTCTATACTTTAAAATAGAATTATCAATTATACTACATATAATTGATTCAACACTATATATATCCTCTTCGAGTTTTTGACTCTTCTTGTAGAAGTAACCTACATTTCCATCTACTAACGCTAGCACTAATTTATTTTCAGAGCTTAGTAGTTTTTTAAACTCTTCTATGTTTTCTACTGTATTCTCTTCACTAGTACTTAACTTAAGTACAACAACTTCACTAGAGATATCTCCAGATCCTACTATAGATTCTCCATTAATTGTCTTTAAATTATCTTTTAAATCTGTAATTTGTGCTGCGTTATGTGTATGATTTTTAGCGGCAAAACTATTTAAGTTATATCCTGAATCTTTTAGTATTTTTCCTGAAGTACTTCCAAAAAGCGGAATATTATTTTCTGTAGAGGAACTTGGTCCAGTAACATCTCCATTTCCTGCACTTTCTGCGTTAGCTGGAGTGTATCCTAATACATCTATTATATCATCATCAGTAACGTCTAAATCAGATAGCTTAGTAGGAACCTCTATGTTTGCTGTTTTTTCTTCTAATCCATTAAATGTTACAATATCTGCACCATTTTTCTGTATTTTCAAAGAATTTTTGGTCTTGATTCCATTAGTGTTAATATCACTAATATTATTAGTATTAGACTCTATTTTACTATTTAAATTAGAAGTTTTGGTGTCTATTTCTTCTTTGGTGTAATAATTTGTTATATCTATAGATGTATTACCCAGGAGCTCTCAAGCTCCATTAACTCACAAATATTCCTCATATAAATCTGTTCTGCTTTGGGCTTTTTTTATAAGATATATTATATTTTCATCTCCTTCTTCTGGTAAAGATTCAACTACTTTTATAATTCCAGAGTTAAGTCCATCAATCATTCCCTTCAAGATTCTTCCTTGATTTGCTGACAATGATTTATTTGAATCCTCAGATTCTAGATTATCTACTATAGAGTTATCTATTTGTGTTTTAATTCCACTATCAATTAAAGTATTTACCTTCTCGTTTACAGCATTTATACTTTGGTCAATCCTACTAAACTCAACCTTATTACTATCATCTAAAGAAGTTAAGGCAACTTTTACAGCATTTGATGAAATTAAATTTTGACTTTCTAATGTAGGCTCACTATCAGGATTTTCTACTTTATCTACAACACTAGGGATAACAGCTAATGCTAGATTGTACTCCTCCTCTGTGCCTCTATATCCATTTTCTACTGCTGTAGTGTACGCATCTTTTCCGTGTAAAGATTCTATTCACTCCTCCTCTGTGCCTTTATATCCAAGTTTTACAGCTGATTGATATGCTGAAAGCCCTGGAGCTCCTATTGTTCCAGGGAATATTTCCCATTTTCCTGTATTTTTATTATAATGTTTAACACTCATAATTTTCTTTGATTTAACAATTTAAGACCCTTGAGTATTATATCCCGCAGCATTAACATAAATTTCTCCCCCAATGTAAGAAAAACAATAAACATAATAATCAAAATCTCCTATGTTATATATCCCAGCCATAACTCTTACATTCTGAGGAAATGATAAAATTTTTTGTGTAGTTACTACTACTGCATCTTGATTATTTCAATCAAACCCAGTTACACTAGTAATGTTACTATTACATCCAGAGTAATTGTATCCTGCTTCAATGATATCCTCAGCATTTCCTCCATTCTTTAGTGTCTCATATTTACTATTAATAGAGGAATTTAAAAGATTAATTTGACCATCTACATAAGACTTATTGACATCACACTTGTATCATTTCCCGTGTGTATATACTTCTAAGGTATCAGCTACAAAGGAAGTATATTTATCATATTCATCTTTTGCTGATGTTAGTTTTTCTTCTAGCTCAGTTTTTTTTTCAAAATACTTAAACTTATTAATATTTTCCATATGTTTTTATTATTTAATACATAATGCAAATATAATTAATATATTATTATTATCATAATAATAACTCAAATTTATAGAGTTAGGATCTATTTTTTTATACTAGATCCTAACTCTATTATTTTGAGTTAAACTTTTTAAGCTAGTTTATTAGCAAATATTGATATACTAGTCCCATTTAGCAAACTATTTACCTGAGGCTGGGTAAGCTCTGCTCTATAAGAAGGACTTCCACCATTAGAGTCGGCTAAATTTACAAGAATATTTCCTGAACCAGGGTTTATAGCCAGTACATATGATAATTCACCCTTGGAGATAGTAAATCCATTTATACTACTTTGTACTGAATATCTGGTAGGACCAGTTACTGCAATACCATTAATCAACATTTGGACATAATAAGCTATTCTAGGTGCTGTTCCTAGGAACTTAATTGTCAAAGTTCCTGGACCAGATTTTGCTTCTTGAGTAATAGTAATCTGATAAATATCTGAATCCCAATCAGATTGATTAGTAACAAACTTCATATTTACAATAGCATATCTTTCTGAAGTAGTAGTATTTGCTCCAAAGGTTACATAGTTGCCACTAGCTGAAATGTTTCCACTACTATCCACTAAAGAAAGGGTTACACCCAAACCATATTGAGAAGCCCCAGGCTCTCCAATACTCATAGCAACTTTACTTGACCCCGAAGAATATTTGTAAACAAGATCGCACTCTCCTCCTGAATAAGAGTATCCAGCTTGAGTTGCAGGTATAGTTTCTTGAGTAGGTACAGGATCTTGAGGAGAAATTTTCTTTGAAGTCACCTCATTTGCAGCTTGATATACTGTAACAGTGCTTGACGCAGATTTACTATTTAAAGTAACTGTAACTGTAACTTCCTCTATTCCTGTCCTGGGCCCTTCAACCGTTCCTCTTGATGGTATTCTTACTTTACCATCTACTCCTGTATTTGTGCCTCCCTTATAGCTAACTGACGCTCCTGAAGTTATATCAGTTGGAACTGAAGAGCCTGAAGTATAAGAGTCAGTTTTAGTTTGCTTATAGCTTAATGTAGGGCTTAACACACTTCCACTTGCGGGAGCTTCTGCGTAACCAAAAGTAGTAATTGTAACATCACTATAGGTAGTAGTCTTAGTGTTAGCAGCTTGATAAATATCAGTAGTTTTAGTACCAGTTCTACCGTTGGCTACTACAGTAACTGTTGCAGTAATACACCTATTTCTAGCACTTTCTGTTGTACCCTTAGTACCTTGAGTGTAAGACCCAGTTTGGGGATTAACAGCACTACCACTATAAGTCACAGTACCTCCTGTGGTGATTGTTCTATCTTTAGATTGTTCAGATGTATAAGTATCCTCTATAGTCTGAGATCAGGATATTGTGGGAAGTACAGTTCCTCCTTTAGCAGGGATATCAGGGTAAGTAAATGTAGATATTACAGGAATAGCATATTCTGTGGAAACTACTTTATTCTCCTGCTGATATATATACATAGTTCCTGATGCTGATTTACCATTAGCAGACCATGTTACTGCTTGAGACTTAACTACAGTTTGGTTTGAAACAATAACACCCTTTGAAGTAGCAGATGCAGTAATAGAAGCTACACTAGGATTAACATCATTAGTACCTGATGTTGCAAGACCAGTGACCTCATCTTTTGTAGCACCTGAACTATAAGTATAGGTTGTCCACTCTTGAGATCTTTGTCAAGGCTGTTTACCTTTGCCTGCTGTTGCCGTAGCACTACCACCTTTAGCAGGAATAGTAACATTAGTGATAGTTCCTGCTGTAATATTAGAGTATGTTAAAGTACCTCCTGATACACTAGTAGCTTCCCTAGTATTTTCTGCCTGGGTTAATGTAATCTGAGAAGATACTCCTGAGTAGGTAACTTTTAAAACTGTAGTTCTTGCGTTTCCTAATACAGTTCCTCTATTAGCTGCAGATATATTTACATAGTAACCTCCTGTAGATCCAGAACTCATTGTAAACCCATCAGTAGAGGATATTGACCATGCAGAGTATGGTACTAAAGTAGTTTCTATACCACTAGTTCCTGCAGTAGTAGTAAATAGAGCTGTATAAGCATCAGATCCACCCTTCGCTTCATAGGAAAGACGTGGTGAACTATAGTCATTTATATGCCTTATTTCTACACTGGTATATTTGTTTGCCTCTTGAGTTAAAGTGAGCTGTGCTGAGACTCCTTGATAAGTGATCTTTAAGGTAGTGCTCCTAGCATCTCCTATCGTTGAGCCTCTATTAGTGGCAGTAACATTGACATAATATGAACCTTTTAATACAAATCCATCTGTGGAAGACAGAGATCATGCTGAAAGAGGTATCTCTGAGAACTCCCTATTATCTCCCGCAGATAACGTAAAATATGCTGTATAATAGCTTGTCTGCCCAGAAGCTAGATAAGAAGTAGTTGGAGAGTCAAAATTGCCAGCATTTAGAATTCTAACAGACTCACACTTATTCTCTGCTTGTTGTACTGAATATGTAGCTGTACCTTCTTTACCATTTAAAGATACCTTTGCCGTAACCGTAGCAACAGTAGTTACACCTGAAATATTTTTGCCCTTACTAGCTGCTGTAACAGCTCCATTTGAACTACTAGCTCCACTATAAGTCACAGTACCTCCTGTGGTGATTGTTCCTCCACCTGTAGTAGATCCATTCCAACCTCATGTTTGAGAATAAGATATAGTAGGAGAAACAGTACCCCCACCAGCAGGAATTTTACTATAACTTAGAGATACAGTTACATTAGAGTATGTCTTAACTCCAGCAGATTGACTAGCATTATAGCTGTTATTAGCACTCTGCCCATTAGCAGTAACAGTAAAACTAATTATTACTGATCTACTACTGCCTGAAGTATTCTGTTTTCATGTTAATACTCCTGTAGAGTAATCCAAAGTCACATATGTAGGAGATAAGCCAGATATAGCAAAAGACCTAGTACCTGTAATACTTTCTGTAGTTTTAGCTCCTGAATCATAAGAAACTGCTTGGGAGGTAGCTATAACAGGACTTGATGTTGCATTTGCCGTAGCAGAAGCTTCAGGATAGTGAAAATCAGATATGGTTATTGCTCCATAAGCCTTTGTATTCTCAGCTTGAGTTAACGTTACTTGAGCTGAGAGTTGTTTATTCTCAGTAGCAGAGGAATTTAAGTTTACAGTTAGAGTTCCTGTTCTTTGACTTCCTACAGTGGTTCCTCGGTATTCTCCAATCACGGTAACAACTCCATTTGATAATGTTTTACTAAAGTAAGACTGTGAAAGAACTCAATCCCCAGCAGCTCATGTAGTAATACATGTTTGATCTCCTGTTGTATACACAGCCCATCCTGTAAAGGGATTTGAACCCCCCGCAGCTGAGTATGTAAGCGTAGCTGGTATAAAAGAGGTAGTAGATCCTCCTCCTATCTTAAGACTCGTTATATAATTCTTAGCTTGAGTAAGAGTAATAGAGGAAGCTTTTCCTCCATAGGTAAAAGATAGAGTACCTGATCGTGCAGCTCCTGGGGTAGTACCCCGTGAACCTATAGTAACACTAACAGCATTATCAGTATTGTTGGTTTTGCTAAGAGAGATTCACGAAGCATTAGTACTTCACCCAGAATACTCCCCTTGTACTCTTGATTTAGTATTGCTAGTATAAGTAGCATATGCATGATATCAGGTATCTGCAACTCCTATAGCAGATATTGAAGTTATAGGAGTCTTATCTTCCCAGCTTCTGATATCTAAGCTTTCAACCTTATTGGCCGCTTGAGTACAATTTAGAGTTGCTCCTATTCCATCAGTGGTAGTTATAGTAAAGTTTGTAATATCGCTAACTACATTCCCTTTGGAAGGTATAGTAAAACTTACAGCTTTTCAAACTACACCATCACCTTCTATCGTATATAACTTCTTAATAGCACCAGGAAGCGAGCAAGATCATAAATCTACATTCCCTCTATCTCCATTATTTTTTGAACCAGATGTAAAGGTATTTTGACAAACATATACACCAACGCCACCAGAGGCTAAAAAAGAAGAAACAGCTTCTGCACCATTATCACGTATAACCTTAGTTTGAGTAATTACATTTGCTTGTCTTATTAAAGTACAAGTTGCAGTTAGATTTCTTGCCTTAACAGTAATTGTGCTACTTTGTTGAGGGGTTATTGTAGTTCCAAGATTGCCTGTGCTTATTGTTAATGTGTACCCATTTTTATTAACTGTAAATACTCCAGAACTATTTACTTCATATGTAACTTCATTTGCTGGGATATTAGTAATTACATTCAAATCAATAGTAGTTCCAGAAGCAGAAAAGGTAAGAGAGCTAGAACTTAATGCTAGCTCTGCCTTACTTGTTATTTTATTTTGTGAATGAAATCATAACATATATTAATAGAATAAATTATTCTCCAACAAATGGTAATACTTTATAACCTGCAGCATTTATTATAGCATTAAACTCCTGCCTATCAGTTACAGAAAACGTAGTAATAGGTTGAAAATGTATCGTATAACAGATAAAGGTATTCTTAGGATTAGATGTTATATTAATACTTGGATCTTCAACATCTTCACTAACTACCAGTGAAGATACTCCTTTACCAGACTTTCATTGAATAGTGCCCAAATTTTCTACAGGGGCTAAAATAATTGCATCCCCAGAATACGGGTATCTATAGTTAGTGCCTATTTTACACACAATAGATTTAGTTTCTGCAGTACTTCAGCTACCAACCCTTATATCATTCCCAGGATAGATTGTAAGATCTCCTGTGTTATTCCCAGTATAAATGTAAGAAGTTTGTAAAGAGTGTAGCCCATTAGGTATATTTAGTTGTACAGTACTAGGAGAGATTGTTTGTTCAGATATCGTATACGGTTCTGTATGGAGTTCTGCACCTTCAGCACTTCTATTTCTACTAGTAAGTTTTAATGTATAAATACCTCCTCCTCTTACAAAAAAATAGTGTCTAGAGCTATTTTTCATTTGACCAATATTTTGAATTGGGCAATAATTGCAATACCTATACATTTTTGCTTCTATAGTTAGAAGTTGTTCTGAATATATAGATCCTCATCCGTCTCCACTATCAGTTCAACGTACATATGCCGAATAAGATCCATTACCGTTACTAACATTATAAGTGCCCCAGGGAACATATATATCATTTAAATTTGAATATACTTCAAATGTAATAACATCTGTTAAATCAGACTTTCCTACAACTGTTACTGGATAGTATGTATTTGTATCTAAGGAAGAGGCGTCTATAATCTTAGTTGTTACTTTTAAACTATTATCTATTATTAATTTATCACTTTTGGATAAAAGTCCATTACTACTAGTAGTTGCTGTTGCTAAATTTTGAGTATCATAAAGGGTTCTTGCAGATGTTCAGGCCCCATTATACTGAGTTCTTCATGTTAAATTTCCGTTCTCAAAAGGAGCAACTAATACTAATCCTGCATTGTTTCCATCCCCAGAACCATTTCGGTGTCGTATAGAAATTATGTTTCACCAACTATTATTGCTAGAATTATGAAATCCTCCAAAAAATGTTTTATACTTTGGAACTTCGTCATTAAGTACAGATCCCACAATAGTGCCAGATATAGGTACTGATCCTAAACCTGTGCTAGAGGATTCTCCTATATCTACTGATTTAGTGTAAGGTAGTAGTACATCTGTTCCAGTTAGTGTACCAGTAAGAGTTCCTCCAGTTAATTTTAAAAATTGAGAATTAGACCACTCTTTAGTAGCTATTGGTTTACTATTTATAGTTAAACATTCATCATCCCCGTCTTTAAATACATTTCATATTCCTGTTGTTGTATCAACTGTGAAATAGAAGTCAACGCCATTTTCTTCTCTTTCTGGGAAATAACCATAAAATCCTATTTTATTGCTTAATCCTCCAAATGAAAGGCATCCTCCACTATATCCTTTCATACCAAAGAAAGGATGATAGTTATCTGAAGTTATATTAGCCATTCCATTATACATAATAGAAGCTGAACCTTTTCCATTAATCCATGTTCCTTTATTATCAAAAGTACTTATTCTGCCAGTTAAGGTCCCTCCAGATAAAGGTAAGTAAGGACCTCCAGTGACTATAGAATCTAGTTTTTGTTTATCTGAGGCTGTCATTACTCCAGCTGATGATGATGATGCCTTACTGATGGCTATTGATTGTATTTTATTAGTCCAGTTTCCATCGTCTCCTTTAGTAGATACATTTATATTTATGTATGACTCTGATTCTTTTGATGTAACTGAGTGTATATTAGATACTATTGAGTTAGCAAGAGATGCCTCCATCTTTGTAAGATTACTCAAAGAAGTCTTATCAGCGGCCGTCATAACACCTGCTTTAGTAGTTGTAGCGGCTGGAATAGTTAATTTTACAGAAGTTTTATTTTCAAAAGGTTTAGATATATCACTACGTGTTTTCTTTATAAAGTTTAGACCAACATAATCTGTTAATATTTGGACTCCATTAGTACCTACAGAATTATCAATATCACTTATATTTGTAATATCAAATGAGTCTAATATGTCTTTATTAAGTTTGCCTTTATCTCCAGGATAAGCCGTGGTTGACGAAGTTCCTGTGGTAGGAGTAAATGTACTTGGCTTTTCTGTAATTCCACTTCAGGGTACACTTGAAGCTAGTCCTGCTGTATATACTTCGTATCCAGAGGAATTGTCTAGATTGGAAGTATCTATAACTAAGTACATAAGACCTGTATCTAGTTCCTTAACAGTATCTCCTTCTTGAACATCATCTGAAGTTAACTTAAACCTAGCACTCTCATTAGCTACAGGAATTAGCCTCTCCAAGGCTCCTTTTGGTAGTCTATCAATATCTATTGTTCCTGAAACTATCTTGGAAGCATCAAAAGTATGACTGTTTAAAAGTTCTTGAACTTTTTCAGTATTTATATCACACTTATATATTTCACCATGAGTTCATATTTCTTGAGTATTTTCAATAAATACTAAACTAGTTCCTAGTAAGTCTCCGTATGTATTGCCTCCATCAGTTGATTCCTTATAATGCTCGTTAAAATCTTCTTTATTTTGGAAATATATAAATCTTTTATCAATTGTTGCCATAAATATAT